CACTGCGTAAGGGCCACTGCGTAAGGGCCACTGCGTAAGGGCCACTGCGTAAGGGCCACTGCCTAGGGTATAAACACTAGTTGACAATATATACATAAAATGTATGAATTTACACAGGACTGGTTTGATGGTTCAGATATAAAAAAATATTTATTACAAGTCTACGGAATACGAACAGAACATCATATATTAGAAATAGGAACATTTGAAGGCGGTTCGGCCTGTTTTTTTAGTGATGTATTTCTAAATCATCCGAATTCGACTCTCTATTGCGTAGACCCGTTTTTATTGGATGATACGACGAGCCCCCTTTCTGCTGAAACAGAAGCACGTTTTCGAGCAAATATTGTTAAAAGTAAACATGCGTCTAAAGTTACACACTACAGAATGACGAGCAAGGATTTCTTTTTACACAATAAATTAAAATTCGATTTAATTTACATTGATGGCTCTCATTTACTAGACGATATAACTGCCGATTTTAATAATAGCCTTCTTGTGGCGGTGCCTGGTTGTATTATCTGGATGGACGATTATGGCGGAGGGTCTTTTGTGGGTGAGATTAAGAATCATATCGACAGTCTTATTGAAGCAAATAAGGAGCGTGTTGCTGTATTTTTTAAAGGTTATCAGATTGCAATGAGGGTTTTAGGGTAGGTGAAACTTTAAAAATTGACATCGTCTATTTCTTTTTTTGAACTTCAAGAAAAGAAATATTAATATGCCTCTCTCTATCGGCGAAGGCGGTTCTCTATCATGGCAGCGCCTTGCACGTGTAAACGAACATCCGCGGGATCTACGAATCCAATTCAATGAGGAGGAGCACTCCTACGCAATCGATGGCTCAAAGATTGGCTGGGTCTCCTGTACCCAGTTCAAGGGCCAATTCTTCGGTCACTTTGACCCAGATGCGGTCATTAAGAAGATGATGTCTGGGTCGAACTGGATTAAGTCGCCTTACTATGGACGGACCGCTGAAGATATCAAGGCTGGTTGGGCTGCCAGCGGTGATGAGGCATCAACGGCTGGAACGCGGATGCACTTGGACATTGAGCATTACTATAACTCATCGGAACTTTCGGTAGAGTCGATGAAGCGTGACGATGATTGGACGCCGAATCCATCGGTTGAGTGGGACCAGTTTATGTCCTATCAGGCGAAGGTTGGCTCTAAAATGGAGCCGTATCGCACGGAGTGGCTCGTCTGGAATGAAGATATCAAGTTGGCTGGCTCTATTGATATGCTGTATAAGAAGAGCAATGGTAAGTACGCCATCTATGATTGGAAGCGGTCCAAGGAAATCAAGACGGAGAATCGCTATCAGTCGGGCTACGGTCCACTGTCCCATCTTCCAGATGCAAACTATTGGACATATAGTATGCAGTTGAATATTTATAGGATGATTCTCAAGCAGAAGTACGATATGGACGTCGATGAAATGGCGCTTGTCATTCTCCATCCGAACCAGGCAAACTGGCGCGTAATCAAGATTAACATTATGGAGGAGGAGGTCCTTGGCATGTTTGCCTGCCGCCGCGCCGCTCTGGCTGTTCCTGGCAATGATGGCTCTAATCCCGTGGTGGTTCTAGATTCCCACGAAGAGCACGATACTTCTGCTGCACCGACGGGTTGGGTCGGTCTAGACTAGCCCAGGTGCCGCAGCGAAACTGCTATCCAGGAATGTTCTAATTGACTTGGGTAAGTCATTCAATGTAAGCGGATTTTTGTTTGACTGTAAAACTTCTGTATTTTCTATAACGAGAACTATCAAATAGGCGTTATTGGATGGACTCTTGAACCACTTGTAGGGTCTTGTTGTATCCGACTCGTACATGTATTTTGTAATAATAATATTGGTATCGAGCGCCTGAGAAAAGCACCACCAATCAGTATCATTCCACTGAATGGCTGCTTCGGGTTTGAGACCTCTCTGCTTGCGCTCGGTTTTTACGAGTAGTTCGATTGCCTTATATTTTAGGGACGTTGCCGTGGTAATTGAAGCGACAAATCTATCCTCAATGGAGGGGTCAGCGGGAATTCGACGCAGACCTGACTTTTTCCATTCCAAGGGCAATTCAATTCGTTCTGGCTTCTCTGGACGGCCGAGAGTCTCATCGTGAACATCTTCTGGATAACTTAAGCCGGCCGAATACTCGTCTTGAGGCACATAATCAAGTTCCAATTCGGCCGCCAAGTCTGAAATCTTGCTCTTCATTGTCAGAACGCTATCTTCTGTTCTAACTAGACCCATCGGATTGCGAATCTTTGAAACGCCCTGCTCCAAAAGTTCATCTGACCGCGCAGGATAGCGCATGATTTCGTCGATGATACGGCTTGTAAAATAGACTTTTATATCGGGTATCTGGCTACTTGTACCTGCGTGGATTTTACATTCGGACCCAATCCAACTGCACATCGGCGAGGCTTGGCAGCCCTCTTTGGCCTCCACGCGACAGTCCTTTCGTAAAAGAGACAAGGCCGGTATCGCCTCCTTGTGCGGGCTGACATCAATCCAGTTATGAATTATAGGCTCTAGTAAAATATCCCCACGTCTACGCAATTCGTAAAGGGGTAGACGCGAATTACGGAGCCCAATTAATTGTTTTAGGACTGATTTCGCATCCTTTGTATTTGATTGGAGCCACTCACTCAAACTGATACGCAGATATTCGTAGGCCTCCTCAATTACTGCCTCTGGTACCACATCGAGCGTTTCGGTAGTTAGTTGAGACATACGCAGAAAACGGATATCTTCTGTCCAGGGTAGAATTGCTATGGGTTTTGCACCTTTCTTCATTAGAGCCGTAAAGGCTGGATGAGTTGCCACACTTGTTATTGCCATCGGTGCGAACGGTATCGTGGCTCCACACGCTAGGCGTAGGGCGATATATTTTTGCTCTTTGCTGTGAATAAGAATTTCACTTGGCTTGAGACCCGTGATTTTAGCAAGCCCTGTCTTACCCGTTAGATGAGTTAGCAGTGTATCAAGGGACGGCATAGGTAGTGATTCAGTATCGTAGACTCCCTTTAGTTGAAGACCCATTGAGCCGTCCTCAAGCGCTGGAATAAAGAGTGAATCACCTGCTGTTTTATATATGAGACCGACTAGACGATTGCTTCTATCCCTCAGGATTGCTTGTGGCTCTATTTCTGTTGTTTTTAGTGCCAGTAATTCGGAAATTCTTGGCATAGTCGCCGAATCAAGGTCAGGTAGCCAAGGGTGTGCCGGTGAACTAACGCGCCCGCATCCTTCGACATAGGACAAGTATTGTTTGATAAAGTCGCGCAAGGAATTCTGTATTTCGGGTGATATTTTCGTGAATTTTGTATCCTCCGTGTGAATTGTTGGAAACATCAGGTACTGTTGCTTCTTCTTCTTATCAGGCTCCTCAATTCCTTCGATATAAAGCAGTGGCTCGAACGCGTTTGTTTGCGTGTCATGCCAGAGGAAAGAAATTGGAGGTCTGTACTTCTGTGAGAATTCTGAAACACCGTATTCTGGGCAACGAATTTTGAGAGTCTGGTTCCCTTCCTCGTCTGTACTTCCTTCAAAGACTACAAGGAGAAGTCCCTGAGGAAAAATTACATTGGGGCAGGCAAATAAATTTTCAAAATGTGTTAAATTTTTGGGCGAATTCTCATCCTTGATATAATTGACAAAATTGTGCCAGGCATTTGCTAGACGTGTTATATGCTGCCGCATATGCTGTGTCTCCTTTTTAAAGGGAACACCCATCTGTTGGGCAAATTGCTGAATTTCACCCTGCTCCAATTCGTCCGCAGAGCCCGCAAATTCATGAACTAAATTTCCGTAATTCGCACGCTCAAACGCTCTTCTGAATCCGAGTAAGAATTTCTCATCGGCCTTCGTCGGTTTTTCAGGAAAGAGTTGACGTAAAACTGCCGCTGGAGTCAGAACTAGGGGGAGATCAAATTTTGCACCCTTGGTGGGTGGTGAACCGGCTCTCTGTAAATTTCCCATGTAGAATCCTAATAGTTCAAGGAAATTCAGGCCTGGGCTAGAGCCACGGTTACCTAGACCAAATCGCACAAAGACTTTTGCTGTTGGCTTGAAATGCTGGGCCACGCCAACGGATTTCATAACAGATTGAGAACCGACTTGACCAAGAATTTCATCTAGAGGCTGTGGACAGAGACCGATACGACCTGGTTCCAATTGTCTCTTCTCGTATTTTAAGACATACTGTGTTCTGATGGTTCGCAAGACTTTTGTCAAAGCCTCATTTTCATCCGTGTCTGCGTCTGCACCTTGGTCTTGCTCTTGGTCTTGCTGTGCTTGTACAGGCGCCTGTTCTTCTGTCTCTTTGCGCTTATCCGCAGGGATAGGCTCTGTTCCTTCCGCAGGCTTCATTTGGGTTACCGTTGGTCTAGTGAAACAGCAAGGTAATGCGAATTTCTGCGGATGAATATTGTCCATGTAACCCGCAATTTCATGGATTTCTCCCTTTCCTGGCTTACCCTTGCGCTTGATAACGGTTTGTCCTTGCTTAGGATTTTTCATGTCTTCGAGAACAGTACCGCCACAGAAAGGACAACTGTTTGCAGTCTTGGGACTGCCATGGCGCGTCAATGTATTCTTAAATTCCGATGGCATCAGCGGTTTCATATCGCGCACACACCAGTATTCGGCACAGATATAATAGGTAGGCTTCTCTAAGTTCGTACCTGCACGAGCCACAAACCAAATCGGCTTGTCTTGCTGGGTCTCCTTCTTACGCAGAATACGACAAAACTGACCCTGGAGAGTCGTTTCAGAGCAGAGGGCATCTTCAAATATTTTTTGTAACTCGGCCTTCTTCTTGACAGGCTTGCCGGCGTCGTCAACAATATCTGTGAAGCCACGTGTAACCATCTCCTGAATTAAATCTTTGTTGGAGAGAGCATAGACATCCAGAATAATATTTTCGGGTGGGGGTAAAAAGACCCATTCTACGGCATCACCGTACTCTTTTACAAGGGCCTCTAATTGTTCAGCAACCATTACGTTAGGCTGACGTGCACTTGAAGCCTGGCAAGTTCGACTGTAGACAGTGACCGTCTTATCCGTCTGCGAATAACCGAATAGTTTTTCGTCGTATAAGTCTAACTGAACTTTGTACCATTCTTTCAAGGGTTCAAGTGTGACTTTACGCGCGTCACCTGGAGCGACTTGTTGGACTACGGGCCGCTTTTCCTCTTCTTCCTCTTCCTCTTCATCTTCAGAGCCAAGCAAGTCCATCCAGCGGGCCATTTCAGGCTTGGCGCCTTTGGCGTTTTTTACTACAGTTGCCACCGGCTTTGCTGGTGCTTCAACTACAGGTTCTAGTTTTGTAGAAGGAGAATAGTAAAAGAATGCTGTCATAATAGACACAACACGCTCAAATGTTTGCTGCGAGTCAATACCTACAAAGGAGACGAAGTAGACGGGGTGCGATAGCGTAATTTCAATTTCGACGCCCGTATTATGTGCAGCGACTGGATCCGCGCCTGTAGGAACAACCTCTACACGGCGCCGATACCAGTCGTCAAATAGGCGTTTTGCGTCCTGTTCGGCTCTACCGAATACTTCCATGATACCTTGGATATAGAGTTGGATACGGTCTTTTGCCTCATCGTCGATATTAATATCATCCTCTAAAATACGCTTTGTTAAATATGAATAGACTGCGCCCTCCTGTTCATAATTATTGACCGCCTTCCATTTCAAATTAACCTTGGATGTGCTCTTATCTTGGTACGTGGCGGCTTCAATGAAAGGACTGAAAAAAGGGACACGTTCCAGTACATCTTTCTGGCTTAACTTTTTTGAACTGTTAATTTCAATTCTGTAGGAGGCCGATAGTTCATCCAATTTTATTTCAGTTGATGCCGGATAGCCTAAACTCTGTAGCGCATCATGAAGCAGTGTCTTGGCCTCCTCAAATACATTGTATTCGAGAGGCATATCGCGTCGCGGCGCCTCCAGAATAACATAGGAGGAACCATCTTCAAGCCAATACATTGACATTGCTACATTACGTGTTGCACGCACTTCAGAGGCGAGAGTCTCAAATGGTATCTTTGCAATTAACACGGCACCATGTTCTAGATTCGGTTCTTCTTCCAGAAAGGAGGCTAACATATCTTTGTCAGAAATGAGCGGAAATCCGGCCGGACCCGTGGCTAACTTCAGAAGGGGAGCCGAGCGCCCTTTCGCTGGAAAGTAACGTAGAAATGGTACGTGACGCGATGTGTGAAATTCATAGAAAAGGATGTCGAGTGACTTATCGTGATATCTTGGTATCTGGACCTTCCAGCGACGAAGATGGCGCAGTCTAAACGGCTCCGACTTCTTAATACGGTCCTCTTTTAGAAGTGTGTCTACGGCGGCAATACGCTCTGTGCGCTGTTTAATATATTCTGATGCCAACTTATACGATTCATCTTGCGCCTCTAGTGCTTCCTTTTTTGACTGTATCTTGGGAAAGTAGAGTTGTATATAACCGTGTAGGATAGCCGGATTTTCCAACTTTGTTTTAATGGCTCGAATTAATGACTCGAGTGTCCAGACTGATAAACTCGGTACAGTTGTTGGAAAAATAGATTCTAATAGAAGACCTTCGTTTAAAAGGGGGTATACGGCTTTGCGATTTCCTTCCGAATCTACCAAACGTTCATCAGGTACGCCTGGATTTGTGTCTGGAGAGGGTATTCCATCTTCAAATTCTGGTTGCTCGTCCCAAGACATGTCGAGTGGTTTGTACAGTCCATCGGATTGCCGATAGGCTAGCCAAGTTCGGTTTGGAGACCATTCGGGATTACCATCGTGCTGAATCCAAAGTTGACGTTTAAGATCGGCGACAGTTGTAAATCCTGTAATTTGTAAGGTACTGGAACCGGGTGCCTGTGTTAAACTACTATGTTCTTCTATGCGAACATTTGTTATACCAAGGGATGTTAACCTCTTCGGCTCCACAACATCCATCTTCTCTAATCCAATCGCAGATATTTTCATCTATTAATTACCTCATTTAAACAAGATGAGGTAATTGATAGTAACTATCTTAAAATCTCCGTACTATGATTTTATACAGGTGTTAGTCCGTCTTTTTCATTCTGTTTATACTTTGGTGAATCTGTAATATGGACTCCACAGTATTCAACGGGATGCGCGGCAAAATCCTGGTATTGATAAATTTTTACTTCTTCGGCTTTTTCAAGGAGCCACGCAAAATGATTCCAGAATTCGCGCGTGTGACCGATGCTCACAGTTCCAATATGTGACATCTCATGTAATGCAACGAAGATAAGAATATTATCATCTACGATGGCTTCTTTCTCATCGCGCTGTCTCAAGCACATATAGACTTTTTCACCTTTGTTTACACTGTACGATGTATACGCAGCATCTGGTGTAGATTCAGCAAACCGCTCGGGATTTGCGTCGAAATTTTTAATAATCTGTTTAACAAACGGTCTGTCATTGAAACTCTGCTCGAGAAATTTCATCAAACGTAGAAGTTTGCCGCGAATTCTGGCCAGAGAATCGGCAGCCTGTTGCTTGTCCTTCATATTGCGAACGAGATAACTTTTATCGTCGATAGTAGATTGTACTAGGGCCATATCATAGGCGCTTTTTTTGAAATGAAAAGCACCATAGGCCGCCGAAGCAATTCCTACAATAAGTGCGATTCCACCTGTTTGGTCGCCCATCCCTACTAAAACTGATGATATATTGTCATAGGTTTTAGCATATAAAATTGTCTATGTTTAACCGATCTCGAGAGAGCGTCTGTTGATGTCCGGCTCAATCGTGGACTGCTGCCAGATGCTGACCTTAACCTGGGGATTCGGGGGGTCGCTACGGAGTTGGTAGTTCGCGTTGCGGAGAGACTGGCCGATCGTGTTGACGCCGATGAGGGCGCCAGCGGAGAGGTAGTTCTTACCGGCGATGTCGCCCTGGCCCATAGGATTGACCTGCGCCCACTTGGAGTTGGGGTCATTCGGTAGGAGTTCAGACGGGTTTATCTGGTCCTTGGGGTAGCAGTTCGCAGGCTTCTCGGCATCCTTGAACGGCATCGGAGCCGGCGTCATCGTCTCGAAGCCCTCGACGGCATTGTTGCTGTTATTCGGAACAGGCTCGGCATTGTTGTTGTTTGACATGCCCGTGTTGTTGTTTACAGCGTAGTTCGCGTTGTTATTCTCGTTGGCCTCATTGATATTATTCAAGTTGCCATTGTTCATCGCACCGTTGCTACCATTAACACCGGGCGAGTTTCCCTCCTCGTTCAGCACGTTGTTGTTGCTGTTGAAGTTGTTGTTGTTCGCGAAGCCCTCGTGACGCTTCTTCAATAGCCCACCGAGCGTAGGGTCCAGTAGGTAAAAGATTCCTAATCCAACAGCCACGATTAACAGCGCAAGTACGATGTCTCTGGTGTTCATTTACTATCTACAATGAGTGTTTTTTTGTCGCCAAGAGTTTTAACTTGAATTTTCATCCGTTTCTTCGGCCTCTTCCTCGGAAAAATCAGAGATATCATATTCGGAAAACGTTGATTCGTTGTCAGCAAAGGTAAATTCATTAAAGTAACGATTCGTCTCGACTTCTGCTGCGCGCCGGGCAAGGATTGCTTTGAGTCTCGCCTCCTTGACTCGTTCCTTTGCGACAAATTTCCGGGTAGTATACTCCTCGTCCGTTTGCAAATGGATAACCTGGGCACCGTCGGGCGTTGGTTCGGATTCGAACAGCGTTACCTCCCTCAGTTCCGTATCCGGAGCCGTCTCTTCCCAATCGAAGTCAACTACCGGGGTGTTTTCGGTATACATTTGAATGGCCCAAAGCGGTAAAATAGCGTCGCGCTTTATCAATACTCCCACTAATTCTAGTGTTCCCTTTCCATTCTTCTGTGATTCCGGAAGAGGTAACTGACACTTGATTGAATATGCACCGCTGATATCGATTACAACCCATGGTGTCAATAAAAGTTCAAGAGTCTTCTGGCTGGGCGATGTCTTAAATAGCGAATTGCGAGCCTCAAATAATAGGCCCAATACACGAAGACGGAGGGCATCCGTGGCACGCATCCATTCTGTGCTGACTACCCAGTTCGCGCCGTCAAATGAGAGTTCGGGAGTTATGACGGATTCCGAAAAACCTAGTTTGTAGCCTTCCGCTGTCCGTTCAGGAGCGAGGAGTTTCATTATTTATCGCAGTCTGTGAAACAAGTAAGCGTAATTAACCGCAAGGCATAATCTATATATCATTAAATGGCAACCGAGCCCCGGGACCGGTTTGGCGAGGCATCCAATGATATTATGGTTCATTTATCCGATAAGGTTGTTTTACTGATTCAAAAACCTGAATTTCAAGAGCGACTGAAAAGTATACTGGACCCGCTCGTTAATCACGTCATCAATCGTGTATTTCCTTATATTATTCTATCATCAATTCTCTTTTTGATATTACTTTTGGTAACAGTGTCCACTTTTATTATCGTGGTACGCAGTTCTCTACAGGCAATCCATAGTGTTGATATGGCCTTTAAAACGGGCGTTCCTGAAAATTGGTGAGTCCCGGTTTACTGGAAGAAAACTCCGTCCCTATATAATGTCATCTCCTGGTCTCGTTGATGCTGTTCGCAATTGGGTTCACTTTGATAATGTCTGTACTATGCTGGGACGCCAGGTTACCACAGCACGTAACATGCGAAATACATTTGAAGAGCGCGTGTTAGCCCAACTCGGCGGAACGAAACGGTTGCGTATTCAGGGGGCTATCCTAGAACCTGCTACACGTAAGAATAGCGTCGTATTAAATTGGAGTGTGCTAGAGGAATCCCTACACAAGTATTATAGCCAGCAGAAAAAGACGGATGAAACGGACGCTATCTTAAAATTTATGCGCGAGCATCGCGAAACCAAGACAGTTACGTATTTGAAAAAAACACCCACTGAAGAAGCGAGTGCTACTGCAGTAATTGCTGAAAAATGAACGGGTTAAAAGAAAGGCTATGATGTCTTGTTAGCATGGACACCGTTAGTGTCATTATTCCCTCATATAATCGTTTTCAGTACCTTATTAAGGCAATTGCTTCAGTAAAAAGGCAATCTCATCCTGTTGAAATAATTGTTGTAAACGACTGTTCCACTGAACCGGAGTATACAACATATGATTTTGGGGATACCCAAATTATTCATTTAGAAAAAAGCAGTCGCGAATTATTCGGCTACGCGAGTCCTGGATATGTGCGAACTGTGGGCGTCAAAAAGTCACGTGGTGCCTATATTGCCTTTTTGGACGATGACGATACTTGGTTTCCGAATAAAATCGAACTACAGTTGGCTGCTATGAAATTACACGGATGTAGAATGTCGTGTACGGACGGCCTTATCGGCGATGGTTTCTATGATTCGAAGAAATGGTACAAAATCTATATGCGTGAACACTATTATGACACTATTTTGGCGATTTTTAAATCGAAGAATAGTACGTTGCTGGACAACGGGTTTCCGTCCGTCTGGACACTCGATTTTTTAAAGCAGCACAATTGTTGTATTGCATCAAGTGTTTTAATAGAAAGATCGCTACTCGAAAAAATAAACTATATGAAATACATTCGAAATAGTTTTGAAGATTATGATTGTTGGTTGCGGGCACTCGAGCATACAAATTGTGCGTTTGTTAAAGAAATTTGTGTATATTATGACCTCGGTCTAGAGCGGCCACGTAATGATGGGCGTGAGAGTTAATAGCAAAAATTGGTATTTTTGATATTAAGTGTTTTTATGAACGACGGGTGGAGCGACGGGCGCGACGTGTAGAGCGAATGGCACGACGGCCACCTCTGGTTGAGCGGCGATCACCACGACGAGCACGACGAGTGCCACCTGCGGCAACTGATCTAAACCATTGGTAATGACCTTCACCTAAATTTAATAATACAACTCTATTATCCTTTTGAACTAATCGATATAACACACGATTTTTTATATCTACATATACTCCGGCCAGTGTAGATAATATTTCTATTGCCGTTGATACCGCTATCTCTCCTACAAAAGCCCCTTTTGCTCTTATTGATTCTCCTAGTCTATCAACTAAAATTTTGCGCTGGGCCTTTTTCGAACAATTATTCTTATTAAGGGACTTTAATATTACTCTTTCCTCATAAGTAAAACCAGCGATAAATTGACTGATATTTCCACCAGCCATTATTTCAGAACATAATACTTCAATTGTCGATTCGTATTTAGAGCGTATTACATCAGATTCCGCTAGATAATTTCTAAAAGCAATCATAAATTCTTCTTTTGTTAGTGGTAAATCAAGAGCCTCGCCTACAGCGGCTAACAAATCTTTATTTATTAACGCATCGTGGAGACTATAAAAAAACAATCACCGCCTCCTCCAGCCTCTGTAGGTTTTACAGGCGTCGAACCCGTAAGCACCATCTTCTTTCTATCATTCAAGTTCTCACTTGTAGCCACGCTCCTTGCTTCATTTTCGGACGAAATTCTAGAAGAGTCGAGGGAAGCCATGATTTATATCATGGGACACTATTTTAACCTGACCAGTTGCCCCTGGACCATGGCAAGACCGTTATGTTGCCAAGCTGGTCGCGGAACTTCTGAACCTTCTTGTCAAACTCGATTTGCTCGGCAGTTGGCGGCATACCCATGTCGGTGTCCGTCAAGAGTTCGTCGGTATCCTTCTTCTGCGGCCGTGGTCCGAAGCAGTTGACGCCAAAACGCAAATCGGGGTTGTCAAAGATACCTCCATTGACGCCTGGTTTACCGCATGAATTGCGGTATTCGGCGGGGCCCTGTTGTAACTTATTCCACGTGGCCTCCTGTGTGGGGTAGACAGCCATCTGTCCCTTGACCCAGCCATAGTTACACCAGTCCGCACCGTGCTTGTGGGCCTGCTGTACTTGCTCATAGGTCGCTAACTCGGCACCCATTGCTTTACAGAGCGGGCCAGACTCGTCATATGTATAGAGGTTGCGGCTGACATTGAAGACCTGCTTCTCGGGGTCAAATGCGTGCTCGGCCGAGGACAGCGCCTTGTTCAAAAAACTCGGACTTTCACGCGCACCAGGCATTCCACTGGGGCGTTCGTCGGGATTGAATGGCAGGGGCGGAGTCGGTCCGTGGCCTCCTGTAAGAGCAGACAGAGACGAGTCTGTCGAACCTGGTGGAGGTGGTACAATTGTAGCGATAGGTGCTGAAACACCATCATCGGTCGAACTGATATTGACAGATTCCTTCTTGCCAAAAAGCCCCATTAAGTTGTCCCAGCCCATCTTAACCGTATATCCGTAGGTCTTGAAGTAGATATAGATACCTACAAAAATCATTACGAAAAGTACTCCCAGTAGGATAAGCGATGTCATTGAGCCAAAAATAGTACTAGACGTTGCGCTCGCGTTAGCGGCAGCGGCAGGAAATAAATTTGCCTTCGGTGCATTCACGGCGGGAGCCAATTTTCCAAAATTGAATGGTGAACTCATCTACTCTCTATTAGTATCTTTTACAATTGGAAGAGGCGTCAGATAGGGTGTGCGGTTCATAAAGAAGATATACGAGTCGTTATTTACCAGGTCGGATTCGTCCTTCATAACACGATTTGATATGTCATCGTAGTTGAGCCACGTGTCATTGTGCTTCGTATACGATATATAATGTCCGCCTCGGGAGCCTCCGTGATGCTCCACAATAGCAAAGGTCGAATAGAGGGGCGAAATATTTTTGAGAACATGCGGAAAGGAAATCCAATGACTCATATTTGTCTCCTTTACATCGACATTGACACGGCGACGAATCTTCATGTTGCTGTTCGTGAAGCGCTTCAACACTAGGATGAGCGTCGGAGGGAGACGTGAAATAGAGCCCTGAAGTGTGGCCGACCCTTTAGAGCCGCAGCGGTCGCACTTGTAATCTTCGAGTGTCTCTTTTGCAAACGAGATATCAATACACTTCTTGAGGTCAATCGGCTCATTGCTGTCAGTGGGGATAGGAGCCTTGAGCATCATCCACGGTTCGAAACGCGAAGATATTGCTTTACACGTGCCGCACGTAGTATTTGTTTGCGTCTGTCCGAAGAAATTATCGATTACAATTGAATACTCCTTTCGATGAAATTCGACCCATGATTGGAGGGCCTTAACCTGTGTATTGTCGTGATTCGTTTTAGGCGTACCGACGATATCCATTTGAACCTGGCGACAAACACTCGAATGAATTGATTCGAGCAGAAATTGAAGAAATTCGGCTGCATCAGACTGACCGCCTGAAACCAAGTTTGCATAACCGGCGTCTTCACAAAGACGCATCGTCACATTAATAAAGCCCCTGGGGGCCATTGTGGCCCTAACTCTAACGTCAGAGCCCCACATCGCCTTGACCACGTCAACAAACTCCTCAAAGATTGGTGCCTGTTTCCGGTTATCCTTAAGATGTAGTTTGTAAGTGTCGGTAGTTATGTAGGCCATTAGGGCTGGACAGTAGCGAAGGCACTGTACAATTACATTGAGAAAGCAGGTGTTGCCCAGGTTTGCAAGTCCGACACGACCGAGTGCCTTTTCGTCCATTGTTTTTTATACGGATTGGGATGTTTAGATAGATTTCATTTTTTTCACTGCTGGCTGCGATAAACGAAAGGACTTTAAATAAACCTACTAGTAGAGTCTAAATGGAAGATTACGCAGAACTCTATTCGATTGGTTTCCTCGACGATATTCATAATCTATTTCCCGAAGTCTTATATGATAACTATATATTTCCCCCTGATACAGAGGCAAATAGACTTATTTGCTGGCTTCGCTTTCGCGTTTCACGGATTTTTCCGCAGACCTTTCGCAATGCCCGTATTCAATATGAGCGACTCCGCGCAGAGAGAAGTCGTGCCGAATTTGATGATTGGCAATTCATGCGCCAGCGGGCTCGTCCGTCTTTAATTTCTAATTCTTTGCGTAATGCCATTCTGAATCCGCTAGATACTGCTTTGCTATTTGATATGGAACCTATTATTTTACCACGAGTTCGCAGGGCCGCCCGTTTTCCTCTCGACAGTGCGTGGCTTTCTACGTTTTTAGAGTCGGTTCCCATATTTGCTGATAGCCAACAAATTGAGGTAGGAACCGAAATTGTAGATGTGACTGATTTAAGTGGTGATGTTATTTGCGCGATATGCCAGGAACACGAAGGTTCCGATACTTGGCGGCGACTTCGCCAATGCTCACATATGTTCCATCGTAATTGTATCGATAACTGGTTTGGGCGAAATGCACATTGCCCTGTCTGTAGGGCCGATATCAGGCTATATACACAGACACATCCTGACGCAGAGGCCACTGGAGTGGAAACACCTCCCGTAAATCCACCTTCACGTAGAGAACCGTAATCTGATTTTCGGGCATTCTGTATTCGTTAAATCTGTGAAGAATCTGCTCTGCCGTCTCTCCTGCCTTAAAATTTAGATTTAGTGCCACACCCTGGTGAAATCCCGCAAGTTTTCTCTTTATAGCCTGCTCGGAAGGGATTAGCGTCAGGTAGGGCATTCTATCTATTGTTTGAATTTTATGCTGGATGTATAAAATTGAACGATATGTCGTTTTTTTTGCTAGGGTAAAAATGACTGACTGCCAAATCTGCTTCGACCCCTTTAACGGTTCAAGTCGGAAGAAGTGTGCCTGCCCCTACTGTAACGTGGGTTACTGCCGCGAGTGCGTTGGTACCTGGCTGACCACCATCGTTGACGAGCCACGATGCCCGAATGAGCAGTGTAAGAAGGCTTGGAGTCGTGAATTCCTGGATACGATTGTGACCAAGGTCTGGCGCGACTCTGTTTATCGCGAGTACCGTGAGCGACTCTTGATGGACCGAGAGCGAGCGATGCTACCTGCGACACAGCCTCGTATTGAGGCCATTCACGAGGCCAAGCGTCTCGAGAAGGAACTGGTCACACCAATGCGCGAGCGCCGTAAGGAAATCTTGACCCTGATGCGTCAACTTGAGGCCGAGACCCAGGGCATTCAGACGCAGATTTGGGATATTACTAATCGTGCGGAACGTCTGCGCCAGGGTATCGGCTTCGATGATAGTGCGTCGAAGAGTCGTAATATCTTTATTCGCCGATGTCCCGCTGAAAACTGTCGCGGCTTTCTGAGTTCTGCTTGGAAGTGCGGTGTCTGCGAACTCTTCAGTTGCCCTGACTGCCAGGAAGTTAAGGGTGTCGCGCGAGACTCGGCGCACACCTGTGACCCTGGTGCCCTCGAAACCGCCAAGTTGATTGCGAAGGACACCAAGGCCTGCCCGAAGTGCGGTGAGATGATTACGAAGATCGATGGGTGTTTTACAAAGGACACCCCAATTCTCCTTTGGAATGGCCAAACAAAGATGTCACAGGATATTTCTGTCGGTGATACTCTAATCGGTGATGATGGCGAGAAGCGCATCGTACAGGAACTCTGCTCTGGCGGCGATGAAATGTTCCGAGTCAGCCAAAAGAACGGTATGAACTACACTGTCAATAGCAAGCACAAACTCGCGTTGAAGATTGAAGATTCGGATGTTATTCATGAAATCACAGTCGACGATTATCTGAAGTTACCCTATGGTGTAAAGAACACCCTACTGGGCTTCAACAAAGATATGGTATGCACATCTATCGAGGTCAGTTCAGTTGGCCAAGGTACCTACTACGGCTGGAGCGTCGACAGCAACAAGCGATTCCTGCTACCCGATCATACTGTCGTCCGAAACTGTGACCAAATGTGGTGTGTCAGTTGCCACACGGCCTTCTCCTGGCGTACCGGTCAGGTTGCCACCGGCATCGTCCACAATCCGCACTACTACGAGTTCCAGCGGCGCATTAATAACGGTGAGGCCCCGCGTAACGCGGGTGATATTCCGTGTGGTGGACTCGCTGACTGGGCCACGCTACGCAACTCTCTCCTGACCGCTGGACAGCGGGCTACGCGCGCCTTCCCTCCTTGGTTCGTCACGCTCGAGTATGCTCATCGGCGCATCAATCACGTCCTAAACGTCGACATGGTTCAACTAGCACAAAACGCTGTGAACATCAACGACAACATTGACCTGCGCATCTCGTATCTACTGAACGAGATTTCCGAGCCCGCGATGATGGGTAGCCTCCAGACGCGCGAGAAAAAGCGTGAGAAGGAACTCGAGATTCGGCGCGTGTACGAGACTCTGACGGGTGCCGCGACCGATATCTTCAGGCGCATGATTCTTACATCCGAGGAGAAGGGACAGTTAGAAGAGAACTTTAAGCCTTTCCTGAATGAACTCGACCAGTTGCGCATCTTTATTAACGAGGCTCTCGATGTTCTGCGTCGTCGCTATAGTTGTACTCTTCACGGATTTGATGGCAATTGGGAGCGGATGGCTCTTAAGATGACCAAGACAAAGGCCGGCGATGAGACAAAGACTATCTATGGGATGTTTGTTGAGGAACTGGCCAAGTTCGAAACAGAATTTAGCACCATTGTTGTTCCAACGCCTCTTGAGAATGGTTCTGTCTGGGTTAAGCCGTGGATCTCGAAGACACGCAAGTTGGAGCAGCGTGTTCGCACATTTCCCTCTGATCCAACCAGCATCCGCTACGCCAACTCAGTTGTCAGTTTCTACGAGAATTCTGTACGCGCTATGGCCTATACGACTGGAACAGTTGTATCTTTGCACCACAGGACGATGTATGAACGCTCAAGAGACCGAGCACGTCCCGACTTTGAGAAGTGGAAGACACACGTAACAACTCTAGCGCTGACGATTGAGAAGCCGACGAATGCGATTGAGTAGACTTAATAAAAACACATAAAACATTAATGGACGCTGTCATTGAAAAAACTATTAAAAATTACACCCTAGCCTTTTTAGTTATTTGGCTTGGGGCTATACTCTTGACTCCCGAAATCAACCCATTCTATACACTATTGTGTGTATTTTTGGTTCACGGATGGGTCTATTTTGTACATCGGCTTCTTCATCTTGTGCCTATCAATACTCACATCATATATCATCATCAGAAGCCTCCAAAGACGATTGAGCGCGGCCTCGAACTATTTTTTGAGGCGATTACGGATACAGGGATGAATCTCTCGCTTCTAGGTTTTCAAAAACTGATAGGACTGTCTATAGTGCCGACGCCAGTGATATTACTGTTCACGTTGGCCTATACCAGTATCCATATTGTGAACTATAGTCTATTCGGAACTGTTTTTCATCGACGGCATCACGACACCCTTGATAAAAACTTTGCGCCTGATGCGATGGACCATATTGTGGGAACAAATTACAATGATGAATATGAAGACCTTAACGTGACTTGTCTAAATGTATTTGGTTCCGTGGCTTTACTCTATTCTCTAAAAGACTACATTATCCAATTTTAACGTAAGAAGTAGTGTACGGGCAAGTTGTAGCAAAAGGCCGAAGCCCACCGCAATCTCCTCAAAATTGTGTGTAGAAACCGAATCTGGGTTTTCAAGCATAAATACTTTACCTATACGGCTTGTACGCTCACCTTCCTCATGTTGAGTGAGCATACAACCTTTGAACAGACGTAGTCCTAAAAATACAACGACTAGGTTTGCCAATACAATATAGGCCTGTAACGGTGTCTTTGAAAAAAGAATACCATATCCCATAAAACAACAGATAAGAACGTGGCTTATCTGGGCCACGAGCATTTTTTTACTTTGCGAATTTATTCATAAAGTTTGTTCGCGCATCTTTTTCGTCTGTCTGCTTCTTTTTTAGTGCGTCAATCTTTCTCTTCTTCGCCAACTCGTCTAGAATAGAGCCGAAGAGTAGATTTTGGGCCAGAGCCTCGCGGGCTTCGGTCGGCTTCTTGGACAACTTGAGAAGAGCCAGGTCCTCCTTCTTGACACCTGGCAACTGCTCCACCACTAGACCGAAGACCTGGGCGACCGGCTTCGCAATCTGATTGGTGATGTAGAACCCGTAGTCGGGCTTGAGATTGTTTTCGCGAATGAAGGTTGGTGTCTCAATGCGGTCGCCCTGTAACGTCGTACCTTCGGGTGCCGGAATGTACACGAAGGGAATACGTTCCGAAGTGCTCGGCTTGTTGCCTGGATCACGCTGACCGATGCGTTCGGCCAGGATTTTATGCGCTGGAGGATTCGGCGTCTTATACTCTGCTCGCAAGGACTTGGTAATCGTCAACTTACTGATAGGAAACTTTCCTTCAATGAGGTCACGACATGTCTTCTGCGCGAAATGGAAAGCCGCCTTGATGTCCTGGTCCGTCAGGATACGCTCGATGACACCTCCATAGACGAGTTTGACGATGGGCGCGTTATCGCGGCGCTTCATCACGATACCCATTGCCTTGCGATGGAAGTCGTCGAGGTCACCTTCGGACATGTCGCCGACATAGCGCTTCTTCGACAGAAGACAGAAGGTCTTGAAGACCTTATCGAACTCAAAGTCATGCGGCGGCTTCAGGCAACTCGAGACGAGTCCACCAGCCTCCTCGGTTAGGTCCTTCGCTAGAGCCACTGCCTCGGGTCCAGAGAGTCGCTCACCTGTTGCTGAGTCGCGCGGTCGCCAGCGGATAAAGAGCGAATCTGTATCTCCGTAGACGGCCATCGCATCGCACCGTGGGTCCTTTTTGCCTCCATAGACCTGCTCGATGACAGTCTTCGCATAGATGAGCTGCTTGCGACCATAGGCGGTCGTGCTGGCGGCCAAGACCACGCGACGAATCTTACTTGTCGGCGAGCCCAGTTGACCGTACAGCGAGTTCGCCGTCAACTTATAGGCATTCTGCGCGGCATCCAGAAGCGCCTTGCGGAACTCGTCCTGCTCGGCCTGTGCCTGCTTTCGGGTTGCCTTACGGGCCGAGAGCAGTTTCTGGAGAATCTTCGGAATCGTCGACTTCTCGTCGTTTGGCAACTGAGCAAACCGTGCGGTCCTGACACCATCGCTAATCTTTTCAGGATGCTTACGCTTGTCCTTCGGGTCATTGATAAGGATATCATAGTCGATATCAACGTAGCCGATGCCAGGCATATTATCAAATTCGTCAGAGCCTTCAGAAAGGACGACGGTACCGTCGAGTTTCTTATCCTTAATCCAGACGAGACTGCTGTGGCAGAGGTTCTCCGAGATAATTGTGCTCGGATACAGAGACGAGAAATCTGGGACTCCAACCGGGTCATTGTCAAAGTAGATACCGGTCACAGGATCCAGAACGAAGGCTCCTTCGTAGGTCGGGTCATCTACCGGTGGTACATCCTCGTCGTCGTCGCCAGGTAGGGCTAGAACTGGCGCTGGCTCCGGCTTACCGAATCCGAACTTGGGGCTCGGTTGAACCTCAATGAGTTGGTCCAGTGCTCGGCACTCCTTGAAGATAAGCGACTCGATTTTTACGCCCTGGCCACGCATAAAGATAAAACTGACCGGTACCGAGCAAATGTTCGCCATCGCAATCGCGTTGTTCAGGATTTCCAACTTCATGAAGAGTTCCATGACCAGGTCGCAATCCTGCAAGCAGTAACGCGCAATCTTTGCACGACCGGCGCTTCCGCCCTGACGCTGGAGGGCGAAGAGTTCCTTCGGGCTGACATCGTCCTTGACCTGGGCCCATCGGCTGGGCTTGAGGCCGTGCTCTGCAATACGCTGGGCACCATCAAGAACTCGAACGAGGACGGCCTTCGGCTCAACTCCAACGATTTCAGCCTTCTCGACGACATGGTCGTTCTCATCGTCCATCAGCACGATAAAGCGCCCTGGTACGGCTCCCTTCGTGGACTTGGTTGGGATGCGAAAGATATGGTGTTCCTGCTCCGTCACAGCGCCTGTGATAGAACCGGACATGAAGGTCGCAGCCACGTTGTCCAAGGTGTACGAGTCCAGATTGTAGTTGCGCCTGATATAAGGCAACAAGTCCACCTTTAGTCGGCCTGGTGAATTAATGAGATACATCGTATTGTCGCCCATCGCCGCCGAACTCAAGAACTTTTCGATAAGACGGGGCTTGCCCGAACGTAGACGAGACCAACTCTTGGTACAATCCGTGACTTTCAGTTCCTCGGCACGTGTCCAAATGTACTTTTCATCAAAACCAAAGATGTTGTAGCCAATCATCACGTCAGGGTCCGTCTTGGCGAGCCACTTGTGAAAGGCCAAAAGGAGGGCTGACTCGGTCTCAAACGGATAGACGTGAATGCTGACCTCGCTCATTGACGGAGGGGCAACCTTTTCACGGTCACAACTGTGGAGAACAAAGATGTGCTTCGACTCCGGCTTGTTATTGCGATAGAGCACAATACCGATTTGAATGACCTCGTCGCCGGCAATCTCTGGCATCTGAAGCCCGTTTTTGGAACACAGAAACTCGTCCAGGCGCGTGATACGGTCATCCTGCGTCCCCTTGGTGTCCGTCAGACACTCTTCGAATGGAGCAGTATCTGTCATTTCAGTGACCTTGCGCTTCTTCTTGTCCTTCGTGTAAATGGCGCTCAACTTGGAAGTACTCGGTCGCTGGCTTGCACCAGCGTTCATCGCCTCCACGATGTGTTCGAGTGCCTCCTGTGCATCCGTGATACCGGCCTCCAGTAGTTCGCGCGCGGGCTTACGCCAGGTCTTCCTCGGTTGCGGAAAGTCGCCGTGACTAGACATACACTCAATATCCCATGCTGCCAGAAGAAGCGGAGCAAGAGTTAGACGAGACTTATCGGACTCGATGAAGCGCCACTCACAGACAACACGCACAGCAGTGGTTGGGTCGTCGCTCTCCATATCCTCGAACTTGTGTTGAGGAATACGCATCCAACCCGCCGGCTCGAGGTCACGCTCGTGAAAGAAGCGAAGAACTGGGTCGATATTGGCCTCATAGACCTTCAGTGTCTGTTGCTCGCAGGAACAAGGGGCGTGGTAAGCACAGTTGCACATCTCGTCGCGAGCCGTATTGACCTTGGTTACAATCGGCTCCGAGGTCTCGGTCAGAACCCGGTCGCGCATACGACGCCAAATCGCAACAGACGGTACCTCGACGCGGAGAAAGCGGTGCAGTGCTCCATTGTCGAAGTTGAAGAGTTTCTTGTGTCGCTCCTCTGTCATCTTGACGTGTGCCTGCGCCGCTGGACTATGATAGACTGCCCGGCGAAGCCACTGCTTATAAGAATCCAGCAACTTGCGACTCCAGTTCTCGGGAATCTGAATGTAGAAGTACGGACGATAACCGGTGATTTCTACACAAGTCGACTTACCTGCGTGATTCGCCCCAAAGAGCAGAATCTGAAAACCCTTCGTCTCGTCATCGGGTGACGGATGCTTCTGGTTGTAATACGTCTTCTTCTTTTGTGCAGGTCCCTTGTATTCCTCCTCATCAGACCCCAGATGGTCATCGTGAGCCACGGTCTGATTCAGAATATATTCATCGCGCGCCACGAAATCTAAACACTGGAATACGATACTACCGGTTTCGTCTGCCATTGTTTATTGTAGTTTTAGTCATTTTAAATCATGATGAGCGAGTTCTCAATTTTTGCGGGATTTACGGGCGTTGCTCTTCTTTACGCTACGGCTGCCGTTGTTTGCCTTACGAGTACGTCTCGCAGAATTTGGGCCCGTGCGCTTCGGGGGTAGCGCCTGGCTGGCCGCGAATAGGACCGCACTTGGGCCGGCCTGTTTTAACGCCATTGTGAGGGCGGCATAAAGGCTGCCGCCCTTCATCGGTCCGGGAGGCACGATATTACCGATATTGCGCTTTGTATTTTGTGATACAGCGTATGCGTGATTCGGTGTAAGAAGTTCCTTTACCATGGCATCCTTATCGCGAATATTGGGCATAGAGTTTGTTCCCTTATATTCCTCTATCTTGCCATTCGGGTAGACCTTGAGCACGGTAGGGTATCCCGGTATATTGGCATTCTTGAGCATTGGTGAGTGTTCCACCATATCGTGGTGAATCATCGCCATGTTCGCTTTGCGCCCCGGTGTATTTTCCAACTCTTTCCATATCGGCTTATACATCTGGCAGGGACCGCACCAATCGGCGTGAACTAATATCAAGGTGACGGGGCCAATATGAACAGTCTTCTCCATGTCGGCAATCTCCTCGGGAGAACGCACAGAAATCTTACCGTCGCCGGCATTTTTAGAGTTATTATTGGCATTGTTCTTGGCATTCGGTGACAAAAGACCGCTAAAGGCTTTGAACATTTCCTCCTACTTTTATGCTTCCTATTTTTTAGAGGAGCCTCGACATGGCAAAGACAACCAACCTTTTCATTTATGGAGTTCTTGCCTTGATTGCCATAATTTTATGTGGTATGGCAGCCTGGTATTCTGTTATGCTAAAGAACTATAAAACTGAAGGATTCGCAGCCGGAGGTCTTACTTTTCTAACTAAAAACGACGATAACGAATGCCCTATATCAGCCGAGCGCAAAGCCGACGGTAAAATTCACGTTCAGCCACAAAACAAGTCATTCGATACGATGGGAGATTATGTAGCCTGGATAAGCAGTCTTTCGGCTGCTGGTTCGATGTGCATTCCGCCCTATGTCAAGGGACCACGTGAAACGGATGTGATTCAGACGACGACTTCGCCGAATTCTGGTGACCGTGAACTAGGGTCTTCGACGACACAAGTTAACCAGCAAAACACATCCCAAAATCTCTTTACGCGCCAGGTTGAGGGCGAGCAGACATCGGCGAAGACGCCTATCAATAAGTTAGATGACTACGAGTACACGCGCATCTTCCAGAATGAGAATTCTCCCCGTGGTGAAGTCAGTAAGACCGCCGTTAACTCATTGATGGCCGCGCGGAAGTTTGACTGGTCACAGTTACCGTTTAACTCGGAAAAGCGTGCGACTGAAGAGGATGAGTTCTTGGCTCGCCCGGCGGAGGGACCGCCCAAGTCCGGCGTCTATTTCAAGGATGTCGAAGGTGGTTCCGTTGTACCGCCCGATGCTGATGCTGCACAGATACGCGAAAAAGCGAACCTGGCTGCGTATAAGACGGCGGAGCCCCAGCAACTTTTGGAGCATAATGTTGACGATGTGGCATCAATGGTTAAAAAGATGTATGCCGATGACCCGAACTGGGAGCCTGTAGTCGAGCACGTCGGCAATAACGAGTGGCGTGTCAGTGAATTGCGGCCGAAGGTACGCAAGGAGAAATACGCAGAGGCCCAGGATATGACGGTTGAGAGGGCGAAGGAAAACGGCCTTGTCAATGCCGTTGTCGATGTTGAAGGTGGTCGCCAGGACCCTTATTTTGATAAACAGGGTGTTCTAGACTATAGTAACGACCGTTTCTGGGAATATAAGGACTTCAAGAAGTGGACTCCTGGTCTGGAGCGTATGTTTGCGCCGACACTGGATACGACGAACTGGACTTAACTGCGTATATTTATGTATATTTCTAACTATCTACTATTTAGAAACATGCGAGGTTTATTTGTTTTGTTAGGTCTCCTAACAAGTGCGACAGCAGAGTACGGTTGCTCGGATTTTACACAGTTGACCCATACAATGAACGGCTGTCCTGCAAATCAAGGCAATCCCGACTGTAGTTTTATTCAGGCTAACGCACAGCATTTTTGCTCTACGGTAGCAACCAGTTGGGAAATTATCAACGGGCCGGCCTGTAACTTGCGTGGCGCTTCATATGGATGTATTTTTGCAAGCGGTCTTTATTCAACAACTGACCAGTTCTGCTGTCCTCTTATCATAACAGGGGGTACGCCGAGTCCGAGTGCGTCGTCATCACCGTCGACTTATGCGTCTTTAACGCCCTCGGTAAATCCTTCTTTGTTATCATCGGCGTCCGCATCTCCCTCCACGAGTTCATCGGCGGATTCTTCTTTTACACCATCAGCATCGCCCTCTGCAAGCCAATCCGCGCGTCCCTCTTTTAGTGTAACACCATCTTCATATCCCTCTTTGAGCCCAAGGCCAACTTTATCAGCTACCGCTACCGCAACAGCTACAGGCACTGGGACATTTACAGCAATTCCGTCAACTAATGTAACAACTATCTATATTACAACTACTAGTTCAACAATTTCATCAGGTGTAGGGGCCGCTATTGGTCTTTCCGTAATCTTTGGTTTTTGCGTTCTTGGGGCGTGCTGTGCGGGGCTTCTGCGAAGACGGTCTCCTGCGCCAGAAATTCGGAGACAGGTAACTATAGTAGAACGTCGCGCGTCTGTTGTAGAAGGAAAAGAAAGAAGAAAGTCTACGACCGAAGATGGTAAAGAGAGACGGAAATCTACGTTAGAAATTAGAGCAGTAAATTGAATACGAGTTTTAATCTATTTGTGCCTTTAGTAAAAGCACAAATAGTTGATTTAGGCAACTTTCACAAAAATATGCGGTTGCGCGAGTTTAGTGTGGTTATGTAAAGAGCACGTCGTATCTGTTACAATACAGTCTGCCTTTACACCCAAGTGTGTACCATATATCTTTTTGTGATATATGGGTTATAAAACCCGATCCAAAGAAGACCTTTGGATTAATTAATGTTCTCCACCCATTGTTTTCAATGTTATTTACTTTAAATACTATTCAATGTGAATAGCTGTTCCGAATCCTTCGACGCGCTCTTCGATAAAGAGCGACCGAACAGGGCCCATCATGCCGTTCTCACCGCATATTCTATAGTGAACATGGGGCTCGAGTTTACGACCTAGTGGTACCCAATAGGCTTGTGGGCGGCGAACCTGGAGGAGTGCCGAACCATCGCTTTCAGCAATGGCAACACCAGCGTTATCAAAGTTCGCATAGGCATCCTGCCAATTCTTTACAGACGAGTCTGTACTTGGCTCGGACGCCCAATATAAAACTTTGTGCCCCGCTGGTGCAATGATACGTACTTTGAGTTCGGCGTGTTCCGGGATTTTCTCCTGTAAAACGGAGCACGGTAACACGGTCTGGCCCAAAAACGGTAAATAAGAATCTCTCGATATCCCTACGTAAATTGCTGCAAATGCTATAATTACAAATAAAAGTCTAGAAAATAAAGAATCCTTACCAAATAAAGAAGAAACCACATCTGTCTTAAAAATTGCGACTGTACCCCAGTTTAATCCACCCAAAACCAGAAGTAGGATGGCCAACCCATATATTTTTTTTGTTATATAATTTTTTCCCATCCCTACTTACTGGAGAGGAATTTCCCAGACGGTAGCGTCCTTTGGAACATGATGTTTCTCGATTTTAAATTGTTTATCAAAAAAGGGTATTTGTGCCTGCTCGCGTGGCACGCAATTTTTAGAATGCCGCGCAATATACTTATACAAATCGAAATCAGGGAACCGTTCCGATTCGTCGGGGTTACGTAAAATATTCTTTCCTTCGTCGTCGGTTAACCATTGCCATAGCAAATTATAGAATTCGCTCGTTGTTTCATACGTGACTCGGTCTGGCTCTACTGTGAGAGTCTTCAAGGGTTTCTTCGGTTCAGGGGCCTCATTGTAGAGAGCATCGAAGATAGAAACGGCTAAACGACAAAGGTCAAAGGATGCATTCGGATTGACTCGCTCTTCTGATTCATCATAATAGGGTTCGCAGTTATATTGTCCAGATGCGTCGTTGCCTTCGGCATAGGAATCAGTAATGAAGAGTTTTTCACGATCTTTTAGCCAGAAAGAGGCACGGCCGAAGTCTATCACTTTCATAATACGACCATATGTAGGAACCTTGTAATACTTTGTTCCACTTGGCCCAGTGAGTTTGTAATACAAGTGCGTTTCACCTGTGCCGCACCACATAATATTGTTTGTGTGAAGGTCGTTGTGGACGAACCCGTAATAGTACTGTGCGACCGTAAGTGCGGCGATAACCTGATAAATCCATGCTGACCAGCGCTGGTCCTTTGTCTCGATTAAAAGAGCGTCTGTTGTTGACTCTTCGGTATCCAATAGCGCATCCATTGTGCCATCGCACCGTTCGTGAAATGTGACCTGAACCGGAAAATTTGTAAATTCCGAAAAGTATTCGCATTCATTCTGAATATCGGACCCGTCATCTGACACGCTCGAATCATCCTCATCCTGTAATTTTGATATACGGACAGGGGGTTCGGCAAGAGATTTAACGGATGAACTTTCGTCGTCCGTTGACGGTACATCGTCTTCAATGCATTCTGACTCGTCCGATTTGTTCGAGCCAGATAATGATTCAAGATCAACGCATTCGATAGCACCGCCCTCCTCCACAATTTCTACGAGAGGCTTCACATCATGGTCTTCGCCAACCGTGCGAATCGTGAACATACCGGCCTTCTTGTTTTTTTGAAACCAGCGCTCGTACTTCAGAGTTGAGATTTCATCCGTAATGTTGTATACATGCTTATCGGCACGGGCGTTAAATGTACCGTAAAAGCGGCACCAGTGTGGCGACTTATCCAATTCAACAAGACGTGACAACGTTGCCGAGCAGAGGGCGTCGATATAGGCTTCGTTATACGGGTCGTGTATCTTCGCTAGCGTTCGTTGCCATCCCTCTGCCGGTTGTGGCAGCGCACCGTCCTTTGGCAAAGCATAATCACCTTGCATATAGGGTATTGGCTCAATCAGATGTACCTTTTTGACAAAAAGTGCAAGGTTCTTGGAACCTGAAATATCGGCAATTTCCCCCACGATGTTTAAAAAGAACGTATCTGCTTCACCGGATACAGTAAATGATGTTAAAGGAGATTGCAGTATCTGGTTTTCACTTTCTAACAATGATAGCGAAGGAAGAACCTCCTGGGCATTGTAAAAATTTGGTAAGTGAGACTCAATGGAGGCCTTCAAAGACTTTGTGCCTACAGAAGGCATAAGTTCCCGGGGTAAAACCTTAAGACGTGGTAACTCTTGTATTTGGCTTGTGGCCTTCTTAGCGGGCTTCTTGCCCTTCTTCTTTTCTGGATTGCGAGACCTCGGAGGCATTTGCTGTAAAATCACGGGAAAGGTCCTGTGGCACCTATCCGCACACTGCGGTGCTCATCTCTGCCCTTTTTCGGTTTCTATCGTAGAATTAATGGCGAGTGCTGCCGATACAAGTGGTCGGCGCGTATTCAATTTAGCCTTGCGCAAGTTCGACATGACGAAGATTAAGGATGACAAAGTTGTTGTATTTATTGGTAAGCGCGATACTGGTAAGTCTTTCTTGATTCGCGATTTGCTATTCCATCACCGCAACGTACCGATTGGTACTGTTATCAGTGGTACAGAATCTGCGAACTCGTTTTACAGTTCAATCATTCCGCCGCTCTTCATTCACGAGGAATTCAATCCGCTCATCATTGCCAACGTGTTAAAACGTCAAAAGACACTTGCTATGAAAATTAACAAGGATATTGAGACTCGTGGTACGACCTCTGTTGACCCGCGCACCTTCATGATTATGGACGATTGCCTCTACGATAGCAACTGGACACGCGATAAGTACATTCGCAGTCTTTTCATGAACGGCCGTCACTGGAAGATTCTTTACATCGTGGCTCTCCAGTACTGTATGGGTATCCCGCCTGTTTTGCGTACAAATATCGATTATGTGTTTATCTTGCGTGAGAACATTGTAGCGAACAGAAAGCGTCTGTACGAGCAGTTCGCGGGCATGTTTCCTGATTTTGATTCGTTTTGCCAAATCATGGACCAGTGTACGGAAAACTATGAATGTCTCGTTATTGATAATAACGCAAAGTCTAACAAGATTGAGGATCAGGTGTTCTACTATAAGGCAGCGAGCCATCCGAACTTCCGCATAGGTGCTCCGGAGTTCTGGGCGCAAAGGCCCGACGACAGTGGAAACCGAGGTGAAGATTTCGACCCGTCCAAGACTGGCAAGAAGCCGAACGCCCCGATCATTCAGGTGCGCAAATACTAGTTGCGTTTAAACAAATGCCTTCCGTCGGTTCTTTCATCGTGCAGCCGAAGTCAAAGAAGTTGGTAAACACGCAGGATGATGCTAACGGCGAGCAGGGCCCGCACATCATCGCCCAGAGCGACCTCGATAGTTGGTATGCCAACTATTCTGATTCTATCACCAAGGTAACCGATAGCGTCTATGTCGTCACTGGAAACTTTGTTAGCATTGTATCAAATCTCAATCACCAGGACTACGTCTACGGACGTAAGACGGTTGCTGACATGGGCAAGACCATCTACATCGGTAATAGCACGAACGCCGAGTTGTTGGTCTTACAGAAGATCCAGAACTTCGGTCTTTCCACCAATGGTGGCCTGTGCGGAGATGTAGGCTACGTTGTTGTTGAGAACAACTGCTCTGACTTGGGCAGCACCCAGGACCGTTTCATGGTCCGTGTCGCCCGCGTGTAAACGTGCGATTGATTCGATTGTATATTTATTTTTTTTTAAATAAATAAGCAGTCTCTCTATTTTATCTATATTCAAAGTAGAATGAAAGGCGGTGATTCGATTCCTGTGCCGACCAGCGCCGGTAAGGGTGAACCGAAAAATGAAACGATTGCTATTGGAAATAATAGTGCCATCGGTTCCTCTGGTACGGTTACGGCTGGCGTCAAGGGCCCATATGCAAACTTGGGGGCGCACGTTGAAAACGTGAACGGCTATGACGTTCTTAAATTTGCTATCCAGCCCAATGGCTCCGTTATTACGAACCAGGAGACTATGTCTTATATGGATGGTGGCTTGAGCACGAGCGCTACGCTTGGCTCCTCCGGTTTTTTTGGTGCGCTTCTTCGTGGGGTAACGGGCTCCAGTGTTCTACAGAATGCAGTGGTCAATCCTACACAGAATGTCTTGAAGATGGTCTTGAGCCCGCTGATGCAGGGCTCGATTCTACAGATTGATGTCAAGCCTGGTGAGACCTGGCGTTTCTCGGACAAGAGCTTTATGGCCTGTACACCGAACCTGAATGTGAGCGGTAACATCAATATCTTTAGTAATTTCCGCCTGATGTTCGTGGGTGAGAATCTGACCTATACGACGATTTCCGCCTCGGACAGCCCTGGTACTGTATGGATTAGTTCGTTTGGTGCTATCGAGAAGCACGAATTGCAAATGGGTACAGGCTCAACAGTTCCTCTCTTTATCAACAACGGTTGCTTCTTGGGTATGCTAGATAATAACGGGGCAATCAACTTTTGGAATGATTATGTCACAGTTGGTACGGCAAATGGGCTGTTTTCGGCGATGTTTACGCAACTTGGTTGGATTATGAAGATTCAGGATACGTCGCCACCGAGAAGACCTGGCCCGGTCGTCTGTACTGTGTATACCCAGAGTCTAAATCCTCACAATTTTGAGAAGTACATCGCGCATATCGCTCAACAAGTTGTGGATAGAAGTCGGACAGGTTCAAGCAGTTCCTATTTAACTTCAGGTGTTGGTCAATCGGCAAACCCGGCACTTCTCGGAACGGCGGCTGGCGTTGGTCTCGGTGCTGCCGGTATGGGTGCGATTGCGCCCGCCCCGAATACGGCGGCTTTAGCAGGTCTGAATTTATCGGCTTTAGGACCAGCAGGCATGGGCGCAGCAGACGGACTTGCTCCTCCCGCGATGAACATGGCTCCCGCGATGAATGCTCCCGCGATGAATTATGCGCCTCCTCAGGATCAGCAGCAAGGTGGTACTCGTAGAAGACGTTCTCGTCGCTCCCGTGGTACCCGGTCAACTCGGCGCCGTTAAATGTTAGTTTGTTATTGGTAGCATTATAAATATACTAGCAATAATTAGAGATGGGCAACATGTTTGCAACCAGTAATTGGAACGCTGAACTGCCAGCGAACAATAGCAAAAATAGCAATAATGCTGGAAAAAATAAGAACTCCAATGAAAATAAAAATAAGAATGATAAGAACTCAGATGATAATAAAAATAATAAGAACTCCAATGAGAATAATAAGAACTCCAATGAAAATAAAAATAATAAGAACTCTAATGAAAATAAAAATAATAAGAACTCCAATGAAAATAAAAATAATAAGAACTCTAATGAAAATAAAAATAATAAGAACTCTAATGAAAATAAAAATAATAAGAACTCTAATGAAAATAAGTCCAATGAGAACAAGCACAACGAGAATACATCCAACGAAAATAAGTCCAATGAGAACAAACACAACGAGAATAAATCAAATGAGAATAAGCACAATGAGAATAAGCACAATGAGAATAAGCACAATGAGAATAAATCAAATGAGAATAAGCACAATGAGCCCAAAGCCAATGAGCCAACTGCCAATGAGCCCAAAGCCAATGAGCCCAAAGCCAATGAGCCCAAAGCCAATGAGCCCAAAGCCAATGAGCCCAAAGCCAATGAGCCCAAGGCCAATGTCAAAGGTGGTGCTCGTAAAACGCGCCGTTCAAAACGCCGTGGTTCATCTAAGACATTTTAATAGGATTCTGTAGGAGATGACGGACCCGGCGCCGCCTTTACAAATATTACAATCGGCCGCAGAAGGCCCGAGTCTGGGCCTTCTAGTGCAAAGCTATGAAGAGAATTTTAATATATCTATGTTTAAATTTGTACTTTTTACGATTATACAGACACTTATTCTCTACTTCGTTTTCGCGGGTAGTGGTATAGCAGAGATAACAAAGAATTGGCCGAAATATAGATGTAATCCTATGATTATGCCCTTTGCGAGTCTATTCGGTTATGATGCGACCGAGAACTTCAATTACTGCATGAAAAATATCTTTAGCGCAAATGCTGGTACGGTACTGGCACCGCTCTACGGAATCATGGCGAATTTTACTGAAGTGGTCGGAACCGTATCAAATGTAGCAAATTCTTTCCGTCTTCTGATTGCTAATTTATTACATGGGATGGAACGCTTAATGAGTTCCTTCCGTGACCGATTCCGCACAATTCTATTTTCGATTAAAACAAGTTTTATGAAAATTCAATCACTGATGGGGCGCGTCTATGCGACCTTCTATGCGGTTGTTTTTATGGGGTTATCTGCTCTCAAAGCAGCCGACAATGTGGCTCACAATGATCTGGTGACCTTCATGATGGAATTCTGTTTCTTGCCTGATACACCTATTATGTTAGAGGATGGTGTTATACTGCCTCTCTCGATGATTAAAATTGGTGATAGACTCACACCTGTAAATGGTGAAGTCCCTATTGTCACATCCCTGTTTATGTTCGATGGTTCGAAAACCTCTATGGTTCGCATTGGCGAAACTGTAGTCAGCGCCAAACACTATATTTATTATCCTCCTTTGAAAACTTGGATTGAGGCCGGTGAGCATCCCTATGCCACGGTCGAGCCATCAAGCCCAATCCTATTCTGTCTAAATACAAGTAGTCACGAGTTACGTATCGGTCAATATATCTTTAGTGATTATGATGAGTCTAGTAACCCTACTGTTGCTCGCGAGGTCCAGATTTTGGCAGAAAAACTTCTTAATAACGGACGCTACTCTGAACCTCGGACAAAAGACTATGTGTTGGGCTTGGATGGTAATTCAGTTGTACGCATGAGAGATTGCACGATACGAACTGTTAACACAATTTCTCCTGGTGATTTTATTAAGGGAGGTGGTCGTGTCCTCGGTATCGTACGTGAGTCTTGTGATAAGGTTGTACGAATCCCTGGATTATCCCGTCCTCACTACGTCAGTGCCTCACAACTACTATGGCACGCGAATACGAATAGATGGAGGCGGGCTTGCGACGTGTATCCTGAACGAGTGGTTAAGATGCGTAGTCCCCGTATTCTGTGCCACCTTATCACCGAAAATAATATCATATATTCAGAAGGACAAGTGTACAGAGACTATCGTGAGGTCTCTGACCCTGCGATGGAGGAGCCCTATGCAGAAGAACTATCTACAAAAATTGAACAGAAGCATACCGTTTCTTGAGATTTAAAATAAAATGACGATTACTATAAACGCAACATTTTCAAAGGTTCCTACCGCAACCGAGGATGGTATTCTCGGTATGCGCGTTCTGGGTGATTCTCCTATCACAAGACCCATTCATATAGGTCTTGTGCTAGATACTAGCGGCTCAATGGAGGGTGAGCGCATTAAGGCTGTCAAGAAGACGCTCACTGTCCTCATTGACAAACTTGTGGCGGGTGATAAGATTAGTGTTGTAGGATTTGCCAACGAGGCTCGTGTCCTATTGCGTTCACACGTAATTACGGCCGATAATAAGGCGGCTACGATTGATACCGTTAATCTTCTCGACGCTGAAGGCGGTACGAATATGGAGTGCGGTATTGTAGGGATAGGCTCCTCGCTAGGTGAAGAGATGCCTGATGCGGTGGTTCTGCTAACAGACGGACAGGTAAACCAGGGTATTACGAGCGCAGCAGGTCTCGGGTCACTCATTCGTTCCTATCTACAGGCAGTCCCCGTATATACTCTGGGTTATGGTGAGGACCATAATGCTGGACTTCTGAAGGCACTTGCCTCGCGGACCCAGGGCACATATACATATGTCAACAATGAACTAGTGTTGCCTGAATCTGTAGGCGACCTGCTCGGTGGACTCCAGAGTGAAGTTGCGAAGGCGGCAACGATTCTCTTTCCGCAGACGTGGGTCTGTCTAGAACTCACGACTGTAGAGAAGCCTGGCGAATATCAGATTGGTTCCATTATCGCGGATAAACCGACCTGGATTATGTTCAAGATTCCAGCAGGTTCTAGAGTTGAATCGGAGGCTACTATTCAGTACAAAGATTGCGTATCGAGCGAACTTTATACAAAGTCGTGTGTATTTGACACATCCCTCGACATACTTGATATCACCGAACAGGAACTACGTTGCCAGACGGCACGCACCCTGGAAGAGATTGGTGCAATGCTTCAGCAGGGGACATTTCGCGGTGCGAAGATGAAGTTGAATGTAATGCTAGACCTTCTGAATGCGAGCGTATCGAGTAGGAGACCGCTTGTTATTCACATGAAGGCGCAGATTGAGGAGATGATTGAGGATGTTAAGCGTATGGAAATGGGTACTCCGGATAGGCGCCAGATTACGGCGATGGCGATGCGCACCACCAGTCTGGGAGCAAACTATTCGGCACAGCGCGGTGTGACAGGAGGCGGGGCAGTATTTAGCAGCCCGCAGCAGCGTGAGGCGCGTACACAAATGGTTACGCTATATTCGCAGGAGGATCCGGCACTATAAAAATTTACTATATTTATTTATTCTTTTTGCTTAAGGATTTAATTAATAGACTCTGTAAATGGAATTAAAATCGACGGCCGATAGAGTTACGGAAACAATACGTATCGTACGCAAATTGACTGAATCTCTGCAACTCGATGCAGAATCACCAGAAATAGCCGAGTTGCGCCAACACATGAACACCTATATTCGCACTGGTGAAACCTGGAAAGGTATCGTAGATTTTTCACGCTGGGGTCGCGAAGCCCATTGTGTATTTCCCAAATATAAAAATCAGACTGTTGAAGTTACGCTCAAGGTTATTAAGCAAAATCCGGATTCCACTCATACTGGCCAGCCAGGAATTCCTTCAGAAACCAATTAATATGCCCTGGCTTCGTATACCGTGCATCACCAAAATCTATAATATAGACTTTGTTGTCCTTCTCGATAAAGTTATAACCTGTAATGTCAATGTATTCAATTCCTTCGCGCTCGTACAAAATGGTAAGAATTGCGTGAATTTGGGCCCAGATTCGCTTTGGAATTTCTTTGGGGTCATCCGAATACATATCGGCGAGACACATATTGTCTATGTTATCCATTGTAACTTCATAGCGGTCTGCGAATTTCTCCACTTTATGAATTTTAGGTACGAACGGATATTTGGAAGCAATTTGATGCAGTTCAATTTCAAGATCTACTTTCGCCTGCGGCCTTTTCGCTGTAAACAGGATGGTCTTTTTGAACATCTTGTCTGCTATACTATTGAGCCCATTGAATCCATTTTAGACGGTTCAAATTTATCTATTTGAAATATCCAGATATATCTATATCAAGATGTGTCTCTCCACTAGTTAACTTGATAAAGGGTATAGTGGTTTTAACTGTAGGGTCATCGCGTATCGTCTCCATTACACAAGGGCTTATCCAATTACATTTGTCTTTAAGGCGAAACATTGTATCTTCCGCTCTGTACAGTATAATAAGGGGTCGAAGGAGCATATTTCGCATAATAACCTGAAATGCGACATGCTGTGTCAAATATATACCATGAATATTATAAAAATATTCAAATGAATATGCCAATTCTACTGATTTGCGGTATTCTTTTAGACCCATAACAATCGCTTTAGTAAATTCTTTTAACCAAGCATCTATAATACTACTGTTCTTTGGGGCCATAATAAACCAATTCTCGACAAATGTCGAGGGGTCGTTATTTATAGTATAGCGATCCAAATAGAATCCTGTAAAAGATGAACGAGTTTGCAAAGTATCATTGTATATCTTTTCAAATGCGGCGGCAGAATTTATAATAATACCTACATCCATCCAACAACCGCCATGTGCTTTCAAGAGTTCTAGGCGAACCCAATCCGCCTTGTGCTGTTTAATAAGTTGGTCATAATTTTTAGGAAATGGAGTTGATATATATTTTGCTATAGTTGTATCTGATACAACGATATGTTCGAATGTAGGTAAAATAGCCTTTCGTTTTGCTAAAATAGTTTTCTGTAATTCGGGAATTTCTTCGCTATGCCAGTAAGACCATATAATTCTCGGTAAGGTATGTGGTTTTAAAAGTATAACAGTAATTACTAATAAAAATAGTAGAGGTAAAAGATATCCTAATAGTTTCATCTATAATGGTTTTATTTTAATATGCGAACAGCATGACACCTCGTCCACCAAACACTCGGAAAACATTCCAAACAGTTATATACGAGTACAAATTAAGGTCAAATTGCTGGCCGGCGGGGTCAGGATTCATGGTAATTTGCAATTCCTTTTTGGGTAATTTATCAAAATTCGAATTTCCACGGGGATTGTAAATTGGGCCTAAAGAAGGATCGTCGCTCGCACCAGGGGCTAATCCAAACGGATAGACATAGATGTAACGGTTGAAGAGAGGGGCCTTCCTGTAATGTAAAATCGGAAGAAGTGAGCGGAAATGAGATGGCGCTGTTTCATGCTGAAATCTGACTAAATTACTAAACGAGAGTTGGGCTCCGCGAATTGGCTCGGAATAGGCGTTACGGAAAGCCGGTTTGGCCTGGTCACTTGTCGTTAGAACGGCATCGGGCCACCATGGAATATGCCACCACTCATCTGGCGCAGTTAACTGCGAATGCAGTTCGCGTGTAAAGAGAAACCAAGAATTATACGTCGCCGCCTCCTGTCGCTGTAAAAACCAGATGAGTTCTTTAGTAGGATTATTGTAAGGAAGCCGTAACCGTACTGACGGAGCGCGCTGCGTCTGCTGAACGGGAACTATATAGTGTTGCTCTACACGGTAGTCTAATTGCGATGAGCGTAGCGCAACGGCCTCGGCCTCTTCTAACGAGATAAATTCACACAGAAGATATGTATCGCCCATAGGCAAATTTGTGGGCATGGTATAGCCTTGAAGAATTTCACCAGAGACGCCAAGATTCTGGAAATTTGGATTTATAGAATAAATTCGGTTGGGTGAATTCTGATTATATTTGTAAAAGGGCGCGCCCTGTAGGGCTGGCATTGTACCGGCTATGTCCTGTCTAGGTCTAAAATTAGGATTCCTTGGGTCCATGCGCGCTTCCGTGTAATATAATTGTGTGAGCGGACGGAATGTAATACTGACCTGTATCTGGTCGGCTGCCAGAGCATCGACGGGAAGAGCATTTGCATAGTTCCCTTGACTGAACCAAAACGGAAGCGGGACATAATTTACTGTGGGTGTTGTAGACTGGCCTATCGATGTACTATTGAAACCGTTGGCTATGCGATTTATCATACGATTTTTTGAACGAACGTCTTGAATCGATTCGTACAATTCGTCGCGGGACTCCAAGAACAGTCCATCCATACGGTCCACGGTGGCACCACCAATTATAAATTCGGTGTTTGCTATTAGTGCATGACCGAGTGAATTTGTCCAACCGAAACTCGGACCAATAAATGTGCCGGGCTCGACGGCATTTTGTGCATTTAATTGAGGCGAGTAGATATCAGGCATTGTCGTCACCAGAGTTACCTGTGTTAATAATTCGGCTTTGCGGGGAATTGTGCATGTCATTGTCTGACCAAAATTTGGCTGACCGTCAAATTCAACACGAACCCATTGGGCCGCCCAGCGAGTTGTCTTTTTCAAAACTTTAACATAATTTTTAATATCGGGTTGCCCTTTTGGGGGTAAAAGCCGCGTGTCCTGAAGACCGTAGCAGACTACAGATAGTAGTGTAGCCGGCGATGACATACCTTACTGACTGTATATTTATTTAAACCGCCTCCAGAAACTCTTGCCAATGGCATAATGCAATTTCAGGATTATAGGGATTGTAATTGAATCGTAGAACACCTGTTTGTTGGTAATGCCGAGCGTCCATGTTGCGCTGTAAAAGTGTATCGGGCATAGCAATCCAACCATCGTAACCGAATCGACATACAATATTTAGAATTCGACGATTCAAATAAAGTTTGTGTTCGCCTACAGCATTCTCTCTTTTTAGAAATCCGACTGGAACTATGAATGGTATCTTCTTTTCCGTATCAATTTGAAAATACATGTCTAGGGCTGCCTTTTCATCGGGTTCCAATTCTTCTTCTTCGGTTAAATTGAGAATATTCTTATACGATAACACGAATAATTTAGGCTGCTTATAGACCTTGTATGTCGTAAGTTTTTTAGAGTCGCCACGAGTGTAAATATAGGCACTGGTGGCGTCAGCAAAATAGGCTGGTACGGCTGTCGACGGACGGCGACGTCCTTCATGGTCTCCGCGAAACAGTTGAAGGTCGTGTGATAGGGTAGTCACTACATATTTTTGATTGCGCCCTGGTTGTTCAATTATATAGGCTGGATTTTTGAAATCATCGGGTGATAATAAGACTGGATTTGTTGGTGTTGTTGGTGGTGTCTGAGCCATTCTACTTATTGGCATGGCAAAAAATTGAAGAGTCTTAAGTCTACCTTTTTCTGAATCAATAAAGACTTTAGACAACGTAAGAAATGTCTAGTATTCCCAACGAGTTCCTGTGCGCTATTGGCCTCTCGCTGATGAAGGATCCGGCCATCGCACCCGATGGCTTCACGTATGAGCGGACGGCCATCATGGAGTGGCTCGCACAGAATCCGGTTTCACCGATGACGCGTCAACCGATGCGCGCGGACCAACTGCGCTCAAATCACGCCCTGCGGCAGACGATTGAGAACTGGGTTGCTGCCCATCCGATGACTGCAGCCGCAGATGGCGCAGCAGCGGCGGTGGTGCCCCTGTTCAAGGATGCTCCACTCTCCTTGACGGGTACGCTATCGGGCGGAGAACTCTTTCTGCGCCTGAACGTTAGCGACACGGAGCGTCAGCCGATTGTTCTGCTTATTATTGCGGACAATTCTGGTTCCATGGGTGAGGAGGCATCTGGTGGCGACGGCGGCGAGTCCTTTGGATTTACCCGTCTTGACCTTGTCAAACACACGATTCGCACCATTGCTGCCATTCTTGGCCCGAACGACATGCTCGGCATCGTGACTTATAGTACGAGTGCCCAGGTTGTCCTTGTGCCCACTGTGATGAATGATGCGGGCCGTGCGCGCGTGGGCGCCGCCCTTGAGACCGTCCAGCCCGATAGCCAGACGAATATCTTTGATGGCATTCGTACCGCGTCGCTTCTTGCGAACGCACCGGAGTTGGCCGGCCGCCATATCGTTGGTGCTCTGCTGACCGATGGCTTTCCGAATATCAATCCGCCCCGCGGTATCGTGCCGACGCTGGCTATCCTGCCGACAACAAACCAGTGGTCTCTCCACACGTTCGGCTTCGGCTACAAGCTCGACAGCAAACTCCTGACCGAGATTGCGCACTGGGGCCAGGGTCTGTTCGGCTTTATTCCAGACTGCTCGATGGTTGGTACGGTGTTCATTAACTTCATCGCCAACATGCTCGCGACCGGACACCGCGGTCAGCGTATTTACTACAAGGTCAACGGTACGGTCAGTTCTCTGCTAACAGGCCCTGTTCAGATTGGCCAGGCGCGCGACTTCGTTGTTCCTGTAGGCTCTTGGCCTGGCGCGGCTGTATCTCTGGACGGTATTACCTGGATGGACGCAACAGTGGCATCAGAGCCCGTGTTTCCTACCGCTCATAAGTCCTATCTGCGCGCAATTGAGGCAGTCGTGGCGTCAGCAGGTACTGATTCTACCCGTCTTCAGAGCTTCCGCCTCGAGTACATGCCCTTTGTCCATGATACTGCTGTATGTGCGCTTCTCGCGGATGTGAAGCCGGGTCCAGCGGATGACGAGGGTCAGGTATCCATGGCTCCGCGCTTCTGGGCCAAGTGGGGTGAGCACTACCTGCGCTCCTATCTTCGGGCCCAAGAGTTGCAGCAGGCCCTGAACTTTAAGGACCCTGGCCTCCAAATCTACGGTGGTGCTCTGTTTCACGAGATTCAGACCGTTGCCGACTCGGCTTTCTGTACTCTGCCTGCACCCAAGCCGAGTAGTGTTCCGCGCGCTGCCGCCTATGGTGGCTATGCCGCGGCTGTCGCTGTACCCACAACCATGGCAACCTTTCACAATTTTAGCGGTGGTTGCTTTGCGGGCTATTGTCGCATCATGATGGCCGATGGTACAGTGTGCCCCATTAAGGATATTGCTCCTGGCGCCTCCGTCTGGACTATCGGTGGTCCTGCTGTGGTCCGTGCCCTCGTCACGTGTGGCTCCAAGTTGCGCACGCAGCCAATGGTCCAACTCGGCGACCTTTGTATCACGCCCTGGCATCCGATTCGGCTCAATAACGGTATCTACGTCTTCCCTGCCGATATGACACCCTACCAGGACCGCCTCATCGACACGGTGTACAATCTCGTCCTCGACCAGGGCCACGTTGTAGATTGTGAAGGCTTTCTGTGTATCACACTGGGGCACGGTATCACGGAGCCTGTCGCGGCGCACGACTTCTTCGGCACCGATGCTGTCATTCAGGACCTGATGAAGCTTCCTGGCTGGTCGGTGGGTCGCCCTACCTTCCAGAATCTGACCACGGTTCGTGATGCCGCGACAGGCACCATCGTTGGCTGGGTTGATTCGCCATAAACACAAATCGAAATGAGATTTATAATAAAATCTAAATGCAAAGAAAAATTAGTAAACACAAAACATAAAATTTTTACGTAATGTTTTTAACGGTGTCTGCGCGTTCTGCTCTTGCGCGAGCGACTACGGCGAGTTCTGCGTCTGCCGCCGGCCATGTTGGGAGACCGGGGCGCGTTCTGCGCAGCGACGTTTTGGGCCGCCACATTTGCCGCCTGCGCAGCAGCGTTCGCATTTTTAGCGGCGTTCTGGGCGACATTGGCGGCGTGGACCGCATTTGTAGCCGCAACCTGGGCTGAATTTACCGCCGTGACAGTGTTTACGACCGGCGCACCGACTCCCATGGCAGCAGTTACTGGTACTGCAGCAGTCGCTTTCGAGTTTGTTGACTTAACAGTTGAAGAAGCCGCGCCCATTTATACATGGCGTCTGTTTTTTCTTGTCTTTCTTTTCCTTCTCGTCTTACGGGAACCACCAGAACGCAGGGTGTCCGCTAGTATTTGTAAAGCATCGGCCCCCAAGATTTTATTTTCTAGTATGAAGACATACATACTTCTGTAAAACCAGAGACGTGATTTCTCGCTTGGTAATTCGACGAGGCGGGAATTTCCATAAGGAAGTGACCAAAATTCCACCGGAAAATTTGCTATAAATTTGGTGAAGACTGCCATCCATGTTACGCACCAGCCAACGCTTGGTGTTTCGAGTTTTTGTATATTATCAAATCCATATCGACCCGAAACTGCCATTGTGTCATTTACCGTAAGGTCTGTTCTGCCAATAACATGTAGGCCAACTATATAACCAATCGCTGTCGCCTCTTCGGGATCCATTAAATACGTTGAAACAATATCGAGTTCGTTTGTTGCCGGAAAATAGATGAGAAGAAGGGCGTGACCTGTGCGACCTTCTTTTTGTTTGTGTACAAGTGCACAATGTAAAATAAGCGGATTTGTCGGTTTACGGCCAAAATCTTCAAAAAATTTAGGCTCAAACCCCATACTGGCCTTTTCTTTTATGTTTACAAGTGAACCTTTTCTATCATCGATGATAACCTGGATATTGAATCCACTGCCGGATGCGAAGAACTCTACGTGGTCTTTTATCGGTGTAAGAATTTTACGCCGTAGAGCCGAAAGTTGTGTGTAATCGAAACACTGGGATAACCGTGGCTGAAAGTGTACGGGTACATTTTCCTCTTCTAGATAAGGCTTTATAGGAATGCCACGTGTCATGATACGACTTATTTCGGAGCCTATGGCTTTTTTCTCCTCCGCCTCTTTACCGCGTGTGGATGGACCTTTGTACATCCCTCTAATAGAGGGAGAGAGTTCGGGCGCTCGGATCACTCGTTTCGGGGCTCCACTTTGGCATCCACATATAGGGTATTACTGTGGCCTGATTCGGATACAGTTGGTCAAAGATGCGTCGATACAAAAGGGCCTCGGCTGTCTTGGGACTGTTATGCGGGTACGTTTGTACGGCGTGGGCTAACTCTTCGTCAATATTAGGAATCTGCTGCCTGGCCCACTCATTAATAGAGGCATGCCACGGCTTTTCCGTTGCACTGACACCATCACTGAACGCCTCCTTCTTGCGCCACAAAACGTCGAAGGGTAAGAGGTGGGTTATATCGAATGCGGCACGTAGGATATACTTTTCAGGCTGCGTTTTAGTAGGACGACATAGTCTTGTTGGAATAGAGCGCCAGACAGAGACAAACTGCCTGTCCAGGAAAGGTGTTCTTGCCTCCAAGCCATGAGAGGCCATTCCGCGGTCGGAGCGCAGAACATCAAACGTGTAAATGTCCTTCAGAAGACGCTCTGTTTCTGCCTCAAACTCTTCGTCTGACGGAGCCCTATGAAAGTAGAGGTAGCCACCACCGATTTCGTCGGAGCCGTCGCCGTTGAAGACAACCTTAATATCCGTGTTGGCCCTGATATACTTGCCGACAAGCCAATTACCGACCGAGGCGCGAACAGAGGTAATATCATACGTTTCGGCAGCAGCAATTACGGCAGGAATGGCCGCAAAAAAGTCCTCCTGTGTCAACTCAATTTCATGATGGATAGAGTCAATTGCGGTCGCGACCTTACGCGCATAGACCAAATCGGTGGAGCCGGCCATGCCGATACTAAACGTGGTTAACTTTTTGTTGTATCGCTTGAGATAGCGCGCAGCGATAGCGCAGACTAGCGACGAATCTAGGCCGCCACTGAGGAGAGCACCGATAGGACGATCCGACATCAGACGCTTTTCAACCGCCTGCTCAAAACTTTTTTGTAAAAGATGTTTTGCTGTGCTCTCATCTTCACAGGCAGGATTTTTGAGCCAGGGAATCTGATGGTATCCGTAGGCTGACATGACAAGGTCGGAGTCAGGGCTGGTCGGCAACTGGAACTGATACCAAGAACCAGGCGGGAAGGCCTGAATCCTACTGCAAATAGGCGTTAGGGCTTTGATTTCGGAGGCGAAGGCCTGGAAACCGTTGCCCTGGCCCATGTAAAGCGGTCTAACACCATACGGGTCGCGACAAACTGTTAGGGTATTGTTTCGTTGGTCAAGCGCTACAAGAGCGAAAACGCCATCAAGAGCACGGCAAAACTCGGTCGGCGGCAACTGACGAAAAAGATAGGGCAACACTTCACAGTCCGAGCACCCTTCAGGTAACTGGATATTCCATCTGGCGGCGAGTTCTTTGTAGTTATAGATTTCACCATTACAAATTACGGCCACGCCATCACGCTCTACCGGCTGATGACCGAGAGGGGACAGGCCATTGATGGCTAGACGAGTGAAGCCCAAAACAACTTGGTTGAACTGCTTTGTGGCCATGTACTCGGGTCCACGGGCTGATAATGTGGCCAGGCAACCACTGATGTCAGTGGTGCTAGGCAAAGTTTCAACGGGACCGAGGAGAGCCAAGATTCCACACATTTAGGGTTTTAAATGTAGGCGTTGTTTAAGCGTATTCACATAGTTGAAAAATTGAAATAACCTATAAATTAAAATATCGTGTCAAGATAACTTCCTAAAGAAAGTAAGTTATCAAGTAAAGATGCGCCGCACCGCTACGAAGGATTCTACTAATCGTGAGAATACGCTTGTCCGCATGTTTAATGGGGAGCAACTGTCTGACGCCGAGTACGCGTATTTCTCTTGTCCAAAGGAGGCTCTCAATTCTCTGAAGAACAAAGCCTCTCCTCTCGGTATCGCCAAGGTACAGGGTGGTCTTGGTAAACACTATGACTTTACTCTCGGCTCTACACGAGGTGAACTCAAGCATTCTGTATCAAAGGGAACGACATCAGATGTCCTTGAGTGGCAGCCATGGCTAGACGGCGTACAGTTTCTCCAAGGACAGACGAAATCTAAAAACGCGCAGCCCTTTATTGGTGGCTGCGGTCTGCCCATGTGGACTGCCTGGTTTACAGAGGAAGTTCTCCCGTTCGCCGTGGCTGAGGTGCCAGCCGCCGCAGGAATGACCTTCGATGCGTACTACAAGTGCGCATCCGGAATGTCGGTAACACAAAAGCAAACTTCGACACCCGCAGGTAAGTTTATTCTGGCTTTGCGGCAAAATGCTGAACTCGCGGAGCGTCTGCGTCTGCGCTGGATCGCATTTGAGGAGCGCTGGCTTCCCGTCAATCCTCTCGACCATGCCGCATTTGAGACCCGCATGAGGCAAGTTATTGAGGAGAAGGATGTGTGGATTGCTATCAATAAGACGGGTGCTTTCTGGATAGAGGGGTTTTCTGTGCTTGCGGTGACTTTCGAGGGATGCGAGAAAAAGCGGGACGGCGGTTGTATCTTCCGTTACTCGATTACCCTACAAAAAAAGTCCGGTGGCCAGACAAATAAGGTACCAATTGCGTTTAAACTTCATTGGAAAAATGGCGGCCAGGCCGTTCAAAATCTTAACTTTATGGTCATCTAACAAAATATATATATATATATATATCATCTTCGTTCACATAAACTGTCGCAGAGCCTGTGCCACACATTCAATCATCGGCGGTGGAACTGCGTTACCAATCTGAATCACCTGTTCCGACTGTGTGCCCTTAAGTTTATAATTAGCAGGAAATCCCTGAATCTGTTTTAGTTCATTCGGTAGCATTGTTCGAACATAGGCAGTTCCATCAGGCTTTTTTAGACCGATTAGTAGACGAGGTTGATGACCATATGTACAGATAATTGTCTTTGAGGGAGCATCAATATCAATAATTTCCGAATGAATTGGGGAAACTCGCTTTGTACAACTGAGTAGGTCAGTATCTGTTTTTAGAACTACATATGGATGAGGTGTACCTGTGGGTTCGGCATCCTGTGTTACCTCTAATGCATATGTTGCGAAATCTTCAGGAATAAATTCCGCCGGAACACGATATGCGCCTTCCATTGTATTTGTAACAAATGAACGAATTATAGGGGTTGTTTTCGCCGCACCGAGTTTCTCTGCCTCGGTCCACATCTTTGTAGGCTGAAAATTCTTAATACGAGTCGTATCCCACCCTACAATTACTACACGCTTTCTCTTCTGTGGTACACCGAAAGCAGTCACCTCTTGAATCTTGTAAGTCAGCATATAACCGATTGCTTCGAACGCTGTCTTAATACAATCGAGCATAAGAGGGTCAGTGGAATTTGGACCACTCTTCATCCGCGCCAGTCCCTGTACATTCTCGCCAATAATGAAGAGTGGCCGAATCTCTTTAGTAGCACGTACGAACTGCTGATAGAGTTGATTACGTGGATCGGTAGTGGCCTTCTTTCCTGCGTGGGAAAATCCTTGACAAGGGAATCCAGCAAAGATAATATCTGCTTTGCCGCGATAAATCTGAAATTGTGTATCTTCAATCTTGGTAATATCTCCTGAAGTCTTCTTACTATCCATAATATAAACTGATTCAGGAAAATTCTCGAGATGCGTTGCGGCAAACGTCTTCTTTAGTTCTGAAAACGCAATTACCTTGAATCCCGCGGTTTCAAGTCCAAGAGTATCGCCACCGCATCCTGAAAAGAGTGATACAGCTGTATTTTGGATTTGTAGTGTTTCGATTGGTTGTCCCTGTAAAATAGCAGGCTTACACGGTATCTTCTTCTTCTTATGCTGGGTCAGTCCGGCTTTACGGTCAAATGATTTCAGACAGATTTCACACACGTTCATTCTGTTCTTTTTCTAATTTAGTATATTTTTAACTACCAATCAACTTTTGGTAATTTCCGGGTGAAAAAAGTTGGGCTTGCGCCTCTTTATATTTTTACATTTAGTCTTGTTTTTGTTTCTTTTACGCCGGTGCCTTGTACGTGGCCAGGAAGACCATGCGCTTGAGATCCTGGCGGCCCATAATAGCCTGGTGCTCCTGCCAGGTCAGCGACTGCTTCTGTGGGGCCAGGCGCGCGAGATACTGGCCGTGAAGGTCGAACAGAATGCCCTTGTACTGGACCGGAATCTGGGCCTTCGGGCAGTCGCGAACCTTGAAGACGTGGACATAGTGATTGTACGTCTCTGAAACCACCTTCGTCCACTGGGCCAGGGCGGCGGAGGCCTTGACACGCTCCTCAGGATAGTAGGCCAGGTACGTCTCCAGCGTGCCATTCTTAAAGTTCTCGAACCAGGTGTACTCGAGCTTGGAGTGGTTGCCGCGGAACTTGCGAATCTGGTTGTACATGTCCGTGCGCATCTTCCAGCGGTGGCCCGTAGCGATGTCGCGAATCACGATGCCCTGACTGCGGATGCCCTCAAACTGCTGCACATTAGTCAGCAGGGCATGGCAGTCAACCATGCTGAAGGCCGAGAAGCGGCGCGGCGCAAACATTGTGGTCGGCGACGGCATCGTCTGGAGACTTACAGTCAGCGGGTTGATTACCGTAATCTCGACACAGGTCAGTGACGGTGCCATCACGGGCACAACAATACGGTTTAGTGGATGCTGGAGCACGAACGAGTAGCCGTACTCCTTGTTCAGCCCGCTAAAGTCCGGCTGCCCATTCGGAGATGGAACCCAGGCCTGCGCAAACAGTTCAGCAAATGTGTGGTCAAAGAACTTGTTGTCCGCATCCAGGCGAGACCGCGTAGCCAGGCGCCACTTCTGCTGGTACTTGTCGAAGAAGAGATTGACCATCACTCCGTCGACAAACTCCTCGACGATAATGTTCGGCGTGAACTGCAACGGCATCGTCAGCAAGAGTTGGCTCTTCATCGGTGCGACAAAGACGGGGCGATTTGTCATCGTGTCCCAGACCACCGAGCGAAACATCTGTGTTACAGGATTCGTCAGGTCGGCGACTGAGGCGCCAACAGCGGGCGCGCGGTTGTAGCGCAGCATCACGAGCTGGTCACCATCCTTGGCGTTGACCTGGATACCCAGACTCGTGACGTACGTGCGAAATGCATCATACGTAGGGTACTGGGCCACAAGGCGCGCGAACATATCATTGATTGAGAAAGTAGACGTGTTCATTTTGGATTCTTTGCCCTTTTATTAACCTTGTTTTAAGCCTGGGCCAGGTGTTCAATTTTTTAGGTTCGGCACATTGGATTACAAATAAAATCACAAATGGTAGCGATGAGTGCCCCGACCGAAGAGGAGACCACTCTAGAATTGGGAGACCTTCTAACCTTGACCTCCTCGGTCTTTGGTTCCTTAACAGGAAAGATTATATATCGCGACGCTGAACTAATACGAATTATGCCTATCGACGCTAGTGATAGGGCCCAGGAAATTCCTATGGGTGATGATGGTGATTTTGCCGAGGGCACTGGAATAATGAACGTAGTCCTACACTCTAAACGTATGGACCCGCATTTTACCCAAATACTGGGTGTTCAGGAGGGTGAGCGCCTAGAGTTTTTTACTGTGGCCGGTGAGCCCATTGACAAAGACAAGGTCGCAATCGTAGCAGAGATTCGTGAGGACGATGAAAATGACGCCGTGCTCTTAACGGATGGTCGCCTAATCGACTTCGCCTTTATCGGTCCACCGGCCCCGATTGGTGTTATTCGTGTACGGGCGGCCGAGTCAGATGATACTGCCGAAGAGGGGAATCAAGTTCCAGCGGAGGAGGAACATGGGCTCCCGGACGAATACGACCTTTCGCTTCTCGAGGGACTGTTGCCGGCGGCGATGGTGGAAGAGATACCGACCGCCGAGCGCTCGTACCCAGAAGTCATACAACGTGAAGACATGTACATCGATTTATTGAAGGACTTTACGGAGGCACAGCAGAAAAATCCCTCTTTGTTGCGACGCCTGGCTCGCGAAACTGAACTACTTTTGGCCCTGAAACACGCCGCCACTGTCGTGTCAGAAGATGGCTCACAAAAGCCATTTGTTCGGTCAGCGGATTCGCTCCAGTCTATTTTAAGTCGTCTGGGAACTCCACTGTCTTCTATCATACCCGTGTTGGCCGCAAAACGTATCGTGTACTACAATACCAATGTTGAAATCCAACCTACCGAAGATATGCTACAACAGGTCGAGTTTCGTGCTTGGTTAGAGAGTGAACTACGAAACTATAGAACAAGCGTTGCTTATTTAGCAGGTCAGGATGCCGGTGGTGCCGCTCAAATCAGTAAACTGATGTACTCTTATTTGTACGAGGTTCTCTTTCGCGAAGGCAGCGTTGTTGTGCCTGGCTCTGCGGCGGCCAGTGATGAAATTGTAGCCGACCAGGATGTATTACGTTCTGTGGTGCCACCCGAAGAAGTACTGGGTTACTCCAAGTTGGGTGATGAGAAAAATAATCCTTCGGTCGATGACCGAAATATTGCGCCAATCAAAACACGTCAAATTCGTGTTTTGAGTTCTCTGAAAACACGAACCCAAAATGTTATTGCGCCTGGTGACCCTGGCACTGCCCTGAACTATATTGTATTGCCGGCACATATTGGTTCTACGTGGCGTCCAGTGAAATTTTCAGGCTCTTTGGCCGAGGATATCCGCGCCAGTGAACGGACAAAGACGTTGCCACCTATGGAATCTGTAACAAATATGGAAAGTTCGTATGTCGAGAATGGTATTCAGGTTGTCAAGGGACTCGCTTCAGCGGAGGGTGACGACCCTTCTGCTGTTTCAACGGTGGACTGGCTCGCGCGTAATTTAGAGCAGAATGTACATCCAGCGGACTTGTTAAGTTCTGGCTCTATCGGTGTCAATCGTGTAATTGACTCAATTGGTTTGCGTTCATTTGAGTGGTCACCGGCTGTGGCCCAAACAATTTGGTCTGCTATCGCGAAAGCACAAGAAAACTATATGAGTGCCTATGGCGCCTTTAAAGAAGAGGTTGATAAAGAAGAGCATAGTCCGTATGTCGTTGGCCCAGGCATACCCGCTGATTCTGACCTGTATGTCAAGGCGATACAAATACCTGAACTCGGTGAGGCTCTTGCGCGGCTCAAGGCAATGAACCCAGAGCAGGTCGACTGGGATTTGGCCCAGGCTCAACACCTATTAACAGCCGCCGAAAGCACATTGAGTGGTATTTTGTATAAGGCGGTTATCGGTTCGGATGACTTGAAAAAGGCACAAGCGGTCTATAAGTCAGAGGTACGCCGCAGTCTTCTAACGATTAGCGCAATTAATTTGGCTCTTGCACAATACAAGGCCAGTCCCATCTTGAATACCTGCCCGCACGTCAAAGACAAGGAGATTCTGCGCAAGGTCATGGGCAACGATAACGGAAAATTTCAGGCTGTCCTGAATCGCTTTTTACAACGCTACCAGGGTAAGCGCGAAAATAACTGGGTTGAATGCTCGGTTTGCGATACCCATCTAATCTGTATTCACGAAGTGATGATGTTGTATGAGCGCACCCACCCTGGTCGTGCACCGGCTCTACACAAAGAAATTCTGCTGGACTTTGGTGGTGCGGCCTTCAACGGCAAATACGTGTGCCGTAATTGCGGTATTCCCATTTCAGAACTAGAATACGATACCCATTTGGAATTTGACGATGAGGGTCGCCCTCTCGTGGGACGAGCCGCTGTAGCCGATGAAAAAACTGCCGACGATGAACTCGACTCCATCCTGAATATTTCACTAAAGAAGAAGACAGTTGAATTTGAAAACGAGGTCCAGCAGGAATTATATGATGTTGCCCGTGTATTAGCACAGAGTTCTGGCTTTACTTTTGACGAGTCCGTCTACCGTTCGCTCGTCCTGTTTACGTATACCTATCTGACGAATACATTGCCTCCCAAGGATAAGTTTGAGCAGATGACAGCCAAGCGTAAGGTCCGCCCTTCGTACGAGTCTTTTAAAGCCACAACTGAACTCGCTATTATGGCGTCCGTCATGTTATGCGAAATTCACTCAATACAGCCACTGCCTGAAGTTCTCTTCCCTTTTGCTGGATGTGCTTTTAAACGTGGTGGCTTTCCTATTGAGACGGATGACCCCTCCAAACTTGGTGCCATGGAGTACTTTGTCTGCGTTATTGCGAATATTAATCGCTCTTCGAGTCCATGGAATTCGACAATGTGGTCAACTGAATCAAGTCCTGATAAACGCCAGACCCTAGTTCGCGACTGGATGATGAAAATGCTTTCAGAGCCAGAAGTTAAAGTACTGCTACAGAAAGCCAGTTCAACCTATGCGCAATTTACAAAGGACAAGGTTGCAGGGGCCAGTTCAAGTGATAAATTGCCCTTTAGTTACCGTCCTACACCCAATCCTTTTACGATAGACGGTGCTCCACTGTTAGTTGACCGCATTATGACACAGGTCCGTGATGCGCCTCTTGTCGACATACAGCCCGTCGTTAATCAGAGAAATTTCGAATTGGCGGTTGGAATCATTAATTCGGCACACGCGGCAGCACGTGACATGAGTATCATTAGTGAAACTTCGACACGTTCGGAAGCGATGTGCTGCTATAAGTCTATACAAGCCGTTCGTGCTGAATCGATGTCTGTATTTTCTGCGCCGGCCACTGAATTGGAAATTGAGAGTTTACGCGGGGCTGAAGAGGTCTTGAGAAAGCGTGACCCGACCCAGCAATCTAATGGTGCTCACTTATGGGTTCGCTGGCTACCGCCTGCTGAAATTGCCTCTGTACCTGTAGCACCCGATGCGTCCTATTTTAAGATGTTTATGCGTAACTGTTTCCGCGGTCAGCGTGAAGGCGAACCACACGAATTTGGCCGCAGGTCTAACTTATATGAATGCCGTCACTGCCAATTCCGTGTTAAACGTGACCCGTTAATTCTGATGTCCGACCTCGCTGATGAAGAATACTATAATAATGATTCCAAACGCAAAGGGCCGCCTCGTACAGTTATTCAAGAGGAGGCCGGTGCTGCCCTCAAAGAAACTGGTATTCAAGTAAACAAGGGTACTTTTGACGCTTTACTTTCATCCATCCGCAGACAACGTCTGGTATTACCGTACGTCGAGCCAGAAGGAATGACAAGTATTGAACTATTTGCTGAACTCAACGACTTGGTCAAAACAGATATGCCGTTTTTGCCGGTACGTGCGGCTGACTGGACTCTAGTGGAGAAGGCAATGGCGGCGAATTTTGAGCGTAAGGTGGAGCCCAGTGAAGAAACACGTAAAATTACGTGGGCTCAATTTGTTTCCAAATATGATGCGTTGCGAAATAGTCTATTAGATGTATTGGAGGGCCGTCAAGGAAAGACACAGGTTAAGCGTGTTGGCAGAGTGGAAGAAATTCTGGTCGCAATTGAGCGACTGACTGATGATCCAATTTATCAGGGACCCAATGAAATTAATAAACACTGGATTACCGGTCTGGAGAGAATTTCACAGGGTTTCAGTGAAATGGTATTTGGCTCTGGAACTTGGTTCGGACAAGGTGTTGGTAGTTCAAAGTCCATACGTAATTATTTGTTTGGGGGTACAAAGTGGTTTGGTAAGAAAATTAGCCAACGCCATTCGGCAAAATTCGAAGAGATGATCCAGAAAATTCTTGGCGCCACGCACGACACGAATAAAGAATTAAGCAAGCCGGAAATTCGTGGATACAGCGCAGACCTAACCAATCAATTGGCCGCATACCTTGGTTCTATTGTACATTTCTGGACGAACAACATGGTGTCTTTCAAGGTGTGGGGAGTCACTAACGAAGAGTTGCGCTACCTGTTGCGTTGGCTTGTCCTATCATCGATAGAGTCACTACTACTAGTCGAATCTCCTCTGTATAGTAATATACCAAAGGATAGCGAGAAAATTCAAATTCAGAGAATTCTTCTTGGCTGGACGAAAAACGTGTTTTTGGAGGGGCGCAGACAATTCGACCAATTCGGTTTGACCGAAGAAGAAATTCGCCTCGCAATTCTGGATGCCCGTGAGAAAGAGAAAATTTCCGTCATTAAGGAAATTGACGATGAGAAGGACCCAGATTTGCGCGCAGCGGCGCTGGTTCAGAAGAATTTGAAAATTGGCCGCTGGGCAATTGGTACCGCCAAAAATTTATCCAGTTACAATGCTGAATTCTGGGATTTCCTACAAGAGCAGCGTGACCGTATGGGTATCGCTGACAATACGAATGGTGCCGCTGCTGTACCCGAAAATGCTATCGGTTTTGACTTTGGTGACTTGCCTGAAACGGAAAGAGGCTTTGATACATACGCCAGACAAGATGAAGATGAAGGCGGCGAGTCTTAGACCAATGAACATTTCAAATCGGCACTAAAAAAATAATTATATAGAGTAATATGACATCAGACCCTTATGTTGGAGAGGTTCTCCTTATACATTTACCTGGAACTAAGAGACCACGTTTTAGATGGATTGTAAAAAAACGAGAGGATAAACGTTATATTGTTCGTGCTCCCAAAATCGGTGTAAAAATTAGTAATCTTACTCGTAAGCGTGATAATGACTTTGGAAAAGAAACGCTTCTTCCTTTTGGTGTAAAGCCTCGTAGTCATACCCAAAAAAGAAGAAAACACATTTAATTACTAAATTTAGATTGGTGCCAGTTTAAAATGTTCGCTGGTCTAAGGATTTTTCTTTATATAAGTTTGCTTTCTATTGGTAGGGAGGCATGCATCTGCCAATTTTAGCCGTTGCTTTTGCTATCTATATTTTAGGAATCGCTCTTGTACTTTTTTTTAGACCCCACGCAATGTTCCGGCCCGGCGGTACCTGGAAAGAATTTGGAATTGGACGTGGTGAAAATCATTCACTCTTTCCGTTCTGGCTCTTTGCTATCTTCTGGGCTTTCATCTCGTATGGACTAGGACTCGTAATTATGAGTCAGTTTGCCGTGATGGCAATCGGTGTCCCGGAACAGGGGCCCTCTATTCAGCAGATGGCGCCGCCTGTACAAATGCAACAAATGGCTATGCCGCAGCAACAACAACATGCCTTCATAAAGCCTGTCAGTTCAATGATGGGACTACAGGAGAATTCTAGTCCAGGCTACTACGTTCTACAGAATGGCCCGCAACCTAAATATATCTATTATGGAACTGAACCACCGCAACTAAAATAATAACTTAAGGCCTCGTATATTATTAGTATAATCAGTTAAACTAATAATATGCCTTTTGGAAAGTATTCGTATTATCATAAGCATCCAGAAATTCGTTATGACGGTAAATCCGAATTATATGTTGGAAAGTTTTGTTCATTGAGTCCATTTATTACTATCTACTTGGGCGGTAATCACAGAACTGATTGGATATCCACCTATCCTTTTGGTACCGAAAAAACCGGCGAAGTATTTACTGCTATAAATGTGTATGAACGCGGACACCCCTTTACGAAAGGGGACGTTGTTATCGGAAATGATGTATGGATTGCTGACCATGTTTCCATTATGTCTGGTGTAAAAATAGGCGATGGGGCTGTCATTTCTGGCTATAGCCATGTTGTAAAAGATGTTGAGCCTTATACAATTGTAGGTGGGAATCCGGCAAGATTTATACGGCACCGCTTCAGCAAAGAGCAGATAGACCAGTTACTAAAAATAAAGTGGTGGGATTGGGAGGATAAGAAAATTAATGACAATCTTCATTTAATTTGTAGTCCTAATATTGACGTGTTTATAAACGAACACCGTGTTTAAGATCCACATACGGCCGACATAAATCCGCCAGACGCAAATCCATAGAGGGCACCCCATAACATGAAATAACTATAGGCAATCGCCTCGCCAATTCGCGGTTCAATTGTCGGACTCAAAAGTTGTGAGACCACCCCCTTGAGTCCCGGAATGAATACCGCAATTGAAAGAGAAAGCGCTACAATTAGTGTGGCAATACCCGCATTTCCGGCAAGTTGCTTAAAATTCTTAACCGAGCCGCAACTCTGATGCTGAATTACTGCAAACCCACCAGCAGAGGCTGCTGCTGTGAATACTATCGCAACGACGTATAAGATTACTAGTAAATATGGCGATTTTGCGTCAGTTATTCCCATTGTTGTAGCAAGTCCCATATAAACGCCGAAGGGTATCCCGGATAAGAAGAGCCCGGCGAGTCCCATGATGAGGTAGATAAGCGATTGGTCCATCTTTCCTCTCTCTATGAAAAGAAGAGGAGATGGTACGCGCAGTGGACCCCAAGAAAGTGAATTCATTGGCGGATGTAATTTCAGCCTACAAGCGCAAAGCCAAGAATATCACTCTGAACCTTACGACAGGCGCTTTTGAAATACATGACGCGAAAGATAAGGTTGCAAAGACTATCCGGCTTTCAAAGGGGTATGATGCCGCATATGTAATTAATCGCTCCGAAAAACCTGCTGATGTACAGTCGTCGGGCGAATTTATGGCAAGGTTACGCCAGGCCAGCGTCGCGGAGGCGTCAGAATACGAATCTGAATTTGCAGAATTACAGGATGAACTTTTACAAACTGTTGAAACGTGGAAAGCCACGATGCCGGGCGCTACTCGTACAAACCTGGCCTTAGCAGTTGGTCGTTTAGAGCGGAAATTGGCGCTTGCTGAAAATGAATTGCGCGGCGCACAGTATACGTATCGTGAAGCACAGGCCGTCGACTTAAAAAGACGCGTCTTCAATCCTGCTTCAAACGATGATAGAAATGTTCCACACCCCGTTTACAAGCTAAATCAATATAGCACTACTGTCAAACAACGCGTGGTTCCTATCGCCTAAACAAGAGGAAAAGGTTGTATACGTGCCTCATTCTTATTACAGTCAACCTCCTTCGTCTCATAGACGAAACAGGTGCCATTTCTATCCCTATAAATCAACTTACCGGCATTTTCAAGGTTCGGGTATTTCATTATGATGAGCGGAGTCGGCTTCAAGATATAGACGAAGAACATACCGAACGCAAATGATAAAAGAAAAGGAAAGAAATGAAGATGCTTCAGCACTGTCATGGCCCTATTCTATAGGTTTTTATAAAATAGAATAGATTTTGTTAATTTTCAGGTGAAAACCACTTGACTTCTAGTAGGGAGGCACTATGGAGTTCTCTAAATGGATTGCCAATGATAATGTTGCTATTTTAGTTAGTTGTGTTCTTGGTTTTGGTGTCGCCGCCCTTTTTAGACCCTTGTGTAAGGGCCCGGATTGTGTTATTTTACGTGGTCCACCTGTCGCACAGATACGCGGCTCTGTTTATCAAATAGGTGAGAAATGCCACGAATTTAATGCGAAGGCTGTCGAGTGCCCGACAGATTCCGAGACAAAGGTTGTCGAAACGTTTACCTTCGCGGCGATAAACTAAAGGCGCGTCATAACGGTTTTCGAAAATACTGCTCATCTCGTAAATGCCGCAATCTACCCCGCTGGAGAACATTGAGAGCAACGATATTCCGGACAACCAGGGCTCTGATGAGGAGAGAGTCCAGCGCATTATCAGTGAGATGAACGGCGGCGAAGAGCAACGTGAAACTCCCGGTGCCGAGCCTCCGATGCAGTACCAGATGCCCGCTCCCCCGCAGGAGCGTGTATTGCGTGGACAGCAGATGATGCACCCGTCGATGATGTATGCGCAGCAGCCCCCGGCTGAACAGGAGAAGCCTGTTCCTACGCCTAGCGCGGCCTCCAAGAAGAACATCTGGGCACATATTTCGGATGCACTCAAGTTACCGCTAGTTGTATCTGTTGTATTCTTTCTCCTATCTCTGCCTGTAGTCGATGTCTACCTCGCCCGCTATGCTCACTGGGCCTTTTCAAACGGAGGCCATTTGTCTATGGCAGGACTAGCACTCAAGGCTGTTTCTGCTGGTGCAATTATGGGTGTATACGATACAATTGATAAATTGGTTTCCCGCTTCTTTTAATAACTAAATGTAGGAATTGCTGATGGCGAAGATAAATCCCGGCAAATATGCTATCTATATCGCGAGTGTTCTTTTACTCGTCACCATGACCTTTGTCGGAGTCTTTAACCGGCTCGACGTGCTCGTACTTACGGCCGGTGTAGGACTTGTCTCTCACGGCTCCGGTCTCCCTCTGCCTATGACTCTACTCTTGGCCTCTCTCGCAACATTTTTGGGAACTATTTTACCGTTCGGTGTATCTTCTTATGCGACAATCCAAGGTTTTGAGGGATTCGCAAGCGAAGAGAAGGATGAGGAGTTTGAGGATGAAGACTTTGAGGAAGAAGAGAAAGGCGAAGGATTCAAAGTTGAGGACGATGAGGAGTTTGAAAACGATGAGGAGTTTGAGGAGGAGGACTTCGAAGAAGAGGAGGGTTTTGCGGATGCTGGCGCTGAAAAGAAGAAGAAGCGCAAGCGCCGCCCCGCTCCCGATAATCGCAACAACAAGGAAATGTTCGAACTCGGTAAAAAGTATAAATTACCTGCCGAAACCGACGACAACGACTTTCACCTGGACGCAGGAACGACCTTTATGAATGCGTACAAGTCACTTAAGCCTGACCAGATTTCGGCGATGACCAAGGACACCCAGGAACTCATCAATACCCAGAAGCAACTGATGTCAACGTTGAACACGCTCAAGCCGCTCATCTCCGACGGTAAGCAGATGATGGACACATTCCAGGGCTATTTCGGCGCTGATGGTGTTGGCGGCCTCGGTAAGATGGCCGAGAACTTCGGTAAGTAATTTCAATAAGAAACAATATCATAATCAGAAGCACTCCTTGTGATTATGGATACAATTGGTGTTACAGTTGGACTTGTTGCTCTTGTCCTTGTTTTAGCCGGTACATTGATGATTTTACAGAAAAAACGAACTTATTACATTCCAGAAGGATTTAGCACAGAGTACCCGACTGATGCTGCAGGTGAGGTAATTAATCCCATAACTAAAATTCTTAAAAAAGTCGGTACATTGAGTCTCTATTTTGCGAATCCAACTGTCTGGTTTGATGTCTATAAAACGTCAAAAATGACACCTGCAGAGTTAGCACGTATGAATATCGAGAAAGAGAAACGCGAATCAAAAACCAGCCCATAGACCTGGAACATAATTGCCTTTGGCGATTTCCTTGACTTCCTTCGGGTTTAATGATTTTTCAGTGTGCTTTGTAACATGGCCGGTTTTGTTAAGATTTGCCATAGTTTTTGTGCCCTTTCCATTATTAATTGTCACCACGGTCTTTGAACCGAAGGGTTCGCCTTTGGCGGGGTGTGATGTCATTGAGAAGTGTTCACTGTGATAATAGAATTTTGGATCGTTATGCTTTTTTGTATGGGAACGCACACTTGACCGGGCTTTCTTTTGCTTTCGAGTTGTCCGGGCGCCTCCCTTGTAGCAATTCTTGTACGGGCGACAAGAGGCCTTCTGGGTAAATCCCATTTTGTTGCACGGCGTCTTCTTACAATAGGCACGGCTGAAGCGGCGCGGAAACGAGTATACTTTCATTACCTACATGCTCGAAAAAAATTTAGCGGCGCGTATAAAAAAGCACGTGGGAAATAGTGAGATGCGTCGGTCAATGAAACGCATGGCTGGTGGCGCGATGTCAATTTGTCCGCCGGGATTTTTCTGTATGGATACCGGTTTTATTGTCTTTGTATCCATTGTGCTTCTTGCGCTAGTTGTTGGTGTCTATTTTTATACGCAAGGCGGTAAGCAACAAGAGGTAAAAATTATCGTTGAGCGTGAACCGCAGCAGCAGCAGCAGGCTAGCATTATGCAACAGGCGCCAATACGCGACCAGCGTAATCCAGGACCACCTGAAAAGTCCTATGGTACCGCACCCGATATGCGTGGATTTATACCCCCACCCGGTGTTCAGGTTATGCCAATTCAGGTTCCTACACAGGGACTGCCCCAGGAATTTCAACAGATGGGTGTCCTGACAACCGCTGGTGGTTCGTCGACATCGGCCTCCCCGAATCGTACTCTGTTGCCCCTGTTTGGGCGGCGCGTGGCGGTATCACGCGACCGTTATAATTACTATACTCGTACCGATGGTTTCAATCCGGTACAGGTATCGGTTAGTTACAAAAACCGTAATTGCGATGACGACAACGGTTGCGATGAGATAATGAGCGGAGATACGGTGGGTGTCCCGCAACTCGGTCAGACATTTACGTCTACAATTTATCGTTATAATGTACCCAGATACATTCCCTTTGTTTAATAAGAGAATGGCCCTGAGGGATCCCGCAACAGGTCTATCCTGCGCTGAAACACCCTTTTATCCTCCCAAGTTGATTAAAAAGAGCGATTTAGCGGTATGCACATCATGTACATTGCTATTTTCGTCACCGAGTACTGGCCCTAAAAACTATACTGTTCGTAATTCTTTCGGCGACGGTCTCGGAATACAAGAATCGGCTTTAGCGACCTTGACCTATAACGGCGCCTCTTATGCGCTTTACGATACTGTTTTATGGAAACGCGGTGCTCATCGCGACTTCGGTAAAGATGTAAACTATGATTTGGAAATGAATCTCTATTTTCGCAGTACACACGATATTAAAAATCAGGTTGCGATGGCAATTCCTATCACGATAGACAATAGTAAGGCTAGTCCCTATTTTACGGAATTGGCAAATCAGAATTCCGGTATTCGCACGGTAACGCTTGAATCAATAGTCGCAACACAACAGCCCGTTCTAATGTACAAGGGCATGGATTTACGTTTGCGAAATGCTGCTAATCCTGTTTCTGCCGCCCAGTGCTCGGATTTGCGTGCGAATTTGACTTGGTTTATTATTGCGCCAACCTATATTTCATCGGCGGATGCTGGGCGTATTCGCAGTGTTACGTTGCCAAACAACGTAGATCCGCCTGCTGCATCGACTGTTATAACTCTGGAAAGAGCACGTATGCTGTGTATGACGATACCGACTATGTCAATTCAGAGTGCTACCACTACGGGTGGAGGTAAAAAGAAGGATGTCTATTTGACTCGCGCTTTACAGTGTCAACGAATTGACCCTAATACCGACGTTAAAGGCGATGCCGTCTATTTGAAAGATAGTGACAAGGACAAAACATTGGCGGACGAGTTGGACGGTATCGCCTCTCTAGAAAAGTCATTAGATGCCGTGGCTACACCCGGAATACGGCCTCGTGATATGGAGAACATGCTCGCTACGTGTATTGGTATTGCCTTCGCCATCATCGCCTTTTGCTTTATTGCATACTATATGCTGGGCTCTATTTACAAGGGTTATATTCCCACTGTACTAAAGGAGTTGGCAACAATTCCAGATATTACAAAGGCAAAAATGAAGGAGTGTACTTCGTTTGTACAGACCGATGCAGCGAAAGAGGCTGTTGAGGCTGCTTTGTCGGCGAAACTTGGTGCGAAAACATAGAGAATAGATAGGGATGTCTAACGACGATAAAGAACTCAATATTGTCTACTGGCGTGGCGTGTTCGTGCCCGTGGTTGTCAGCATACTTGTTCTCACATCCATGGCTGTATTAATAACTTCCAACGTAGGTCAGCCGCACGACCTTATTAAAAAAGCGACGTTTGGCGGATTCTCCCCGAAAGCCTTTCGTAGCATAAGATAGAATGAACCCGGTTTATATTATCGGTATATCAATTTGCGTTGTTTTGTTCACGGTCGTTATTGCGACTTTTACGACATTAGCACAGAAGGATTCTGCAAATAATGCTAAACTTTTATCTATTATCATCGCGTTCTCTGTAACGGCCTCCATCTTTGCGTACGGCCTGGCGCTCTACTACTTTTCGAACAATCCGGATTATTTGCTACAATTTCTGCTGGGCACGATGATGTTGGTGTTGCTCCCCGGTACACTGATTGGTGTCTCGATTGCGACAGTAACTGTATCGAATCTGCGTGATATTGTGGCGAATAATTAGAGTGGCTTATATATTTGATTTCTAATAAAATTGTTAAAGTTTATTAAAAATAGAATGGCTGCGCCAAGTTTGACTGCCGCGCAACAAAAACTCCAAAATGAACAACGTGCTAAATCCGCCGCCTTCGCCGCTGCTTATGCTACAGCACATCCAAATGAAGAAAAGGAGGAAGAGAACGAGAAGATGCTTCCTACATGTGTTAGCCAAATTACAAATTCAAGCGTTTGCCAGACTTGCCCAATGCCACCGTGTGCAGCATATCAAGATGGTACAAATATAAAATATTATAAAAATATTAATGACGATGAAATAAATTATTCTATTATATTAACTGATGCTGTTTATAGATAGACTCAAGTTTGTATTGATATACGTCAAGTAGTCTATGAAGTAGCTAATGAACAAGAAAAGTACTATCTTGGTGGTGGTGGTGGTGGTGGTGTTACTATATATTATTTTGACCCAGAAAATTTTGATAAACTTGTAGAAAAAGAATTGCAGTGTTTAGGTACTACAATAATTCGTGATATGTTAGTGCAAAAAAGAGAACTTTTATATCCTTCTGATAATCTATCTGTTAGAAGTCGCCGCAAAGATATATTTATGGCGCTTGTCCTAATGGTAAAATTGTTACTTGCTGTAAATCCAGGTCAAGATATTTTATATAATATTTTGAGTCCTGCGTGGCGTGATATTTACGCCGGTACAACAGAATATAAACTAGCATTAAAAAAAATGCTATAACAATAGGTGTAAAGTCGCAGTATAACCCGTTTGATCTGTCAGAGAGAGAAGAAATTCTAACACCTGAACAAATTAGATCAGATGACATGGTTATGACGCGTATATTTTCAACAAGACTATTAAAAGATCCACAGGTTGTTGGTCTTGAAGATGTATTAATAAGAGGAAAGTCTAGCGAAACAGGACTTTGGCGGCGTGAAAAAGTTAGAGAAATTCTGGATAAGGATATCAATTTAATTAAATTAAATTGCGTACAATGTATAATTAATTCAATAGTTGAATTAGAAACAAGTGATATTAAAATATCAGAACAAGCACCTGCCTCGGTTGTAGAACGAATACAAATGGAGAAGGCTAAGAAAGCATATAATTTTTTTAAATTAATGAAAAATCCCAGAGGTACGACATTTATTTCTACTGCAAAAGCAATGCTTGGAAATGCATGTATTCGCGCACAAGGTGTTGAAATGATAAGTATTATTAATCAACTCAAACTAATTATCAACAGTAATCCGGCTGATTCTATCCCAGAATTAGATTTGGCAGATATGTCAGTTAATAATATACCACCAGTATATTTTAGGCGTTGTTTTTACTCACTATTAACCCTTTCTCAAAGACATACTCGTAATCTAACTACGTTGTTTAACTTAGGTATTTTGGAAGATAAATCATTAGCAATGAACGCTAACAATACGGATTTTTCTAACGCTAACAATACGAATTTTTCTAAAATTGCTAATGTACAAAACACGAATAACTCTAATCAATTAAATAAAGTCGGTATTTCTTCTCCAGGCCCTAAAAACTTATTTCGTTCAAACTCATCCGGTGGCGTACGCGGAAAAACTAGAAAAACTACGAATACTAACAGAAAGCGCACTAAATCACAAAAGCGCCTATGAGTTTCCACTCCATTCCGAACGAATTCGCATCAATCCACAGACCCGAAGTCCGCGCGACAATTTTCCATTCGCGGTTCTCCAAATTCGATTCATTGGAGGCATACCAGCACTTTCTTTTCGTGTCAAAACACGTAAAGATTCCTGTTTCAGGAATTTGAACTCGCCACTCTAGGCCGCCACTGGGCAACTGTTTTATTGCTGTCTGATACTGAAGACCCTTCTTTTGGGGCCACCAGAGGTTTTTATTACCGGTCGCATGGTTAAGATTTCTATCATCAAATGCTAAAAGTGCTTTTGCGAAGTCGCTCTCCTGGTCGACATGTATTTTAAGATAGACACCGTTTGCGCCGTACTCCGTGCCTGTAATTTCAAGCGCAGGAGTTAGCACATGAAATGCCTGACAGCGTATGGTTTGATTTGTATAATAAATCGGAACAAAGAGTCCATTTTCTATGCGTGTATTAACTTGGTGTAATCCATAGTGTATATCTTCAATGTTCCAGTTCTGCCACGGAATACAAAATTCCATCCCTATGGATGATAAGGGGATAAAGGTTTAACCCCTATTCTGTGAAATTTATAAGGCAAGAATAGGGGTATGGCAGACGGTACTACAAATTATGAACCACCATGGACTCTTGTTGAAAATAAACGCAAAAGTCGCAAGACCCATCAATTGGCTACCAAACTCGCCGCTAACAAAAAATTTATGAACCGTGTTTCAAAAACGGTAAAACATATTAACAAGCGTAACGTCCATGTATCCGAGTTTGATAAGAGAGAATCGACAAAGTTTATCCGCGAAATGGCCACTATACCCGTCTATGTAATTCGTGCCCACTCGTGTATAATGAGCGAAAAACGGGCTATTGCAGCGAAGACTTCCCAGACAATTGAAATTCCCAGAGATACGTATCTTGTGACCTTCGGCGCCCCCGGTGATTATATGTGTACTACACACACGCGAATTCTACACTTGAAATCTCGACTGGCTGATATACGTAAATTTATGTATCTACACAGCCCCAGTGACGTAGCTCCTCAATCGAAGAAAACCATGAAGAGCCTTTTCTCGGACATGAAGCGGGCTGCCCAGTATAAAACTGGTAATGAAAAGGTTGTATATCCAAATATCAGTTATACGATGAATAACATTGACCCGGCTCGGTTATCACGTGCTGCCGTAAGAGAAAACGATTATGGTGTCTATCGTATCGATAACGTAAAGATTAGCAAAATAGCCGAATTTACAAACAAAGACGATAGTCTCGTCAAGCAAAATATCGATCGCGATGATTGGGATTTGGGTCAAATCATTGAAGAGGTCTATCGGAAAACAGGCATCCGTGCAGGTATCTTCATTTCTCTCGGTTGTCTCTCCGCCTGTGGTGATTCGGCGGGGGCACCTGATTTCTTGTTAAAAATGGCCCAGGTCTATGAAGAGGCAACTTTGCTCTACAATACAGTTCGACCGACCATGGTCAGAAGCGAAGTCGTTGCAAACTTTGGCGAAAAAGCGTTGGCAAAAGAGGTCCTTATTAATGAAGCGATTCCTAAATGGGCTCCAGGTATGTATGAAGAGATGGTCAAGGAGGGACTAATCGACCCCGAAGAATGGCCAGAATTTCTGGAAGATATCGCTGAAGACGACTGGGGAGTCCTCTACAAACTGGCTGGCCTGGATTGATTTTGTTTTAGTATAACAAAATGGACCACGTATATGTCGTCGTCGAAAACGGTGACTCGTATCCGGTTGCGTATAAGACCTTCTTTCACGCAACGAATGCTATAAGAGAGAAATACAAGGAAGAGATCGAGGAAGAGAAGCGTTGGTGTGAGGAAAATCCTGGCCTCCATGGCTGTAACGATGTCGATGAACCGGAAAATCTAAATGGTCCCACGTATTACTATATTGAAAAAGGAATCCATATATATATCTACAAGTTGCCCGTCACATGAAATTCGCAATCTTTTTCTTATTATTTTAGAAATGTCGTTGATGCGCTTAAAAATTGTGAGGTTTTATCCCAATTTTTAAACTTGCGTAACAGTTTTATTTTATTATTTAGTCGTAGTTGCCGATGAGAAAGTAGTTGCATGTGTAGCGGTCATTGGGGTTGGATGAAGTGATTGTGAGCGTCGATGTGTTGGTAATCGTGTAACTGAGTTGTCCGGTGGATGTAGTACCGATGCCACCATCTGTTGACTTACGAGTAACCATAACGTAAGGATTATACCGTAAGAGTTTGTTGAAGGTACTACAGGCGTTGTCAACACCGCTGCTAAGAGATTGAACTGAGAAACCCTGTCCGGAGGGCTGTCTAGGGAGGAGCAACCCAGTATAGTACACATTACCAGTCAATCCATCGAGTCCCGCATAGTCGTAGACCTGGCCACCTCCGGGCAATATCGTTTCCCTGCCGGCCTCTATATACGGGTACAACTCGCCATCGGTGTAGATTCCAGCATAAGGCTGCCCTGAAATATCCTCGTAGTACTGAATTGCCCCCTCACGTGTAACGCGGACCTGTCCGCGCGTGTAGACACCAGGACCGAGGTCCGTGGTCTCCTGACCCTGGGAATCCACCGGGTTCGGCAAATATGTGGGCAGGTCCGTGCTCTGCGGCTGGAAGCGCCTGCTATTCGGGTCGATAAATCCACTCAAGAACGTGGTGGAGTCATACACGCCCACCATGAAGGTCGGGACACCAGGATTCGCATCGGGGAAAAGCTTCTTGCCGTTCTCACGAAGAACGCGTCCCTCGGGGCAGGTGTAGGAATTAGCACCGGAAACCTGGCTCAGAGAACCCGTAGTTGCGTATTGACCGTTTACAAAGTTGGTAGAAGTCGTATAGGTGTAGAAGTCAACATTGAACGGCTGGATAGAGACGTACTGGCGTCTGGGGGCGCCAGTAATAGAGCCCGCTGCTGCATTGGAAGAAGTAACCGGCATTTATACTATGGTGTAAGAAAAATAATTATGCACCTTTATTGTTTGGTTAGAATTAGGGCGTAAAGGCTTAGTCACTAAACATGTGTAATGGCGAACCTCCACTTCCCCTGGTTGTTCATTGGACCTCCAGGAACAGGTAAAACTCGTGCCGCTCGTAAAATGATAGCCGATTCCCTTTCAATAACAGAGGCTGAAGTCTATCCCAAAGACATGCGTATGTTCAAAGTCGGCGACGATTATGAATGCCGTGTCTATTGCAGTCCCTACCACTTTGAAATTGATATTCCCGATATGTCTATGCAGGACAAGCAGATTCTGGTCGAAGTTTTAACCATGCTGTTCTCCGCCGGCGATGTATTTGCGGGCCTAAAAACAAATAAGCGGAAGTTGGTTATTCTGCGTCGCGCCCATTGTATGAGCCTTGCGGCTGCGATTCGGTTACGCTGGATTCTTGAGACCCGTGTCTGCCCCGATGGTGGCACAGGTATGGTTTGGCTCTGTGCGCGCGAAATTACGGGCTCATTGAGCGTTGTGGAGGATATCTTTGTCAGAGTCCGTGTTCCTGTTCCAAGCCGCGAACAGTGGGCTTCGACCTGGGTGGCTCACCCTGTTGTGGCGAAGTCTTATGATTTATTTGAAGGGCGAATGGATAGAGCGGCAGCAATTGTTCGCTGGGGCTCATCGTGCCTTGAAAAGGAGGCCTATCCAAGACTCGTTTCACAGTGCTACGAAGATCTAATTGTAGAGGTTTTACGAGGCTGTATTCGTGCAGCCTTGACAGGAGTCAAGGTACCGCCCCTGGCGACGGCTATCTGGGTTCGCGAACGCATATATGACCTACTAGGACTCTGTCAAACCGGTACCGAATTTTTGGATGGATATAGCGCGGCGATTGAGATGGCACTCCTAAAATCATACTGCTCTTACGCAATGTTTAAGGCAGCCATTGTTATTATCGCTGGAACGGAGCCGAATACCTCGTATCGTAATCCTATATCGTTGGAAAAGATGCTCTTGGATATCTGTTTAGCCTTTTGGAACACCGCACAACTCGAGGACAAGGTCATCTTGACCGAATTAGAATCTCGTCTACCTCTAGAGGTTCATGGAACAGGAGATTTGGAATCTCCAGAGGCTGCAGTGGCACCAAACAAAATTACCGCATCAACTCGTCGCGTCGCCGGCACAACAAAAGGAACTGATAAACCTAAAAAACGAGTCGCAGTTCGAGAAGGGAATACAATTACTGAACCTGAAGCGGAACCCAAACCGAAGCCCAGACGAACAAAGAAGACTATTGAGCCTCCAAAGCCTGCTGTGGGATGATGGACGGATAGCAGAATGTATACAGGACTCCGAAACGTCGTGTACTGTGTATACGGACGGAACCTATGTACTTCGTATGTGGACAAAATTGGATTCAAGCCCGGCTTTGTTGAATCATTTATTTAGAATTCTCCATTTTCTAGGAGCACCGCGCGGATTTCAAGTGAATTGGTGGCGATTTCCGGCTGACCGTGTTGTCGCTCCTGGGGCCTGGCCAACTCGCGCCGAAGTCAACGGTGGTTGGACCTATATGGGCAATAACCAAATCTGGATGTTTCGTGATGAAGAATGGGACCGTGTTTTGATACACGAATGTATTCACGCTTTCAAGTGGGACACGCAAGTCCATGATGGAACGAAAGCCTGTCTGGATAGGGCTCTTAATGGTACAATCATGATGGCAATTTTTGAGGCGGCGACCGAACTTAACGCGGAATGGTTGTACTGTATCATCCATTCACCCGCTTCGGATTTTACTGGTAAAACGTGGACATTACAGCGGCAGTGGCAGGATGAACAGGCGCGACAAATTGTAACGCGTTCCGCTATGCGAAGCAAATGGACCGAAGATACATCCGTATTTGCCTACTATGTGTTAAAGGCGGTTCTAGCCCGTGAAATGGAAACATTTTTGCTTGATTGGCTCACCGGTACACTGAATACAGAATACTGGTGCGACAAATGGTCACAGAATGCGCATTTATTTGATTCTGACGTGAAGACAGATATGCCTTTTTCTACGCGTATGTCGAATCCAGCAATTAATCACTGAATTGCTCACGTATCATTTTCGTGACTGTGTTGCGAACAGGCTTTGTATTCTGTGACATTTCAACAACTTTAAGCATCTCCTTCAGCGTATTGGCCTGGTGTATCGTTTTGGCATAGAGTTTCGATACTAATATACTTTGAGTCTTCTTCTGTGTTTGCGCTCTAATAGAGCGCGCTCTGCTTACTGTATTATGTTTCCGGGCTGATTCGCGCGCGGCCTTTTTCTGTTTCGGTGTACGGTGTTCCTGACGCGGACCCGTAGTGGCAAGTTTTCTTGGAACATTGTACGTTTGGACCGTCGGTTTTCTGCGGATTCGTAACTTACGAGTCCTACGTGTCTCAACCATGTTCTCTATAAAAGGTCAATAAAAATGACACCTTCTTTTGTTAAAAGAATTTGTCAATAACACTACGATGGGCATCCGTGGACTTCATACCTGCCTTGTAAAAACCACACCTGATTGCATTAAGACTGTCGATTGGTCTGAATGGTCGGGTAAACGACTGGGCATAGATATCCAATGTTTTCTGTACAGAGCCATTGCGAATCATATGTCGCCACTAAAGGTTATTGCAAACCAGATTGCACATTTCAAACAGCATAATATAACGCCAGTCTATGTCTTTGATGGTAAGGCTCCTACTGAAAAAGACACGGTTATGCTGAAGCGGAGAATGGACAGGCAGGATGCGAACGAGATGTGCGAGTCTCTTCGCCAATCTCTGATTCACGAAACGAATCAGGAAATTCGTGAATCCGTGTCCGTGAAAATTCGTGATTTGGAATCGCAATTTCCAACCCTAACCTACGAAATCAAAGATGAAGTCAAAAAGTTTCTTTATGCAACTGGTACAATGTTTATTTGTCCCTCGTGTGAAGCAGATACACTTCTGGCCTATTGGTTTCGCCGCAGCGTCCTGGATGCAATTATCAGTTTTGATTTAGACTTTCTGCCTCGGCAAAGCCGTCTTCTTGTACCAAACCATATCTCATCTCTGAATTCCTGGTCGGACTACAATCCTATCGACATCTACAAAGCGCTCCGTATGAGTCAACTCCAATTTGTAGAATTCTGTGCTCTACTAGGTTCTGACTATACGCCAGATTTACCTATTGTACCCTGGAAATCGGCTCTTCATAGTATTCAAAAGAAGGAGTCTTTGGCCACTATCTGGTCGCGCCACACATTTAACAATTGGCGCCAGTCGAACTCAAATGAAAAATTTCAGGCGGAACTGGATATGTTTACGAAGGCTGTCTTAATTCTGAACGGCGAACTTGACGACCCCGCTTGCCTAATGGAAGGAGTTCAGTGGGCAAAATGGAATGCGGGCTCTCAAGAACCTGAAACTCTGACCCTGGATGAATTCCATCGTAAATATGACGATTGGAATTCAGAATGGTGGGCCCTCTTTGCGGAATGAAAAAATTAGAGTAGTGCTAACGGGAATTGAACCCGTGACTTAGGGCTCATAAGACCCTCGCTCTACCAACTGAGCTATAGCACCATTTTTGTACTGTATAACAATACTAAAATGGTATCGGCCCATGCAGGGTTCGAACCTGCGACTTTGCGGTTTTTGCACTCTTGCGAGATTAACAGCCACACGCTCTACCGACTGAGCTAAAAGACCAATCGCGTTTGTTAAAAACAAACAGACTGTCTTTTCTTTCCTTTTTATATTTTATATATATTTTTTCGTCTCTTTTATATTTTATGAAGGCTCAAGCATTTACGCAGGGACAACCGCCACCGGCGCCTTGACGTAGTGGTTCTTGAGGTAGCGCTGGAGGTTGAGGATAGTCACCTTCTCGGCCTCCGTGCTCTTGAGGAGCTTGCGAAGCGCGGCATCAGGGTTGATGTCCTGCTTGTTGTTGAGGCCGTGCTTCTTGACGTAGTCCATGATGCCACGGGTTACGTCAGAGCGGCACATCTCCGTGCCCTTCGGCTTGCCGAGGAAGACACAGAGGTCGTCCGTGATCTTCTGCGGGCGCGTGAAGACAGACGGCTTCTTGGGAAGCGGGTTACCCGCCTCATCCAGCTGCGGCGCCTTCGAGCGGCGGCGGCGGCCGGCCTTCTTGATCTCGCGGGCAAGACGCTTCTCGAGCTTCTTCATGTCGGCGAGGACAAGGCCTAGCGTGTTGCGGAGCTCGTTGACCTTCGTCACCTGGGCGTTGAACTCGGCGACCAGGTTAACCTCGGCCTCCGGCTCGGCGGCCACGGCAACAGCCACAGGGGCTACTACCGCCGCCGACGCGGTGGACACGGCTACAGGCGCCGCAACGGCCTTGGTGGCCTTCGCGGCCTTGGCGGCAGGCGCGGCGGCCGCCACAGGGGCAGGCACTACCGCGGCGACCTCCTCCTTCTTGGGAGCGGCCGTCTTCTTCGTCGTCGTCGTCGTCGTCGTCATCTTGGAAGTGTTCTTATTGGAACTCATTTTATATTGAAGTCCGGGTTTATAAGTGAGGCTTTTTAACGCACTATGATTATTGAGTTTAGAATCGCCGGTCGTGTCAATTTTTGGCATGTTGACTCTCAAAATCGACCCCGTTAGGACCCCTGCGTGCGACTTTTTATCGATAAAAAGTGAAATTTTGCCATATGAAGAAAAGAGTATAAATAATCCGTCCAGATTAGGAAACATGGAGCCTCCCGTTTGCCGAAACATCCGTTCTAGACGGCACCCGGATCAACGTTGTAATAACCCGGCAAGTCACGGTGAATATTGCGGCGTACACTATAAATTCCCACGGCCATTCAAAAGTGCTAATGAAATCGCTGTTCGAAAGCAAAGTATAGAAATATCTCCAATTGTGGACCCTGGGTCCCACGCAATAAAGGTACAAAAATGGTGGCGCTTACGAGGCTCCCTACGTATCTGCAGAAGACAGGGGCCCGTGCGATTTTATCGCGAACTTGCTAATAACACAACAGACTTCTATTCTATGGAACCGATTACTGGGCTTTCAGGCGAGTATATCTTTTCATACATTGACGGGCAAGAGAAACAGGTATATGCCTTTGATGTACGTTCCTTCACTTCGCTTTTAGAGCAAGAAATTCCACAAAATCCCTACACGCGTCGGCACTTTTCGGAAGCGGTGTTAAAAAAGGGTATGTCATTTATCCGATGGTGTAGAAAGAAGGGTATTGATACCCGATGGGCGCCCATTGACGCGGTGACACCCGAACAGCGATTTCAGATAAAGGTCACAGATTTATTCCAGAAAATAGACGAATTAAATTACTATACAAACCCTGACTGGTTTATTAAACTGACTGCCGATAAACTGCGGTGTTTCTATGTCGAACTCTATGATATTTGGTATCATCGTGCTGAACTAAGTTCTGGAATGAGAAGCACAATTTGCCCTCCGCCTGCAAAACCCTTTCGCTATACGATTCAGGATGTTGTCGCAATGAAAAATATTGATACGCTGCGAAAATTAACAATAGATACAACTCGTATGCTTATCTCTGCCGCGACCGATAAACCCGACCGGACTTTGGGAGCAATGTATGTTGTAACTGCTTTAACTTTGGTTAGCCGTCCCTGTGCGGAAATGTATCCGTGGCTATTTGAATCGGCTACGCCTGGAATCTATGCTCGGTACAGGACTCTAACAGAGGGAGGTCTTCCTCCTGCGACTGTAACTACACTTAATCTTATAAATACAATTTTGGCCGGTCAAGCCGAATAGTCTATCTTTGTCCAATTTTTGCCGGTCGAACCCCCAAAAATTGACGCGACCGAAATCACCTATTCTGTAGTCATAGAAGTTACAAGAAAACAAAATGACCTCTAATATCGTACCTCCCTCAACTTTTGATGCAACCAAGCTGTCATTCGGCGACATGAAGAGCCTCGATAGCGGTGGCAAGATTGTCGACATCTCGTATGACGGCCGTCGTAACCTCCTCACCCAGACTGCTTCTATGGTTCTGCCCTATGGGCTCAATGTATATGACAAGGCCGGTCCGGTCTCTTACTCCGTTGACGTCAGTTTCCGTGGTGTCGAGGAGAATCCCAAGATTGCCGCCTTCCACGACATGCTCGCCGCTTTCGATTCGGCAGTAATGGAGGCGGGTGTCAAGAACAGTCTTCTCTGGCTTGGTATTGACCCGAAGTCAGAGCCCCCGGCCACGCTTCGCTCCCTTGTCAAGCGTGCTTACACGCCGTGCCTGAAGATTGCGCTCGACAAGAACACGAAGCAGCCGAAGCCGTACCCGCCGACGCTGAAGCTCAAGCTTCCGAAGGACAATGGTGCTTTCAAGACGCAGTTCTATGACCAGAACAAGCAGCGTATCGAGGGCACGACCGTCGAGGATCTCCTCGTTAAGGGTGCCCAGGGTACCTTCCTCATCAAGTGCACTAGCATCTGGTTTGCTGGTGCCAAGTTCGGTGCCAGTTGGAAGGCCGAGCAGGTGCGGATGGAGTCTGTTCCCCAGGGAATGCGCGGTTGTGCCATCCTCGATGATGAGGAGGACGAGGATGCGCCTGTCGCCAAGCCTGTTGCGAAGCGTGCGGCCCCTGTGAATCGCTTCGCCGTCGCTGAAGACGATGAGGAGGAGACCGAGGATGTCGTCGCCGCTGTGATGCCGGTTCGTCGTGCTCCCGTGGCTGCCCCGGCTGTAGTTGAGGACGAGGAGGAGGAGGACATCGTTGAGGCTCCTGTCGTTCCGACGAAGAAGACGACTGCGCAGGTTGTCGCCGGCGTCAAGAAGGTTGTTAAGAAGACTGTCACCAAGGCGTAGACAGCACAATAACACATATAACATAAAACAAACTAGAACATCATCAAAATATAAAAGAAAAGACAAGACAACATTATATATTTTTCAGTCCCATGAATATAATGGATTACGACAAGCCTCCTGCCTGGGCCCGCACGTGGTGCTTTTTTTACATGGTTAGCGCGGCTCTAATGGCCCTTACTGCACTAACGACTCTGCTTGTATTGGTGACCTCGTACGATACGATTGCCAAGAGCAAGGGTGGTGTTGGTGTCGTGGTACTCTACGTCTTGGCTCTCGGTTTCCAGTCAGTCACTGCGATGGTGACCTTTTGGATGTGCCGTTCTTCTCTCAAGTAAAACCGGGATTAGTTTTCTTTTTATTTTTTCTATTTGAATAGAAAAAATAAAGATACTGAAATCGAGTCTAGAAATTAGTCGAGTTAGACACGTTTGACGGGCCCTGCTTACCATATCCGTCATCGGCGGCGGAAGAGCAGCATCCCAGAAGAGCACCGCCTAGACGCGCGTTAACAGAGACATCGCTGGTTGCCTGGGGCTGCGGGCCGGCCTGCTCGGGTCTAGCGGAATTGTTAACAGGGAAACTGGATACGGCGCGCCACGAGGCCAGAGCACGCTGTTTACGCTTCAGTGTTGTTAAAGACGCATCACGAATGGAAGTCGGCATTTTCTACTCTGGCGCTCTATTTTTATTTATGATGTGTCCCAGGTACGTTGGCGGCATCCCAATATTCGTGCTTTCGGCTCATAGTTTACGCGCGTAGGAGGAACCTGTAGAAATTGCGGGGGTGGTGACTGTGGCGGAAAGAACGCAAGGAAACGGGTATCTGGATTTGTCGGGTCGTTTGCTAACTGAAGCGTGGCTTCTCGCCTCATTGCTGTGGTTACAGAGGCCGAAACAGGTACTACATCAACTGGATATATAACAGGTGGTCGGGGTACTGGATGTCTATCAACAAATATGGTGGTACATTTCTGTGTGGCTATTCTGGCGGATTCTGGATTGATTTGGTTTCGTAGGGTTGTAATCACAGAATTAGACATCCTTACATTCCCGAGTGGAAAATCTCTATGTTGAGTAGGGGCTAATGAATCCACTAATTATTAAAGTTATCTATATCGTACTATGTACAGTTCTACTGTACTATATGCTAAAAACTATTATGAATGTTATTACCGGCCAATGTAAATCATATGTCGAAGGCTTCGACGATGAAGCAAAAGAAGAGGGCATGACACAGGCCTATTATACCAGTTTACATTCGCGCGCGAAAGCAGTGACAAAACGTGTTGATGCTGCGACAAAGAAGGCGGAGGCCATTCAAGATATGTTTAGCGATTTACATGGAACAATTTGTGACGTCACGAATCAAATTGATGATGGAATTTCACAGAATTACTCGTCCAATGTATCCGAAGATGAATATTCTCTACCAGCCGATGTACAGAAAAAGCGTGCCGAGGCTCGTAAGAAAAAGGGTCTTGGTTATGTGAATTCTTTGCGTACTAAATTCTCGGCAGAGCACGATAATACACCATTAATTGAGTGTTTCGAAGATGCTGTGCGTGACTCAATTGTGGAAGAGGTGAATGAGGTTGATTCGGCTGTTGCGACACTGGATGCTACAATGAAACAACTACAAAATGAAATTTCTGATAAACAGATTGCAATTTATTATACGACTCTGGCCTACAATGACAAATATTTGAAGAATATGGTCAAAGAGATGCAAAAAAATATAGAGGGCTATGAAGACGTGCTGAATTTTAAGCCTCCCGTTCAACCACCTACGGGTAATCCCAGCGATGAACCAGGTGAACGTCTATCAAAATTAGAGACACGAATTGTTGATATTGAAACCCAATTGGCCACTATCGAGAAGGCGGTTACTTCGTTCGTCAATACAGCCAAGTTACAAAAGGAACAAATTAAGCAGACGAAGTCAACTTCCAATAGCAACAAAGAATTATCTAAAGACTATACTCCAATGAGACTTAGATGAGCCTACAGGAAATTCTTGATAAAATTTTCACGGCACCGGAATCCGTCGAGACTTTGTCAATTATACGCCACTATGGGTCCAAGTGCGAATCTATAGTTGAATTTGGGTCGCGTGGAGGAATTAGTTCTATTGCTGCATTCCAGGCACTGCTTGATACAAAGCGCTCTTGGCGGCCGCGCTTTGTTGCTGTAGATTTGGTGGAAGATGACTCAATTAAGAAATTGAGCGACCTCGCTCTTCGATTCGATATTTCGTTTCATTTTTATCGCGGACACTCGCGCCAGTATGCTTTACACGAATGTGATGCTCTTATTTGGGATACATTTCATACTGGTGGGGGATTTTTAGCCGATATCGAGCGGATGGAACCGTGGATACACAAATATATCTTTGTTCTCGGTACTCGTACAGATGGCGATATTTCGGAGGTGACTCGTCGTAAATTAGATTGTGCTACCGTGGCCCGTGAATTACAAATTAATGAAGAGGGGGCTCGGCAGGGACTCAAACCCGCAATTGCCGAATTTCTTAAAGGACGCGGTGACTGGTGTCAGGTTCGTGAATTTGGTGAAATAACAGTCCTTGAACGAATTCAACCCCCGAAATCACTTTTTCCTGTACGGGCATAAAGATATTTTGTTTGTAATAAGTATACAGATTGTATGCAAATTTTCATTAAGACTCTTACAGGTAAGACCATCACACTCGACGTTGAGCCGGCAGACTCTATTGAAAACGTTAAGCAGAAGATTCAGGATAAGGAGGGAATCCCTCCGGACCAGCAACGACTCATCTTTGCCGGTAAGCAGTTGGAGGATGGGCGCACTCTCTCCGACTACAATATCCAGAAGGAGTCCACTCTACACCTTGTCTTGAGACTGCGTGGAGGGTTTTAAAGGGTTGTTCGTTTAATTACTATAATATATAGTTCTCTATATTATAGTAATGCTTACTATAAAATATGGCACAGTTGATACAACTATTGATATAACGTCGGCTGTGTTAGAAAAATGCGTCAAACAAAATATTGCACACATTCCTGCTGGCGATGAAGAACGAGCCTATCTATTTACTGACCCGGTATGGGGTAAAGTTAAATTAATCTATATAAATGATGTTTCTGGTGGTTACATCGCAAGCACACATATATTTATTGACCTATCGTCAAATGCGGTGTTCGTTGATGAAATGCCTGCTTACATTCGGACTATCTATCCTACAATTGTAGAATCTATAGAAAATGGTAAAATTTTAAAGAAATTACAGCAAATCCAGGCGGGTTTGAAACTTGATGGTGGAACTTTCTACGACGAATTTCCCGAGCAATTAATGGTTACACGGTATATGACAGGAAATGAGAAGGTTTTAGAGATTGGTGGCAATATTGGACGGAATTCTCTCGTAATTGCCTCAATTCTAAACAAGGTCGGCAATTCCAATTTAGTTACTCTGGAATCAAACACCGAAATTTATAAACAATTGCTACACAACAAAGAAATTAATCTTCTGAATTTTTTTGTTGAGAATTCGGCCCTTTCCAAGCGTAAATTAATTCAGAGCCATTGGTATTCGGAAGTCAGTGATGTGGTCAAACCTGGTTATTTTCCTGTCAATATTATGACATACGCCGACCTACTAGAAAAATATAATATTCAATTTGATACACTTGTTCTGGATTGTGAAGGTGCCTTTTATTATATCTTGAAGGATATGCCAGAGGTTCTAGATTACGTTACATTAATTATAATGGAAAATGATTACTGGGATATCACACAAAAAGAGTATTTAGATTCTGTTTTAATAGCAAACAATTTTCACGCAGACTACACTGAAGCCGGTGGATGGGGTCCATGTGAATCCTGCTTCTTTCAAGTGTGGAAGCGAACTCTTTAAGAAACTACCTTTACAGTAATACTCGTCGAACGAACGCGGTGAGCACGATTTTCATTGTCCTTGACCTTTTGTGCTAGACGCTCTGACGCTCGTTTCTGTTCCAAACTCTGTAATAAATTATAGAGATATTCGCGAATTTGTCGAACAGTTCCCGTAAATGTGGCTATCATAGTTTAATTTGTCAGTTATCCTATTTACTGGACTTGCTTTCAATTTTAGTAGGCTCGAAAGACCTTATGACCCTTAATTTTTCAATAAGTGTCGCCCGTATGAAAAGACATGCCGAAACGCAATTTGTGTAATTGGGTCAAATCGTGAAAAAAGAGTGGTCAGCCAATTCGCAATTTCGTGGCGTTTTTTCAGGCAGGCGTGGAGATAAATTTTTTGGTAGAGGTTAGGCCAATCCGGAGCCGGAGTAAATTCGTACTCGTGTAGACCGGCGTAGAATTCCTGTAATTCCGTCAATTTATTTGCATTGATGAATTCTTTACAGGTCTGAAGAAGAGATCGCTCGGTTGCCATCTAGAGAGACCCGAGAATTAATTCTAGACTCTATAATAGAATGGCCTACAATGAATTTAAATATAATTTTGCCTTCGCTACCATCATATTTTGGACCGGCGGGTTCGGGTACTTTATTATGCGATTTATGAAAGGTGACTGGACAAAACAGCAGTGGTCATATGTACCTGTATTCTGGGTTCCAATTGTATCATCTTGGCCGGTAGCCGCAGCAGCCCTGTTTGGAATGTTTGATTAAAATTAAACGAAAAACCCAGTTGCATGTATTTTTAAGGCGGAAAGTCTCAAAATTTGAAAACAGAAATAGGCTGTTTTCAAATTAGTATAAGTAAAATGAGCTCTTCGTCAAATAAGAAGATGACGATTGGTATCGATTTGGGCACGACTTTCAGTTGCGTAGGTGTCTGGCAGAACGACCGTGTAGAGATTATTGCGTCGGATACGGGTAATCGCACGGTTCCTTCCTGGGTCTCGTTTACCGAGGAGGAGCGCCTAGTCGGTGATTCGGCCAAGGGTGTGGCTGCGTCCAACGTAAAGAATACGGTTTTCGACGCCAAGCGTATCATCGGACGCCCGTTCGATGACCCTGCCGTTCAGAAGGAACTCAAGCACTATCCGTTTGCCGTCAAGGATGATGGCAAGAATCGCCCCATTATCGAGGTCGAGTTTAAGGGTGAGCAGAAGCGCTTTTATCCCGAGGAGATTTCGGCAATGGTCCTACAGAAGATGAAGGCGGTCGCAGAGGCCTTTGTTGGACAGTCTGTCACGGATGCGGTTGTTACGGTTCCGGCCTATTTCAATGACGCCCAGCGCCAGGCCACCAAGGACGCGGGTCGGATCGCAGGCCTGAACATTCTGCGCATCATCAATGAGCCTACGGCGGCGGCGCTGGCCTATGGTCTAGACAAGAAGTCGAAGGGTAAGGGCGAGCAGAAGGTGCTCATCTTTGATTTGGGTGGTGGCACGTTTGACGTATCGCTGCTAACTATCGACGACGGTGTCTTCGAAGTCAAGGCTACTGCGGGCGACACCCATCTGGGTGGTGAGGACTTCGATAGTCTAATCGTGGACTGGGCCGTTGACGAGTTCAAGCGCAAGTCCAAGATTGATATTAGTGATAATCAGCGTGCACTACGTCGTCTCCGTACGGCGGCAGAGCGTGCCAAGCGCACTCTATCAACGAGCACGAGCACCAACATTGACGTAGATTCATTGGCCGAAGGTGTCGACTTCTCACTGCCGTTTACCCGTGCGAAGTTTGAGCAGTTGTGCGATGGCCTCTTCAGGAAGTGCCTTGTGCCGGTTGAGCAGGTTATGCGCGACTCCAAGTATGCCAAGCACGATGTAGATGAAATCGTACTGGTGGGCGGTTCCAGCCGCATTCCGCGTGTACAGACTCTGCTCCGCGATTTCTTCAATGGCAAGGAACTCTGTCAGAGCATCAATCCGGATGAGGCAGTTGCCTACGGTGCGGCGGTACAGGCGGCTATCCTCAGCGGTATGGATACCAGCGATAAACTCGGCGATATGATTCTACTCGACGTTACACCTCTGTCTCTTGGTGTAGAGACGGCCGGTGGCATCATGACGCCCCTGATTAAGCGCAATACGACGATTCCTACGAAGAAGTCACAGACGTTCTCCACGTACTCTGACAATCAGCCCCAGGTGCGTATCCGTATCTTCCAGGGAGAGCGCGCAATGACGAAGGACTGTGATCTCCTGGGTGAGTTTGACCTGACGGGTATTCCACCGATGCCCCGTGGCGTACCGCAAATCGAGATTGCCTATGACGTCGATGCGAATGGCATCCTCAATGTGTCGGCTGCGGAGAAGAGCACGGGTAAGAGCAACAAGATTACTATCAAGAACGACAAGAGCCGGTCCAAGGAGGAAATCGAGCGCATGGTCAGTGAGGCCTCCAAGTATGAGGCGGAGGACAAGGCGCTGATGGGTCGCGTAGAGGCACGCAATCGGGCGGAGGGCTATCTCTATCAGACCAGATCGGCGGTCGGTGAGGAGAAGTTGAAGGCCACTTTGGGTGATGGTGTTGCGAAGATTGAACAGGTTGTCAAGGATAGTCTAGCATGGCTAGATGACAACCGTGATGCAGAGCAGACGGTGATTGAAGATAAGCAGAAGGAGTGGGAAGCAGTAATTAACCCGCTACTCTCTGCGGCCGCTGGTGGTTCTGCGGATGCTCCGGCTCCTGCGGAAGAGTCTGCTCCTGGGCCCAAGGTTGAGGAGGTTGATTAAACAGTCTCTGAATCAGCGGACACAGGATCCGCAGGCGCAGGAGCAGGAGCAGGAGCCGGTGCCGGTGCCGGTGCCGGTGCAGGAGCAGGAGCAGGTACAGGAGCCGGTGCAGGAGCAGGTGCTGACACTGAAGACAGAGGAGAGGGAAGCGTCTTCTTCCAGCAAATCCAAAGTCTGCGATACAGTTCGCCATTATTAACATTTGAAAATTCACCTGTTTCAGCAATATCCCAATTATATTTGTAACTTCCGCAATCGAGCGCAGCGACCTTCGCTAGTTGGAAAGAAAACCCGTTGTCTGTAAGTAATTTTTCAATGTACTGCTGCGAAGGTCTTGAGCCTACCAAACTACAGTACGCTTCGGGGTCGCGAACATCTCGGATGATATATGTGGGGTCACTGGAATCCGCCACGATTGACTCGAGAATGATATACTTTGTCTTTGCACAAACATCCTCCAAATGCGCCTCGATGGAGTCCAAATACGGTAATACACCCCAGTGCAGAACGATATCGTATGAATTAGGCAATAAATCAACATTGTGGTTCTGCGTGATAAGTGTTAGTTCAGGGTGCTCAATCAGGGCTCGGTTTAGATTCGCAGGATTCGCATCCGCCGACGTTACTACAGCGCCTAAACTTTGAAAATAGGCACCGTTATTAGCCGTACCGCATCCCGCTTCATACATAGTCTTCTTATCAAAAAAGGATGCGGGAAGAACACTATTGATATAACTTATGAAGGACTCGCGCCAAGGATAATATATTTGGTCAAACTCGTATGCCATTATATTCTGAACGAAGAAATAACCGGGCGCTCCGGAACGAATAAAATTGAGCGCCTTGACAGACAAAACAATATGTAAAAAAATGAGCAAGATTCTCGTTGGTTCAACTGGCTATGTGGAAATTCTTGAAGCATTCGGCTCCGACCTAACGGTTGTTAATGCGGCCCGTGTGTCCTTTCACAAGGAGGCGACAGAATTCACAGACCGTGACAAGGGTCTTGTAAACTATTTGGCGAAGCACGAGCATATCAGCCCCTTCTTTCATCCCCAGGCACGGTTTCGTCTCAAGATGCCTATCTTTGTAGCACGCGAATGGTTTCGCCACACGATTGGGTTTGCTCGTAATGAGGTCAGTCGGCGCTACGTGGACGAGAAGCCCGAAGTCTGGATTCCCGATGATTTTCGTGAGCGCGATCCAAATCTGAAGCAGGGGTCACGGGAAAACACGATTTCTAATAATACCGAAATTCGTGAATTGTACAATGAAGCCATGCGTCATTCTCTGGCCGCGTACGACAAGATGCTAGAAGCCAAGGTCGCGCCTGAAATTGCGCGTGCCGTGTTGCCCCAGAGCATGTACACTGAATTCATTGAGACGGCTTCCCTGGCTGCCTATGCGCGGCTCTGTAAGTTGCGCCTAGACCCGCATGCACAGCGTGAAATTCAGGATTTCGCAGCGGCTGTTTGTGCGCTTCTAGAGCCCAAGTTTCCCGTGGCGTGGGCTGCTCTTATGAAGGATAAGTAAACTGACTATTTAAAACTGGCATTCTTGGCTTAAATTTAAACTTTTTCATATCAAATATTATATCCGTCGTACAACTTTGTTTAATAATATCTACCAAGGCTGGTAATACACTTTTATTGTCTCCTGGAATGTCCGAATATAGAATATCCGCTTCGCCGTTAAAATGTATAAAACAGGGCTGCGTATCAAGTACCTTATTGACTATACGGCCTTTATGAATCGTAAAATCTGACCACGGAATTAGATGCATATTTTGAAATATCGTCTCACCATAATCAAGTGTAACAATTCCCTCCTTATAATTATATTTAAAATACTCGTGTAAATAAAACTGGTCGCTTCCGTATGCACAATATTCTTTAATTTCGTCAATTGTTTTCCAATTTAAAAATTTCCGAACGGCGCTTCTGTATCCTATATAACAACCGGCGTTAACGTATTTATAGACCGTTTTTTTGTTAAGATCTGGGTATCCTGGTTTGGCAAAGCCAGGATAACAACTCGCTTCTGCGCCAAAAATTAAATCACAGTTTAGTTTTAAAAATTTTTCTAGAATTTCATTTTCGCTTGCTAAAGCAAGCATGTCGAATCCATCTATAAAGCAGATAATATCATTGTCTGGTATATCCCCAATCGCTTCGTACATATAACTAATCTTGTCAAACATACTTTCCCACGTTGGAGGTGTAATGTACTTTATATGTAAATGACAGAGACTTGCTGTTTCTCGTAAATGTATAAATTTATTGATAAGATTGCCTAATGTAAAAACATGTAGCATTCAAATAATACTTCTGTGTAGATTTAAGCGCTATGAAAGGGTTACTAGCGTAAATCCCTCTTCCTCCGTCGGTTCTTCAAAATGTTTTCTATATACGTAGAAGGCTACTGCGGGTATATGTGGACCACCTTCAGATTCCCTCTGTTTGCTTCGCTCCATCGCCACTTCAATCGGTGTCTGGACCCAGAAAACACGAACTGGCAAATCGTGTTTTTGGGCGAAATTCACGAATTTTTCACGTTTTTCTTTCGTGCCTGCGGTGGAGTCGAAAACAATTGACTGGGTAGCAATGTGCTTTTCGGCGTCTTTTATCATTGCCGGCGCCGAACGCAAGGCGTCACCATCTACACGGTGATAGGTTTTGAATTCTTTCGCAATGGTTGATTTTCCTGAACCAGGATAGCCGACCATGATAACGACCTCCTTCTTGTCCGAAGGCTCTACTGGTGGTCTGGCTTCCTGTTTTTCGAGAGGAAATACCTGCTCTGGATAAAAGAATTTTGTTCCTAGGTTGGTGGCAAATACTTTATCCTTGTCTGACCAATCTCCAGGGCGACCCGCAGCATCTCCCACATAGTAGGCCTTTTCTGGATTGAACTTGGGAAACACACCCAGGAAAAGTGCCGTGTCGGGCTTCTGTGTTTTAACGCCAACGATGGCCGTATAGTCTACATCTACGTCTTCCATTACCGCCTGAATCTGGTCAACCTTCCAGGGCTTGGACTGGTCCGTAACAATTACAATCTGGTGATTCTTGGCCGCCTTGCGAATCGTGTCCGGAACAGAGGGGCGTAAATACATCCAGTCGTCGACCTTGGTGGGAAATTTACGTCCCGCCTTCGGCTTAACCAGCGTCCAGTCGAAATCAAAGATGGCAAACTGTTGTTTCCTTGACTTTTTCGTCTGTAGAATTGTGTCCTCCATTGTTGAGTTCTACTTTTAACGAGGAAATCGTTTCAAATTTAGTGGGCACTGAAAAATTTGTGGGTTTGTCTTTTGGTTTTGTTTTATTTTCTTTTGTGGCGCCTAATACGAGGCCTAGGAGGAGGGAAGGATAGGAACGCCGAGTGCCGCGAGCACGAAGGGGAGCAGCATTGGCGAAAGGATTGGAGTTGAAGGCCTGGATTCGGTGGCCGTTGGCGTGCGCGCTACAAGTGTAGACGGAGGCGAGGCCGGCAGAGGAGGGAGGCCGTCGTAGAAACGGCACCAGTTCAGGCGACCCTCACCGTAGCCGGCGGGGGCTGTACAAACACAGTTCCAGCCGGTACACTCGCGCGGTGCCGCCTGAACTGGTGTCTGATGCTCGGTGACGGATGAGAGAAACAGAGGATTCATCGTCATGACGAAGATCTCGCGTTGGCGCTTGATGACGTGGGTAGGGGCGAGCGGCACGGCCTGCTTCTGTACGCGAGGGCGCAGGCGGCGCAACCAGGCTACGCGGGCAAGACGGGAGGAGCGGCGGACCTGCTGCTTGACCACCGGCACTGGCTGCTTGACGGCAACTACGCCCATAGAGGCCAGGCGTGCGCTGCGACGCTTAACGAAGTTGTTCGTGCAAGAAGGCATTTTGGCGTGATGACTTACTTTCTTTTAGCAAGTCTCTTGATATTATCATTTGAATGAGTTATCATTTCAATTTTTTATATTTTCAACAAAAAATTGAAGTTTACACGAATTTTTTGTTGATTTAAAAAGAAAATGACAGCCTCGATATACATAAAGAATCTTAAGGCATTGATTGCGATGGCAGAGGACAAGGAGGCAGTGGAGCGCTCTATCTACGCACACCTTTATTCAGCAGTAAGGCAACATAGTCCTGCTCCATTCGGTGTATCAACAAAAGATATAGAAATTCTGGCACTTGTGGATTTACTTGAACTTGAGGATGCCGAGGTTCTCGAGGAGGTCTGCTCCGAATTTAATTTCGGTGTATAGTATGTGACAAAGCCCATACAAAAATATGGGTCAGCCCTTTTCAGATGGCATTGTAGGAATGGTAAAGCCGAGACTCCCCGAGCAAGTTGAAAAATCGCTGCCATCGGAACTCGTGCATATCATATATTCCTTTCTATCTCATCTCCATCGTTCGCCCCCGCCGAGTCCGACTTTTTATGCCTCTACGCTCAAGTCTGATTTAATGAAAATACAGGGGCGGGCGATGCGTGGTAAGTCGCCTATGTACATGCTCGATTTCGAGGATTTTATATTAGATAGACCGGGTCGTATATATTAGTATATAATAGGGAATGCGTGAATCACAGAGTGCGCGTTTTTGTGGATGTATTAAGCAGGTACGTAAATCAATCAAGGCTCGTCGCGGCTCCAGCAAGGAACAGGGGGCTATCGCTGTGTGTACCAAGGCGATTCTCCAGAGTCGTGGCCGGACTCTGAAGAAGTTCAAGTGTAACGGAAAGCCGCGGGTTCAGACACAGAATCGGCTGCGGTAGCGCACGTTCGTCATCATCATCGCCCCCGTGACCTCCTCCGCCTCCACCACCACTGTGAAAACCCGGCTTCAGCGGGTCACATAAGTCTGGGCATTTTGACTGGTTGTGCCCCCTCTCATTACAAATAGAACATTGAGAATAATTCATTGTTCTATTCTTTTTACAAAGAAAAGATTATTTGGTTTGGAGTCAATTTTACGACAAGGGGATGTTTAGACCCGGTGGGGCGGCAGGAGTACCGTTTCCTGCATTGAGTGCGGGATTCGGCTGGCCTGGTGGAGCCACATATTCAATGACATAGCGCATGCCTAGCGGTTTTATTAAGAAACTATTGACTCCGAACACAGCCGGTGCACGATAGGCCTTAAGCGTATCATCTTGACTCCAGAAATTCATTGCGGCAAAATGAATACCCAACGCATGCGCGTTAGCCCAGTTCCACGTGTTTGAATTACAATCAGGCTCTTCCATTGCAGTCCTTGAAACTGTCAAGTTCTGCTTTACCAACGCCATTGTCTGCGCTTTCATCTGGTCTGGTATACCGTTCAGATCTCTTGGCGCCATTTCCAGTGGTGTCGATGAGCGCGGTCCCACATTAATGTAATCGTTTAGTGGGGAATCAATGGGCGGATACAAATTAGAAAATACGATAGTTTTACCAAAGTATTCGGTAATCGGCGTCTTGAATAGTCTCTCCGCACCACGACCTGCATTGTAGGTGAAATCCAGACGAGACGGCTCGATTGTCTCACGTAATACATCAGCAACCCGCTTAAATGTCTCTATTTTAGGGGAGCCCTGGAAACGCAACATTATGAAGAGTGGGTCTTCGCGATAGGGCGCCTCGTTTACGTCAACAACCGCCTTGGGTCCACTCATTGCGTATTGTTGAACAGCGTTCATTACCCCTGCGAACGAGAGTTCATTTATTGTAAGTCTGCGCCACTTTGAACCTGGGGTCATTTCACACACCATCGGAGCACCACGTGGACCCGTTGGATAGATTGGTATGTCCAAATAGCGTGCTCCGGCCGCAAGTACAATACGAATTGCTTCAGGTGACACAATACCATCGGTTAGAGGCGTAAAAACTGCAGGTGTATTTGCCGAGCAGACGAAGAAATTCGTCAGCGCAAGGTGCTCGTCTGGTAGACCCGCCTTCTTCAAATCGGCTAGATACTGACGCAGGCCTTTTCTGGATGAACGCTGATTTCCATACATATTATACATATCTACGAATTTACGTAATTTAGAGCGTATATTTTCAGGATTTTCTACAAGGAAAAGCGTTTTTATGTAAAACCAAATAGTCAGTCCCAGAATAAGCAGCACTAACGGATAGACCCACCATGGAATTCCTGAAGACGATACTTTTCCTGTTACTTCCGATGCACCTGTAACAAGACTTGTGAAATAGTTAGTTATTGCCGGATTCAATTGAAAGCGCGGTGGCGGTCCTGCGTTAGCCTTGGACATCTCTCCTTTTCACATCTAAAATTTATCTTCAATCTTCATCGTCCATACCGTACATTTTCCTCATAACATCGTATGCCATATTCATTTTATTATTTGACTCTTCGGCTACAGCATCTTTCTGCTTTTTCTGTTGCTTCTTAAATGTTTCCGGCTTTGCTGTTCCGGGTACTCCAGGAGTAGGAACTAATTTCATATCTCGTGCTATCTCATCGTATACTAAATTGATATCTTCCAGGGCGGTGCGTATAGGTCGGTTGTCGACGCAATCGATGGGCTGGCGTACTTCGATTGATGCCGATTTGACACGTTCGCATAACATTACAACTATGGTGGCGAAGACCTCTTTACGATATTTTATTCCCAGACGATTCCACACAATTGCGGTACAATCTAGAGTCTGTTGAATACACTGATTTACGTCGAGGCCTCGAGCCGCCATATCTTTGAACAGGGCCAGAAGAAACCAGGCCAGTGATTTGCGAGCCTTGCCCTGTATGTGTGTTGGAGCGCGGTCTTTTATCGCTAATTGTGACTTCTGCCCGTCGAGGGTCAGTATCCACACAAGCCAGAACAGGGCACGACTCGTTTGCGCTGTTCGTATTGCGTGCTCTAACTCATTTCCTAGGGTTCGCAACGTCGGTGCGTCTTCGCGTGTTTCCCATACACGGTAGGTTGAGGGTTGGTCGGGTGCTGCGTCACCACTATGGAGGCGCGCTTTGACGGCTTCAGCCTCCTTAAAGACGTCTGTTGACTTCGGCACAGACGGACGGGGTTTCTTGGCAGCCACAACGAGATATCCGACGCACTCTGCTATCTTATGCCGTATAGCAGGCGAATTACGAAATAAGCGGTTATCACCCCCGGCATGCATCCATGCCTCACGCAACGCTCCTATATGTCCGTGCCATACACCGGGCCATCGCGCCAAAGCGGAACCCACGTGTTCGGACCAGACGGCGAGTAGAATCGCTTCAAGGCGCGATACACCCGTCTCGGAGCAGAGCAGTTCAGCCGCCCAGCGCTGTGAGCGTGTCATATCTCCGTTTCCTATCGAGCGGGATAGTGCTGTATAAATATCGGACCAAGAATATCCGCATAATGTTTTATTGTCCATAACGCCCGGAAAGCGTTTCTTCTGTAATAACAACCACAACAGAATCCAGGAGAGAAGACGCAATGGACTCTTGGCAAGTTACCCTTATCGTTCTTCTAGCAATGATGCTGCTAAATTATATTATGCTCAAATTTCTGATACAAACAGAGGTTCCGACGGAAATTGAGGATACCAAGGAGGCCTTTGCGGGCGGCACGGACGTCGATGTTGAGGAATTCACCAATGATACACTCTATGACGGATTCTATTCTAAAATTTACGACCAAATCGTCCAAGGTGATGTACGGGTTCGTACGGAGACCCTCTTTACACTGGCCTGGCTCAAGAAATTTAGACCCGAAGTCAAGACAATTGAACTCTTGGATATCGGTTGCGGAACGGGTGCTCACGTAGCCGAATTTATGAAGGAGGGTGTTGGCTCGGCAATCGGTATTGACCGGTCGGTTGCCATGATTGAGCGCGCAAACAAGTTACACCCAGAATTCAAATTCAAGGTCGGTGATGCTGACAAGACAAATACGTTTGCTGCGGGGCAATTTACGCTGGCCACGATGTATTATTTTACGATTTATTACATACACCACAAAGACCAGATTCTGCGCAATGTGTTCAATTGGCTCCAGCCTGGCGGAGCCTTTGTCGTTCACATTGTGAATCGTGAAAAGTTTGACCCAATTCTTGAATCAGCGAGCCCGTTTACGGCCTTTTCTCTGCAAAAGTACAGCAAGGAGAGGGTGACCAAGTCCAAGGTTGCGTTTGACAAATTTGAGTATGTTGCTGAATTCACAAACGAAGAACACGATGCGCAATTTACCGAAGTGTTTAAGTTCAAGGATGGACGGGTCCGTAAAAACTTACACCGCCTCCACATGCCGGTAATGGAGAAAATCGTTCACGAGATTGAGCAGGCGGGTTTCACCTTCAAGGAATTCTTGGACTTGACACCTATCGGGTACGAGTACCAATACCTGTTCTGCTTCTTACGTTAAAAATTGAAATCCAAATTGTAAAACGATAGAATACAAGAAAAATGTATCGTATCGCTTGGCAAGAAAAGAACGGCTTTAGTGGACATGGTGAGTATATTCTAACGCTCGAGTTGGCACAGGCGTGGCTCACGAATCTAAGGCAGAGCCATCCAGAAATGCGGCATTGGATTGAGGGAAAGTCAGTGTAGATTACCGGTGAAGACGTCTCGTCTTTCTCTTACCACCACGGCGTGGTTGAATTAGCCCGAAGTTTTCATAAACGGGATAAGCAACTTCATCAAAATAATTTTCCTTCATCGCCTCCATGACTTCGTCTTTTTTTGCCATTGTTGTACCATCACCCGTTGTAAGGCGAGACATATCCCAGGTCATTTCGTGACCAACACTCATCGCGATAAATTCTGACATCGTCATGTTTGTATAATTCTGTTTACCAGACTCATCTTCAGCAACAACAGTGACAGGATTATTGAGTATCTGGGTACATTCGTGCAGAATGGAAAAAATATCGTTTAGCGAGTACCGTTTCTCGTCCGCCATTTACATGATAGAGGAGATTATAGTTAGAATCCAGTCGTAATAAGGTACGGCTCTGGATTCTCAACCCAAATAGTTTCCTGTTCCATAGGAGCAATCTCAAACCTGGATAAATTAGCATTGAGTGCCTTCAGACCAGTAACAACCTTCTTCTTGGCATCAAGAATATGGCGCAACCCGTCATCCACGGATTGGTAGGCTCGGTCGGCGATATGAATCTCTGCGACTTCCAAGCCAAGAATACAGACACCCTTATCAATTTCATAAAGAGTGACACCTTGTGTTGCGAGTAGGTCATGCAAACTTGTGCCGGGGCTAGGAGGGATAAGTTTTAAAGCGGTCTCGAAATAGACTGGATATCCAACGTAGAGCATTTTATTCTTTGTCTTTATTTGGAACCGGTCAAACTTCAATTTTATATTAGTTTACTTTAAAGCCAAAGTCTTTTCAAATTCTTTCTTTGCTTCCTCTAGAATTTTTGCATCTTTCGCACATTCCACATGTTTATCATGCTCATATGTGATTTCCACTGTAGGCTTATTAGGATAGTATAATGTCAAGCGCGAGCGAGACAGATGGTCCGGTCCCACCCAAATACCGTGTAACCCTGAAAGTTCAACCATTCTTTGCCCAATACGAACTAAACGAGACATCTTATTTTACAGCGTTATTTTCTTCGGGTATCAACTTTTTTAAATTAATGGTCTAAATACACGAATGCGGAAACAGAATATCGCCTGTCAAGAATTCCGGTGGCATCCAATTGTACACATGAGCGGTTAAATACCCTGATGTGCCCATAAGCCAACCACCATCAGGTTGAGTAAAATTTCCACGACAGAGGCCATTTGATGCAAATAAAATAAACTTGCTTATCGGAATTTGCTGTGTTGCCACTTCAATAGCCTTCTGTAAGTCGCTGAAATGCGGTTTCAAGATATTTGCGGCGAATACGACTTCCCAAATTGTGTATCCATCGTTTGTTAATCGATGCATATCAGCGATTCCAACTAGGGCTCCGCACGCCATGCTCCAAATTACATCAGGATCGCTTGTGTCAAGGCTGACCAGAGTAAATGAATTATCCTTCATAACAAGCCGAACAAGTGATTCGACCATTTCAGGTTGCGGTTTCGTTGCACGCTCTTCGGTTAGAGGTATCTGCTCCGACCGAATATAAGCGTATTCAAGAACAGCGATAGGTGCCTGCGTGGCGGTCTCGAGTATAGATCCATGCTCTCTAAACCAGATTGGAACAGCATAGTTTAGGGCCGGTATTCTGAAAATTTCATAATCAATTGCACCCAGGAGACAGGAAGCAAGACCGCGACCTCGCCAGGAAGGATGAACTACGAGTCCGTCTATGATTACGGCCTTTACCGGACAACCGCAAATAGCACCTCTCGGTAATTCACGACATGCGAATGTACCAACCAATACGTCATCTGCGCGTGCCATCAAAATAAAGCCCTGCTTGGCCCAACGTTCAACTTGGGCTTTTGTACACGTAAATGTCCAATCGGTGCCGCAATAGAATTGATTCCAAAATTTCGCGATTTCTATGTAATTCATTTCAGCAGCCTTCGCAATTTGAATTCCTTGACTTGTTATGTACATTGAGGGTGCTCTGGGGCGTAATTGCCGTGGTTCACGGTCCCAGAAACGCACAATATCTCTGGCTGAAGGGCCGGCAAATTCCGAATTCGAGAAGAAATGGAAATTCATTCTATGAACTACTTACGAATTCTTTAGTAGGCGATTTAATAAAATTGATGCACGGTTAGATAGAAATCAGTTAGTTGACGAAAATGAACACCGTCGACGTATCTGGCGCGGTACCTGAAAAGAAGGCAATTCGGCGCTGTGTTTCATGTCGCAATAAGTTGTCGCTAACTGATTTCCCGTGTAAGTGCGGGCTAATCCACTGTTCAAAGCATCGGCTACCAGAAACACATAATTGTACATTTGATTTTAAGAAGAACGGACAGGAATTTCTTTCAACGAGTTTAGTGAAAGTCGTTGGAATAAAAATAGATGCTATTTAGGGAGTCGGATTCTGGGGTAACGCTGCCGCCTCTGCAATAGCCGCCAAATAGATTTCTTCTATCTTAAGATAATGAGCCGCGATAAGGCCGCGCGCCTGGCTAATAACCTCTTCGAGAGTCGCACGAGCACCCTTGCCAGATTTTTCGATTTCATCTGAAAAGTTTACAACCGTCTGACCACTTGGATTGGTGCTCGTGGTAAAGACACGCTTCAAAATACCGAACGCATTCTCAAAATATGCCTTTTGCAGGTTGACAATACTATCTCTGGCTTTTTGAAATACAATAGCCACAGCCGGTTTCATCATAACCTCTCCTTGCGCTGTAGACCAGGTACAGAGCAGTGTGTTAATCGAACTGTTCACTGGTGGCAAATAGACATCACTAAATGTATTACTTAGTTTAGACGTATTCGCTGCAAGTTTGGGTGGCGGTGAATTCTTTTGATAGAGAGCGCGGAAGGTCGCAACTAAATCTGCTAGTTTGGTAGTATTTTCAGGTGTCGGTGTTCCGTCGTCCTTGTTAAAATAGAGCGATTCCAGAGCAGCGTACGGTGGTACCGAACGCATCGATTTACCTGCCCATTTATCAATGCAGACGTATGAGGTGGCTGGGCTGCTAGGAGAACTTGGGGCAATATAGAGAAGTACCTCGCGATACGAGGCCGGTGCTGCCTCTGTCCAGGTACCGAAGGCTTGAGACCAGCGGACAAGCGATTCATACGATTGTTTATATTTGGGTGGCAGTGTGTCAAGTTCACCGCCGCGCATCTTGCGCTTACTGGTCTTTCTTGCACCACCATAAGAGGGGCCGAATCTAACAGCGCGTCTCGTCATAACGCTGTTATTATTACGTGGTGTTGGTACCGGAGTAGCCGTTACGCCGCTATCGCGTATGAACGTTGACAATTTAGAAGGCCAGTCCTCGGTATAATCATTCGGTGTATCTTCGTCGTCTTTGGGCGCCACATTTTCGAATATATAAGCGTTTCCGCCTCTATGTAGAGAATTATCTCTTACATTACGGTCAATTTGTTTACTATTTACATCTCTAACCATCCCACGACTACGACGTAAAAGTGCACGATGAACGGTTATTCCTTTATTCGGATCAATTAATTCGACCCAATACCATAAATCCATAATACCTTTTGGGTCGCTGTTTATAGTGGCTTCTTCGGATATTTTATACGAATCCAGATCCTTAATTACAAGTTTTACCTTATAAATTAGTTTGTCCAGCGTAAGAGTTAACATATTTGTTAACTTATCGTATGTAACAGCGGGGTTTCCTGTCATTGTTACAGTTGTATCATCCGATTCGTTAAAAAATGACAAGAACCACTTTTGACGCTTCACACTCAATTTCTCTTTTTCTTGAAGATCGAGGGGTTTTGCGCGCTCCTGCTCACCCAGTGCCTCCTTCAAAACGCGATTACGCATACGCGATACTAGGTCCGGGGGTGTGTAGATGCTTAATGTGAGAGCGGAGACGAGTTGGAGTGCACGCATATAGAAAATAGCTAGAGAGCGACACATTGCCTGGTCAGCCGGCGACTCGGTCGTAACCGTCTTGGATTTTTGGAAAAGAAACTCCTCAATACCACTACCCGAACGTGGGTTCGCCATCTTGATTTTACTAAACTCCTTGTCAAGTTCGCCTGTCAATAGAATTACATAGTCACCGCATGCACCTGGACCCTTCGTTAAGGCCTTAATGTCAAGAATATCGGTATTATTTAAGAGGCGCATAAAAATAAGTGAAAAAAGTTCCACTCGCTCCGTATTCGCAGAAACTTGCGGTGTTGTTGAGTTTGCTTTCTGGGAACTTTGACCGGCACCCATCCTTACTTTGATTCAAGAAGATTTTGCTTCCACTGGTCTAGGCGTTTTAGGCACTTGTGGAGAGTTACAACGCTGATATCGCATACCGCCGCGATTTCCTGTATGGTCTTCTGTATAGAAAGTGCTCCGCAGGCGAGAGCCAGAGCAGCGGCTGTTAGCGACGGGGGTGTATTTTCGGGGCAGATTCCCATCTCGTCGGCTCGAGTACAGATTTGTCGGGTGAGAGCAATTAGTGTACCCGTTAGTTGGCGGGGAGCCTCCAACTTGGATACAAAGGGGTCGATATAGTGTTCAAAGGTTGTGGTGGAGCGCGAAATAGTATCCCACTTTGCACGGCGTGATTCCACTGTTACCGCCGCCGGCTCTGGTTCCTTCTTATCTGTAGCGGGCTCGGGTTTCTGTCCCAGCCGCTCGTCCATGTTCAACAGATTCGCAAACTGCTTGAGACCCTTCGTTACATAGCGGATATTGATTTGAAAGATTGTTGCGATGTCCTTAGGACGTCGCGGTGTGCCAGAGCGCTTCAATGATTCGTATAAACATGCGGCAAGAAGTGCCTCTTTCTGGGTGCCACGACAGACGCACAGAATCGAGAGTTGGGCATAGAGACGCTTGGCCTCCTCCAGAACACCGACACCGATACCGGCATTAACTGCGCGCACATGGAGGCCTTCAAAGATACCCCAGAGATTGCGCTCTCGATAGGGCATTAGATTCCAGGTGTGATAGCGCTTAATTTTCCGCATTGCATTGCCGTGGTGCTTTCGTAGGAGCATTGTGGTACCAAGTGAGGATTCGGGCAGCAATGGATTCTGCGGGGCACCCACTCTCGTGGGGTCAGAGCCACGCTCTTCACTTGAAAACCATCTGTATTCTGGGCCTTGGTCAAGTACATTTTCGAAGATAGCGCCGCAACGAACGCAGAGAACGCTCTCATTCTGTGTCTGGACATGCTCGTCCGTTTCACAGGAATCACAGAACCAACTTCCATCTTCTTCCTCTTCCTTATTGTATTTATCAAAATATGCTATTATACGTAACTCTTCGTCGGTTAATGCCGGCGCTTGTGCTAATCCAGGAAAGAGTTCTGCCATTTTGCTTACAATTTCAAGGTGCGGCGGCTATTCAACTTTCACCGCTGTTTTTAGGAGACTATGGCAGACAACATGCAAAAATACAACGACCTTGTCGCCAAACACAAATCGACAGCGCCGGCCGATATTGGTGTAATGGGACCTGGATACTCTTTTGTCGATGAGTTGCCTACCCCGGGTGAAATCGGCGTTCGTAACGGTGGTGATATGGGTGCTATTACAGATGCCGTTTCGGGTATCAACTATTATGTAGATGCCATCGGCTTCGGGCAGAAGACAGGTATCAATACGCACGATATGCAACCGCTAGGACTTCGCTACTTCCTAAACACGGGCTCCATCTGCTCGAACGGCGCCGCCATGTATGATTACATTGATACCGCGCCAAAAGGCGACTTATTGGGACAACGTGTTAAGAATGGGCTGCGTGATATGGGATTGCCCGGCATGCGTGGCCTTGCTCCAGGTATTATGGAGGATGCACGTGATGCGCTGAATCCGATGCCTTTGCTACGGGCGGCGATGGGCTCTGGCTATCCGCAGTGTAGACTTGCTAACAACGAGGTTGGTGATTTGAACGGAAACATTCGCTCTCCCCACGACGGGACGGTTTGGATTCAGGGAGAAACACAACTCATAAACGGACGTCCTCATCAGAGTCGATGGATTCAGGATAAGGATGCGAAAGGCAAGCCTGTGTTTATGGAGCAGGAGGCATACGAGGCTGCGCCAAAAACATTCTATCCAGATGGTACACCAATTACCGAAGGTTTCGGTAATGGTTGGGAGGATTATATAGATAAGCGTACAGTGGCTGGACTTTTGTTGGTTGGCGCGGCCCTGTCAATGCTGACCTTCGCCGCACACCGAAAATAGAGGGGTGCGTTTTAAAAAGTTTGAAAAAATCACGATTCTTTCAAACTTTTTCAGACGCGCCACCTAAACGGAATTCCGTAAAAATTGAAGCCGTTCAATACATTACATTTCGTGTAAAACAAAATGCTAGCCCTACTCGTTCTCTCTCTTCTGCCTTTTACGAATGCAATTTATACCGCAATTCCCTCCGGCCACGTTGGTGTTAAGCGTTGGCTAGGCCAGATTCAGCCCCAACTTTTGACGGGACTCAATTTCTATAATCCTCTGACCGAGACCATCAATCTGGTCAAGACAATTCAGGATACAGACAGGCTTGAGCAGGTTCGCTGCGTTTCCAGGGAGGGTGTTGATGTTCGATTCGCCGAGATTGGAATCGCGAATAGCATCGACCCGAAGTTCGTGATTTCAACTGTTAGTCGCTTCGGTTTTGATTACGATAAGGTTCTTGTCCTAAATCCTCTGGGCCAGCGCATGCGAGAACTCTGCGCTGAACGCACGGTGGACGAGATTGAAATTACGGATTTCAAGGAACTTGATAACCTGCTAATGGCTGAAATTCAGAAGCAGGTAGACGAGGTCGAGTCAGGAATTACTATTCATTGGGTTCGACTTCCTAATGTAATCATTCCCGACACAATCAAGGAGAAGCGACTCGGTCTCGCCTCCGAGAAGGCGAATAGGCTTCTCGCTGAAGAGCACGCAAAGCGTGTGGCGGTTGAGAAGCAGACCGAGGCACTTGTTCAGAAGGCCGACAATGAGCGTGCACTGGCGCACACAAAACTCGAGGCCGAACAGATTAGGATGCTTTCCGTTGCCCAGGCGGCAGCAGATGAACTCGCGGCGGCGGCTCTGGCAAAGTACTTCGCTATTGACGGGTATGCAGCGGTAGAACAGACAAAGGCACTCGCGGGCAATGGTAACATGATGATGTATTTCGGCGATCATCTGCCTTCTAACATGTTCCTGGGTACACCGCCAGTTCCAGGCTCGGTTCCTGTTGCGAAGACACCTCGCGGCTGAAACCTGCTTCGTCAATCTGACCAATGAGAAATTACAAATACTAGAAAAATATAATTTTTACGTAGGACAATGGGCCTCCGGACCCGCGCATTCTATTTAGAAAAGGCCAAGGCCTATTTACATAAACCACTTCTCGACTGGGAAAAAATAAACTATGAAAAATTTGAACGCGAATTTTGTGAATTAAAATTCGTGTACAATAAATGCAAACGGCTAGATAACGAAATTGAAAAACAATTATGGCTGTATGTACAATCGGTAGAAAGATTAAGACCAAGTCCAAGAACATGGTTTAACTTTTTTATGATTCCTTTTCGCGAGTTTCTTCGAAATTACGGCTCATCTCGACGTGTTGGCGTAGCCGTGACTCCGTTATCAGACGACTGCTGATATTCATTGATTCCAGTTCTTGGAGGAACAACTTGTAGGCGTAGGGCACGCGGACCTGACTGAAGCCAGTCGTAGAAGGACAGGCCGAGCACTGGTAGACTCCACGAGCCGGATTGACGATGCCGAGTAGACCGCAGCCGCGGCAGACGAAACTCTGGAAGTTGTCCGAGGCCTCGAGCATGCGCTCCTTGAGAAACTCGGTCGCACCGTGCGCAATCATACAATCGCGCTCCATTTCACCGAAGCGGAGGCCACCATCACGGGCACGACCCTCCGCGGGCTGTCTCGTGAGCATGACGAGCGGGCCAGAAGCTCTCGAATGAATTTTGTCATCAACCATGTGCTTCAGCCTCTGATAGTAACAAGGCCCCATGAAGATGTTTGTAGCCATCTGCTTGCCTGTAGTGCCACAGTACAATACTTCATTGCCATAGGGCTCCATCTTCAACTTGTCGCGCAGAATAGTGGCAAGACCATCAACAGTAACCTCATTAAATGGAGTTCCATCACCATGGATGCCCAAGTTACAGCAGACCTTGCCCATTAGCGTCTCCATCAGTTGGGCAATTGTCATGCGTGATGGAATACACTGTCCGGTGATAATAGGGCGAGATGCTTGTACAACTACACCCTCCTTACGCACTGCGCGTCGAGTGATGATAAACCCGTGAGGCATTGTTACGCACCAAGTAGGACCCATATAGGTCTTTTTCTTGATATCACGGGATGTATTGAGAACAGGTTCGCTACCTCTCGGCGTATCAGTATAGGATACCTTCCAACTTACATGCCTTGCCACAATATCACGACCTTCTTTATCTGCTCCACATACTTCTCCAATCTCATGTTGAATAATGAAATGTGCCGAATATCCGGCGTGAATTGCTAGTCGCATGATTTCGTCCCTGAATCGACTAGATGACGTCCAGATAACATTACGGTCTGCCTTTTCGCATCCATCAGCGAAGCGAAGGCCCGCCAAGATTGCTCTTGTCATTTCAGATGACATATTCCATACCCAAGGTGCCAACCACTTTGCAGATTTAATATGTTCAGGCTCCGTCTCAGACGTAACCTCTGGCGCGGTATTTGATTTTTCATATTTTGCATATTTCTTACCATATTCAGCACAGAAGAAATCAAACCAGGTCTTATTAATAATAGACCAGCGATAGCGAATGGGCCGTGTCTCATTTTGACCACCAATGATATTATAAGTGTAATCTTTGCCTTCTTCAAGTTCCAAAGCAGTAAATCTCTCACGCAACCATTCGTCATCTGTGGGTTTTACTGGGGTCATTTCAACAGAATTCCCACCAAATCGTAGGGTACCATCTCCAAGCCAATAACCATACAGTTCACAAAATGCAGTTATATTAATATTACGATATTGTTCGACGAGTTCAGGTAGTTGAACTGTATTATTTTCGTTAAATCCGGCTTTCGCCTTTCCGATGAATTTTACAGCATCTGTCTGAAGAAGTTCGGATGCCTTTATTTTCTCATAATCTTTTACAATACGACGCGACGCACCACGGGGGCCCTTTTGAGTACCATCCCACGTTACGCTCTCACCGTAATATCTACCTTTTCTGGCAAACATATCGTGGTCGGTTGTTACCAAGAGAGATACACCGTTGCTTGATAGTTCGTTTTCGTCTCCACCCCAGTTACCTGCTTCTCCAGAATGAGAGAACTCAATCATATCTTGTTCCTTTGGTTCATTGAAGATGAACGCAGTGGGATTTTCATAAACAAGTGATCCGGTGTTATTATCGTATCCAGCGATACGCAGAGTTCCAGATTCATATCCTGCCTGTACCTCTTGCCAATTCATGAAACCCTTTTCAGTCAAGATTTCGTGATCTTCAGCCAAGCAATGGGGATTGATAATAATATCCGGAATGATACCATCCTTGGTCTGGGGCATGTCCCACGGCTCGAGAATCATGCCGACCGTACCCTTCTGTCCGTGTCGGCTAGAGAACTTGTCGCCAATAGTAGGAACTCGTTCAGAACGCACCCGAATCTTGACGAACGTATAGCCCTCGCCATTGCGACCCCTGTAAATCTTGTCTACGAAGCCGGTCTCATTGTTGCGCAACAGTTTGGACACATCTTTGTAGCGCTTGCCCCCCGCCGCTTCTACCGCTGCCGCTGCGGCGGCGCCAGACATTGCCTGAAGCGTTGCATGGGTAACGCCAGCCAGAGCAGCCCCATCGGGAGCCCGCAGCCGAATGGGCGCAATCTTGCCAATCAGTACATCTTCCTGTGAAACATAGGTGTTTTCGGGTACAATACCATCTTCAGCCAACTTGTCATAGTTGGCCAACTTCAGTTGCTTGGTTAGTGCAGGGTCCGGCTTACAGAAACGCTCCTCTTCACCCGAGGCCTGATTCTTTTTCTCCTCATCCTTGTACGTGCGGTAGAAGAACGACCTGAAGAGACCGCGGTCCAGAGCGGCGCGATTGAACATAATAGAATCTTCCTGATTGTACCCACCATACGTTGCGATGGCTACAATGATATTGTTACCTGAAGGCATGTCCTGGGCCCGATAGAATCGGCTCATATACGGGCTGACGAGAGGCACCGAGGGATAGCACAGCAGATTACCCATCGTATCTAGGCGCTCGCGGAAGTTCAGAGCATAGATGCCCATCGCCTGCTTACCCATCGCAGACTGATAGGTATTACGGGGACTCTGGTTGTGGTCGCAGAACGGAATGTTCGAGGCCATCGTGCCCAGAATAGAACTAGGGTGTAGTTCGCAGTGGGTATAATCAAGGCCACGCGGACCGACGAGGTCCTGGGGAAACATCGAAATATACAGAGTCTCGGACTCGCCAGGGTCAATGTACTCGATGAGCGAATGACCTGCGGGGCTCGTCCAGCGCATAATGTCGTTCCACTCCTTCTGCGTGTCCCAGGGGCGCGGAATTGACGGATTGAGTACGAGTTCGCGCATGGCCAGGGAGTTGAGAACAGGCCGTAGCAGACGCCCACCCTCCGTATTCATCCAAACCTCATTCATGCGCGGATTGAACACAATGCTAGTGTACGGATTGATACGACCTGCCCGCTTCGCGCGACGCAACGCTGCTACGACCTCGGCGCAACTGAAGGAGGTTTCGCGAATGATACCAATCCAGGCACCATTGATGAAGACGCGGCACTGGTTGTGCTTCTCGGCGTGAGTGGTCTCGGACAACTCCACCATGCCGAGTTCATCGTAAAGGATATTGACGATTGGTTCAGGACTAGAAGGAAGTGAGACCAGGGCCGTGGATGAGAGATTCTTGACAACACCTACGGAATGACCCTCTGGCGTCTCTGAAGGACAGACGAAGCCCCACTGCGTATTGTGCAACTTGCGCGGCGGAATCAGTTTGCCCGTCTTCTCGATAGGCGTACTAATCCTGCGCAAATGCGAAATTCCTGACAGATAGGTCAGGCGATTCATTACCTGACTGATACCCATCTTCGTGCCCATCTTGCCACCCGCAAAGTTGCCCGTGGCCAGCGAAGACTTCATGCCGATGTCTACGATGGTGGACTTCAGAATCTTGTAGACGTTGGTCGGATTGATAATGTCCTCGAACTTGCCGGTCGCCTTCCAGGCACCGTTGTGAATCTCCTTGGTAATCGTGGACTTCATATCCTTGATAACCTTGGTTCCAAAGTAGTAGCGGAACAGATTGCCCAGCAGATTGCCAGGAAGTTCGACCTTCTTATTCGGATAAGAATCACGGTCATCGTACGAGATGCGATTCGTGTAGACCTCGAGTACCTTCTTGACCATGGCGGCTAGGAAGCAGGCCTTCTCGTAGAGCGTGTTGTAGCCGCCTACGTGAGGCAGGAACTCTTCGGCCAAGATTTCCGTCAGAACACCGGCCTTGGGCATCTTGGTCGTCTGGAGGGTCGAACTCGTCAGGGCCTCGCGAATGCTGGAACCCGAGCCGATATGCTTACTCAAGAATTCCAGCGCCAGTTCCTGCGTCCTGATATCCTTGGAATCGTGAATACACTCCTGGAAAATCATATCGTAGGGCGTGGCAACCGAGCCCATGATGAGCTCGATGATTTCCTTGTCTGACTGAATACCCAGAGCGCGGAACATGACGAATAGAGGAATCTCGGTTTTGATGCGGGGCAGCGAAACACGAATATGTTCGGGTGCCAGCGGATTCTTGGGATTGTGCAAGACGATTACGGCAATCGACTTGGGCGCACCCTCGTTATCTAGACCGATGGACTTACACTCGATCTTTTCGGCCTCCTTGTTCCTGTTCTTGGAATTACGGAATACGAACATCCGATTTTCGGCCATTCGCTCCTGGCTAATAATGATACGCTCACCACCCTGGATAATGAAATATCCACCAGGGTCAGTGGAGCACTCACCGAGGTCGCGGGGCGTCTTTTCAGGAGTCTCGCACAACATACAGAACTTGGAACCGACCATGACGGGAATCTTGCCGACGTGGATACGCTGAAGAGCGCGCGTTCTGGTCTCCTTTACGCCTGTGGCCGGATCGAAGAGAGTCGTCGAGATGTGAAGGTCGACGTAGACTGGCGCAGCATAGGTGATATTACGAAGACGAGCGTCATTCGGGTACATCGGCGTCACCGCACCATTGTTCTCGAAGATGGTCGGCTTTCGGATGTTGACGTTGCGAAACTCGATATTGACCTCTACTTCGCGAGGAGGTGCTACAGGCCCGACGGGTGCGACGACTTCCTCCTGCTCTACGGATACGCGAATCGCCGTGCCTGCTGTACCGGCGGCGGCACGTGTAGTACCCGTAAGAGTTAGGTCCGGTGAACCTAGAATCTTAACCGGACAGGACCGAAGAATGGTCTCTGAAATCTCCTTCTCCATAAACTGGTTAAAGGAGGCTATCTGATGATAGATAATTTGGCGCCCATTATGCTGATTGAAATAGGTTTCAAGTAAGCGATGATACATTTCTTTGAACGATTACGCTCCATACTCTAGGTACATCAACTTTAGGTTCATTTCGTGCGAAAAGACCCCCGACTCTTTTCTAAACAGACTATAGGCAATGAGCGACACAAAAATAGTCAAAATGACCGTCCCGGTCGAGGCGCCAAAGCGCCGCAGGCGAACGCAACGGCTCGATAAAAAGGTTGCGACACCGACCATCCCTGTGGCGCAGGCGGCTGGTGCTTTAGCACCAACAGCAGGGCCTGTTCCTGTCCCATCCTTATCAACTACAACGGTTGCCGGTGGTGCTAAAAAGAAGGTAGCTCTGAAGATTCCCCTACCGTATGCGAATTCACCAAATACGCCTGCACCCGTTTCAGTAAAACCAAAGAGAACAACACCAACTCAGAAAGAAACAAAAGTTCAAATTCAGCCAACGAAACGCAAGAATTTTACGATGAAGCGAAAGTTCGTGGCCAAGAAAATTATGGTCGGTGTTGATAATTCTAACAAATTAAGAAAGACACGTGATGCAATTACGAGTCGTGTCGATGCAATGAAATTACCTGAAATTACGGCTGCGTTGCGAGCCAAGGGTCTTATCCGCGAACATGCGAATCCGCCCGAAGCGATGCAACGGTCCATGATGAAGGATATATTGAACTTTCCAACCCCACTATAAATTCGTGATTTTCTGTTTTTCGCGTTTCGAGCGTGACATGAAAAAATATAAATAGGAGGTAATGGGTTCTTACTTTTCAACCATTCGTTCTACTGCCGCAAAATCTGTAGATGAAGTTGGACTTTCACAACAATTACAAATCCGCGAGGAGTATATTGACGACGGTAAAATGGTCGACGTAGATATCTACGAAGGCCCATATTTTGTTGGAACACGAGCACAGAAAGCATCGCATGTAGGGGTTGAAATGCGTTTATCAGTATTTGCTAAAAAATATAATTAATAATAGAACAAAATGGGTTCTTGTTTTAGTTCAACTGCCGACGAACGTCCGGCTGTTCACCCGCAATCTTACGTAGGTGCAACCAAGACGGTTTCCTACGAACAGCAACAGTATGCTCAACAGCAACAGTATGCGCAGCAACAGTATGCGCAGCAGCAACAGTATGCGCAGCAGCAACAGTATGCGCAGCAGCAGACCCAATACGTTTATGCACAACAGCAGCAACCCCAATATGTATATGCGCAGCAACAGCAGCCACAATACGTGTATGCACAGCAACAGCCACACTACGTACAAACTCAACCCCAATACTACGCCCAGCCACAGCAGATGAGTACTGGTACGGCCATTGTAGGTGGTATGGTTGCCGGTGCCGTTTTACAGGAGGTTCTTTTCGACTAAATCTAGTTTAAGAAAAATTCAAAATATAATTATAGGATAGAATGGAATCGTCCCTTCATTATACAAATATAGTTTATTTAACATCGCATCATATTTTAGCATTGTATGCTCTTTATTATCTTCCATCCATATTTTCTTATCGATTAATGCTTGAATTGATTCTTTCAGTACAAATGATTGGTATGTTAGGAATTACTGCAGGGGCTCATCGTCTTTGGTCGCATAAGTCGTATGAGGCTGCTTGGCCTGTACGTCTAGTCTTCATGCTGGCAAATTCGGCGGCACATCAAGGGTCTATTTATCAATGGACAAGAGACCACAGAATGCATCATAAATATACTGATACCGAAATGGACCCTCATTCTATACAATATGGGTTTTGGTATTCTCATATGGGCTGGCTCTTCTACAGAAAAAGCCAGAAACTTCGCGAGGCTTCGCGAACAATTATTATGAATGATATAGAAAATGATTCAATTGTTATGTTTCAACACAGAAACAACTTTATATTGTCTCATCTCTTCTGTTTTATTCTTCCAACACTCTACGGAAAGTATATGTGGAATTCGTACTGGATAGGATATTTTTATTTTGGAGTTGTACGGTGGGTTGTTCTTCTCCATTCAACTTGGTGTGTGAATAGTGTCGCTCATATGTGGGGAACAACACCGTATAATCCTAGAATATCTTCGAGACAAAATATGGTAACCAGTTTAGTTGCTGCAGGTGAAGGGTGGCATAATTATCATCATACGTATCCTTATGATTATAGAGCAAGTGAATTTAATTGGAATAATGAATGGAATCCAACAACATTATTATTGGACGGGCTATCTTCAGTTGGTCTGGTGTGGAATAAAAAAGTGGGCCATCCCGCAAAATGAGTATGTTTTTGATTTAAAGGTTCCGTATTACATTTTACATAATATGGAATTCCTTGAAAATGAGACTGTAATTTTACGGGCAAATCTAGTTAAACAAAACTGGATGTGTTTTCGTTGTTGCACTTGTTCATGGTCAGTTGCTCATATCAGTTTCATTTGGGGACCTATCTATGGTCTTTTTGGAGGTATGTGTAGAAAAGAAGAGGCAGATTCATTTGAGCTTATTTTGACAGACCAAAATATTCACTGGAAACAAAAACTATATATATGTGGCCTTTGCTGTCAATCTACGAAAACTAAAGTAATTCCACTTGATAAAATACAGGATATAGAGCTTGTTTCTGATTGGTGCGGTGATAAATGCGGATATGTAAATAAGGCAGGTGACATCTATCAAGTTCATTTTCAAACGGCTGGACAGGGAACTGAAAAGGCGGAACTCAGTGTCTTTTGTATTGAAAACCCTCGTGAGTTTAAGAAGAGTGTTCTTGATGCGAAAGCAAGAGTAAGGACCGATACAACAATTGCTGGACAAAGCAAGACAATTCAAGTCAGTCAACAAGTATCTGATGTACCATCGTATCAAAATCAAGAACGGTTAGTACGTGTATTGGAACTCTTGGAAAGGCAGCTTTCACAGAAAGCGCCAGTTTGAAATGTTCGTTGGTCTACAAACTAAATCAATTTTTCGGCAAAGAATTTAAACAGCCGGCGCTTTATTATAGGTAAGAATGAGCGCCCAAAATGAAAGCATGTATACTCAATACTTGGCTTGGTATCAACGCTACCTGGCCAAATATGGACCCCAGACCGCCGTCTTAATGCAGGTCGGTAAGTTTTTTGAAATTTATGACCGCCTGAATTTAACCACAAATTCAACGAATACAAATATTCGTGAATTAGCGGACCTCTGCTCCCTCAATTTATCCGAGTCGCGTGAATCTGACACGATTGTAAAACTTTTTGGTGGATTTCCAGAACCGTCTCTGCCCAAGTTTGAGCGTCAATTACTTGATGCTGGCTACACCGTTGTCATTGTTGTTCAGAAGAAAAACGAGAAAGGGGATGTGGAGGAGCGCTCTGTCGAACGAATTAGCAGTCCAGGAATTTATGAAAATCGGTATTCAGGTTTGAGCCGACTCGAGACCAAGGATTCCTTCTTAATTGGCCTCTTGATGGAACCCAATGATAACAAAAGCCTCTGTGTAGGGTTAACGGCCGTAGATATTCAGACTGGCATGACCTGGTCTACGGAAACGATTATTCCATTTCTCCAAGGAACTCCAAATATTGACACAGTTGAGCCCTTCTTGTTAAGGTACCCACCGGCCGAAATTGTCTGCTGGTCTGCCACTGCCTCGGAATCAGAAATTCGTGGGTGGTTTCGTCTTGGCTCTAGCCCCCTGATTCATATGCAGCGCGAACAAATTGGGCTACCAACGCCAACCTTTATGCGCGAAGCCTTTACAATGAAGGCAAATTTACAGCCACACATTGTTCTCGGTCTTGAAAAGCATCCCCAGGCGTATAAATCCATGGGGGCCACTCTCAAATTTATTGAAGACCATATCCCCTCTCTTCTCAAAAAGTTGCGCAATACGGCGGTCTGGGTTTCTGAAGATCGTGTTCGTTTGGGGAATGCTGCGCTGGAGCAATTGAATATTGTTAGCAATTCGACCGAGTGTCTACTTTTCTGGCTAGACAAGACCTTTACCAGTGTGGGTCGGCGCGCTCTCCGCGAACGGATTTTGAGCCCAATTTCAAATGTGGCTGAACTGGAAACACGATTTCGCAGAATCGTGAATTTGGGAAATCACGATTTTGAGATTGAGAAGAGCCTCCGTACGGTCTATGACTTGTCGCGGCTCCATCGTAAAGTACATCTCAATACGCTTTCTCTACAAGATGTTCGTCATCTTCTTCTAACCTACAGAGCAATTCATACTCTTTTACAGAAGTTTGAAGGAACTCCAAATTCAATCTTCTACGCAAAGGAGGTAAAGTCTTGGCTGGTCCAAATTGAAAACTCTTGGGATATCCAAAGAATTTCTACGTCTGAATTGGAATTGGAGCGTACCCATCCTTGGCCTCTAGGGCTCTATCCTGACTTGGATGAGATTGAGGCCTCATGGAATGCTGTCATTAAGGAGGCCAACGAATTCGCAGCGGTAAATTCGGACCCTGGTGCTCCAATTAATTTAATTCCTGGAGAATTTGTTCCGTTTGAATTTACTCTGACCCGCAAACGGTTTGAGAAATTCAGCCGTCGCCATGAGTTCCAGTTCAACGCTGCTTCATCCAAGTCATCTACCGGTACAATTGAATCTACAAAGAGCAAGGCCTTGGTCTCAAAGGCGGTCGCAATTCGTCGCGCTTGGAATTCACGACAAGATGAAATTTGGCTCCAGGCGCAGCAAAACTGGTCGACCAGTTGCGATATTTATGTGGGCTCTAAACCTATCGCCGACGCAATTACTGAATGGATAGCGAATTTGGACGTTGAATTCGCCCTGGCCCGAATTTCGCGCGAATTCAACTTCGTGATTCCAAAATTCGTCAATTCCATCAATTCATCGGTCCAGATCCAGGGTCTGCGGCATCCTATCATAGAGCGCATACATACCGGCAGCCCTTACGTTAAACACGACATAAGTCTAGGCTTGGAGGCACAGGCCGTCGGTTCAGCGGAAACTGGTCTATTGCTCTACGGAACGAACGCTTCAGGCAAGAGTTCCCTTATGAAAGCCCTTGGACTCGCAGTTCTCTGTGCTCAAACAGGAATTCCGGTGGCGGCGAATTCTATTGAAATTTGTCCCTACACCAGCATTTTTACTCGAATTCTCGGCAACGATAATCTCTGGTTGTCCTTGAGTTCCTTTGCGGTTGAGATGACTGAATTTCGTTCAATTCTTAAATACGCGGATAACAAATCTCTTATTCTGGGCGATGAACTCTGTTCAGGGACGGAGACACAGTCAGCAACCGCAATTGTCAGCGCAGGTATTCAAATTCTGGCCAAGCGCCAAGCCCAATTTCTTTTTGCAACACATTTACATGAAATTTCACAATTGGAGGAGATTCGGAGTCTGAAGGGCATCAAGTTCGCCCATCTTGGTATCGAATATAATCCAGCCACGAAACAAATTGTATACAAGCGTACGTTGGAACCAGGTGCTGGCTCCTCACTCTACGGCCTTGAAGTTTGTTACGGTCTTGATATGGATGCTGAATTCTTGGCTCTGGCCACGAAGGCCCGTTCCGCCAAATCCCGTTACAATTCGGCTGTAGAAGTCCGTAACTGTGAAGTCTGTAAATCGACCAAAGACCTAGAGACGCATCACATACAGCATCAGGCAACTGCCGTCAACGGATTTGTCAATCCAGGGACGGCCACGAACAGAGCCTCGAATTTAACTGTTTTGTGCGGACTCTGTCACGATAAACATCATCGTGGAGACATCGTTGTCCATGGCTGGAGAGATACCTCTACAGGCCGCGAATTAGAGTGGTCAGAGCGCCCGCCTAGCCCTATCCTCACAGGATGCGCAGAGAAAGAGGACCGATTTGACCTGATTAAAGATCGTCTTCGCATCCTGCTTTCCAAGAAAACGAAGGAGAAAGACATTGTAACTATATTTGAATGCGAAGGTTATCCGTGCACAGTGGGAGAACTACGTGGTTGGAAGAAGCGTCTATAAATTTGGACAATGGTAAAAATAGAGTCATTAAATGGTTCTATTTTTAGATACACGTACGTTTATGACGACGCACTATCGCCCTTATCGCCCTTATCACCCTTATCACCCTTATCGCCCTTGGCACCCGTATCGCCCTTGGCACCCGTATCGCCCTTGGGGCCAGGCACAGCAGCCGTCGCAGCAGCAGAGCGGAGTTGTAGTACCTCGCGCTCCAGCGCAATAATGCGCTTATCGAGAGCCGTAGAAAGACCGATAACACGATTTATTTCAGCACGCAGAGGGTTACCCTGTGAGTTGGTACCGCGAGCATACAATACAGAGGACATCTTCTGAGCCATCCGGACAAAGTCCTTCAAGGTTTTGAACGCGCAACCCCCGGTAAAAATGCTTAAACTTGAAGGTCAATGGAACAAGTAAAGAGATTTAACAGAGATGATTATTCCAGTCCGTTGTGTATCATGCGGAAAACTGATTTCCGACAAATGGACCTATTACAAGCGCCGCCTCCAGGAACTCAAAGGCGATGGATTTGGTAAGCGCACCTATTTTAACGGCGGAGAAGTTCCCGATACTGCCGAGCGCAAAATCTTTGAAGAACTTCATCTAACCCGCTATTGCTGCCGAAAGGTCCTGCTAACTCACGTAGATCTCATTGAGAAAATCTAGAGAAAACGCAGAGAGACATGAACCTGCTGTTCCCCAGTTTAGTCGTTGTGCTTGTCACCACAGCCCTGGCCTTTTTTGTCGCATCAGCCATTGCCCCGCTTATACTACTTATCACGTCATCGCTGGTACTAATCTATGCATACACGCTGCACCGCTCGCAATTCGATAATGAGTACAAGAGTTCGACCTGGCAGAACAATCTCCGGCCTGTCGCGCCACTCGTCCTCGTTGGCGTAGTCATTGCGTTAGCCGCGGGCTATCACTTTATGACGTCTACTGGACCGGTTGCTGGTGGTCGTCGTCGTTAAATTTCACAAATGATATTTATATAAAAGTAGACTTTTATACAAATGTTTTATGACCTATCAGTAGAAGATGGCACCGAGAAATACCACGCGCAAGAATAAGCCGCGCAAGAATATCAATCGTTCGTCGCGCAAAACAGTAAGTTCTAAGCCTGGGTCCAGCACGCGCTCAACGCTGTCTATCAACGACATCCGCGACCGTTTCAAGGATATGGATGCGAGCGTTCGTACGTTTCTCCACAAGAACAATCTGAACAATCCCAGTGAACTCGGTAAACATGTGTCCCGGCAGTGGACGAAACTCTTCAATAAACACCTTTCCGGCAAGGCCGCTTCGTCGTTGACAAACCACTACATGAATATGTATAGCAAGAAGAGCACGAAGTCACGCACGAAAAGAGTTCGCGGTGGCTCCATGGGCGCCCCTCTCGACTACGTAATGCGCCCTGGTCTGCCCGCGGTTGCCACATATGCGACGTTCCCCACGGAGGTCGGCGCCGACCCGAAGTCCGTCCAGGACCTTGATGTCTACTACAACAGCGGTATGAGCCGTAGTTGCGGGTATGAGAACACGACCGCGCATGTGCCGCCATCAATGGGCTCCAACAAGGTTGGCGGTGGTCGTCGTACTCGTCGCACCCGCGGCGGTGACTTCATGGCTGCGTTGAGCGCCCGTCAATTCATTGCCTCAAATCCCTCAACTGCGTTACAGCAGATGGGCGAGTCTTGGCAGGGCCGTGCTCCCAGCCCATATGACGCCCGCGATCCGTCTGTCTCCGCCTATACGCTCGTTTCCGACGGTAAGTTGCCCATCAATCCTTCTGGAATCAGCCTAATCGACAAGGATATTACGAAGTTGGCGAACCCTTCTCCTTACCCCGCCGTTAAGTAGATTTAGTACTAGTATTTCAATCTAGGATAGTTGAACTATCGTAGATTGTCCCCGGTCAGGATGTAAGAATGTTTTTCCACTACTGTGTAGCAGATGGCATCGACTTCGGACCTACCATTTAGAACCTTAAATGCCTATTATGAGCAGACGCCGCTGTTCTTGACTCGTCATCATATTGATTCGTACGAGCATTTTGTCTTTAATGAGATGCCTCAACTGATTTATTCTATGAACCCGATTACGATTTTCAAGGACCCTATCGCGCCCGAGCAAGGCATCTACAGATACAAGACAGAAATCTATCTTGGAGGAAAAGTTGAAAAAGCGGCCGACTTGCGCTTGGAAATTGGTAGTCCGATTGTGACACTGGACGGCGGCAAGACAGTTCGCCGCATGTTTCCCAATGAGGCGCGTCTGCGTGGTCTAACCTACGCCTCCCAGATTCGCATGGATATAGACATTATTGTGACAAGAACTGAAAAAAAGGGAGATTCATTTGATTCGGTCCAGCGCGTGATGCCGTTTAAGAATTTCCCCCTACTACGTTTGCCCATTCTGTTGCGCTCTAAATTATGCTCTCTTGGTGAAAAGTCGAGCGACGATTCGTTGATACAGAAGGGCGAGTCGACACTGGAGCACGGTGGATATTTCATTATCGACGGTGCCGAAAAGTTACTAATTACACGCCAGGAGCAGGCTTTCAACTCTCTGTACGTTGCCCGCAAAGCCCCTACGGACCTGGACACAGTTGTCTATGCCTCCGTAGTGTCCCAGCATCCAGAAACGAAGTTGAATCGGCGCTGCTCGGTCTATCTAATGCGTGATAGCAATATCTTGCGTGTCTCCGTACCATCGCTACGCGGTATGGTGCCTGTTTTTGTGGTTTTCCGCGCCCTCGGTATAGAATCCGATAGCGATATTGTACGGTTGATATTTCCTGACAAGGATTCGCCCTTTACAAAGTTGTACGAAGACATGCTGATACCCAGCATCCAGGACGCGTGGCCCATCACAACGCAGGCGATGGCCATTCATTTTATGAGCACAGTCACGCACCAGGGCTCTGTCGCGTCTGTATTGGATATTCTGCGTAATAATCTGTTTAGCCACGTGCCGAATAAGCCGAAGGCCCGCGCCTATTACTTGGCTGAAATGGTACAAAAAATCATTAAGGCACACGTGAAACTTATTGCGAACACGGACCGCGATGATATCCGTAACCAGCGTCTCCTCACAACGGGTACTCTGTTACGTGACTTGTTTGCGGCCGTTTGGAAGGATTGGACGAAGGCTGTCAGTCTAGCCGTCGACGTACAGTACAACTACAACAAGACGCTGTACGAAGGCGATAAATTTTTAGACTTATTTGCGCCTGGTAATATCAATTCCATTTTCCAAGTCGAATCGCTCAATACGGGTCTAATGAAGGGTTTCCGTGGTCGCTGGGGTACAAATCCCAAGAACACAAAAACGGGAGTTTTACAGCCTGTTGCGCGCATTTCATATCTGGATGCGATGTCTCATTGCCGTCGTATCTTATTAGACTTCGATACGAGTTTGAAGCAGAAGGGCCCGCGTCATTTGCATACCAGCCAAATCGGTTATTTCTGTACGAACGAGACACCGACTGGTGCACACATTGGTGTTACCAAGAATTACAGCATGTTAACCTACGTCAGCATCGCCGCACCAGTTACACCCCTGATGGACTGGTTAGAGAGACGTGGTTCGATGGTCTCCATCGCAAATTCTAGTCATCTTTTACGTGCGAACGGAACGCTGGTCAAGATTAACGGTGGCGGAGTTGGATTTGTCGAAGAGCCGAGTCAACTCGTCCGTGTTCTCAAGTTACTAAAGTGGACTGCCTGTCTTGCCCCACTTGCATCTGTATCTCTAAATACAATGGAGCGTGAAATCCGCATTTATCTGGACGAGGGTCGGCCGGTAAGACCGCTTTTTCATTTGGAGCGGGGCGGCCAACTAACGCCCATCGTCAAAGACATGATCCAAAAACCTGACGTCAAGCCCGTTTGGCGCAACCTTGTTTTAGGCACGTTACCCGCAACAAAAGACCGAAGAATAAGCGATGTGGAGTTTATCGACCCGCTAGCGAACAACGAGGCAGCGACGTTAGACCAATATGAGGAAATGCTACAGCCCTTCATTGGTGGCATTGAATACGTGGACCCGTACGAATCTAACGAGGCCTACATCTCGTGGTGGGGAGCATCTGACTTGGGTGCACAGCACACGCACATTGAAATTCACCCCAGCACAATGATGGGCTTAATGGTTTCGATGATTCCGTTTGCGAATCACAACCAGAGCCCGCGTAACCAGTTGAGTTGCTCACAGTCCAAACAGAGTATGGGCTATTATGCTACAAATTATCTACAGCGCTACGATACATACGGTTCTCAACTCTGTTATGGAGAGGCACCCTTGGTCAGAACACTGACCTACGACAACGTTGGCCGCGGCCAGGTTCCCTACGGTTTCAACTGTATTGTTGCGATGGCGTCCACCGACGGTTATAACCAGGATGACGGTATTTTGTTCAACAAGTCTGCCATTGAGCGTGGTCTCTTCAGGTCGTTGGCTCTGCGCTCCTACGAGGCGCTAGAAGAGATAGACCCTATTTCCAAGGTTATTTATAAGGTCGACAACCCTAAACTCGTTCCTGCCTGGACTGACTTGAGACCAGGTTACGATTATAGCAAGTTAGACGAGAACGGAATTATTAGAGAGGGTGAGGCCATCGACGATACCACTATTTTAGTAGCACGCTACCTAGAAAGCCCTGAAACTCACACAATAAAAGATGCGTCTGTTATGCCCACTGTTTTTACCAAGGGACGCGTTGAATCTGTCGTTATCCTCAATCAGGCCAACGGAATGCGTCTCATTCGTGTTCGCATTTTACAGGAGCGTATTCCTGAACTCGGCGACAAGTTTGGTTCTCGTCACGGACAGAAGGGTACTATGGGTATGGTTATACCGGCGGAGAACATGCCCCATACCGCCGAGGGTATCATTCCTGACGTGATTGTTAACCCGCACGGTCTAACCAGTCGTATGACGGTCGCACAACTTTTAGAAGTTCTATTCGGTCGTCTTGGTGCAGAGGCAGCGGCAAAATGTAATGGTACAAGTTTCTTCAATCGCGAAGATATTGTGAAGACAGTGGGTGATTCGCTACAAAGTTTAGGTCTCCATCCGCACACCGAGAACTTGATGTACAGCGGTTTAACAGGTCGCCAACTCTCGTGCTCAATCTTTATGGGTCCGCTCTATTTTATGAGAATGAAGCACTTGACAAGTGACAAAATTAACGCACGCGGTGAGGGTCGCCGTGAGATGCGCACTCACCAGCCGACGGGTGGGCGCGGAAATGAAGGTGGTATGCGTATCGGTGAAATGGAAAGCCACGCGATTTTGGCTCACGGAACATCACTTTTCATGCAGGAATCGATGATGAAGCGCGCCGATGCAACCAACTTCTGGATTTGCAATGGCTGCGGTACGATACCGATTTACAACGAAAAAGAGAAGTTGTTTATTTGCCCGATGTGCGACGGACCTGTCGAGTTCAGCGGTTCAACTGAAGAGACGTTGGCCCTGATACCACCCCTCAAACGCAGTCGCGTAACCTTTTCAAAGGTAGAAATGCCGTATGCTCTCAAGTTATTAGACCAGGAACTTGGCTCCTACATGAACACCGGCTTCCGCTTTGTCACAGAGCGCACTGTTGGCGCTTTACGTGATTCGATGTTGAAGTGGTCGACCAGCGGAGGCAGTCGAGACATCAGCGGTTCAGAGTTAACAGAAGATGATTTTATTGATATTAGCGGAGTAAGCATTAGCGGAGTAAGCATTAGCGAAGCAAACCTTATGGGCGGTGGCACCCCACCACCTCCTCCGGTCGAAGTACAACAGGCTGAAGCCCTTTTGGCCCCCATTCCAGCGTCACAGATGACATCTCTGTTATCCGATGTTCAGCCCGTCGAAGTCTACGGATTTCCCAAAGAAGAGCCAGCACCTGTTACAGACAAGGCTGTCGCGGACTCGTTGACAGGTGCGCAAGCAGGTGGCGGTCACCAGGTCTATGCACCAGCGATGTCAGAAGAGCCCTATGTTGTACCCAATCCATTTGTACAGCCGCCACTAACAGAGACTGAAGTTGCCAAGAGCCCAGAGCCGATGTTAGCACAGCCAGCCGTGTTAGCAGCCGGCCCAGCGCAGACACAGGATGCCGCAATCGAAGTACCAAAGATTGGCGGAGCCGCCCCTGTTAACTACGTTGACCCAGTTCCGGTCAAGCATAACTTAGAGGAGGAATGGCCAGCACCAGTGGCACAAATTGGAGGCACGAAGTCTATTCTTAAAAAGACTGTAGAATTCGAGATACCTCCTCATCAAGGTGGAGCGCCTATATCGGAAATAGTTCCTGGAACCAATATCAAACCAGCAACATTTTATGCTCCACCAATGGAGAAAGAGCCCTTCGTGATACCAAATCCATTTGTATCACCACCAGTGACAGGCCCAGGTCCGGCACCGGCAACACCTGGGCCACCGGCTCCCGCACCTGCTACTACAACAGCACCAGTATCAAATGATGCGTTAAACCAAATGGTACAGCAGGGAGGAAAGGCAACAAACGTCTTTGAAAATGCCGAAATCCGCGTAATTAAGTTGGCGTAAGCCTAGTGTTCAACAGGTCGCTCCACAATAGTCATATCATCACGATATAGAAAATTACCACGACGCCAAACCTCTTTGTCGTGTGGCGGCGTCATCCATTTATCTGGCACCAAAACCGTACATGGCGCCCGTTCGGATAGATATGAGCCCCACCAGTAAAACGAAGAATTTGACAAAATATATTTTTTAAACAATGTCATTGCAGCAAGTTGCTCAAGGTCATTTTTTGCACTAATATCAAAAAAATAGAATTGTGGGCCCGTAAATTGTAGTTTACACCATTCGATGTCATCAGACGCAATATAATATCGTGTTGCCGGCATCTTATTCATCGCTTTCATATAATAAATCGGCCCGCAAGGCTGATGTATATACGAATTTTGAAGATAGTCGCCACGGCGCACACCGATAAAAACATACTCGTGGTCCTCAAACAATTCAGGAAAATCAGTCTCTAGAGTGGTATTTTCTTGAAGCCAGGAAGCCCATCCCTTTTCAGGTGAAAATAAAGCACGTAATTCCCTTCTATACTTGTCAAAATTCTTATGACTTTGAAAGTAGCCGTTCAGGCAAATGGACGTAGAGCCAGAGAGGTCCCGCGCAAGCGGATAATAATCGAATTGTTTGGCATTATAACGTTTAAATCCTTCAATCGAATCACAGATATGTATTTTCTTATAGATGGTATCTTTGTAACACGGTAGATTATTACCCTGTCCACCGATGGGTATAAAATTCGTATAACAGAGAACATAATCACAACTGATATCCTTGGCCAGAGCCCATCCTGTCGCAATTTCAAATAATTGATTGCCTAGTCCACCGACTAGTAAGTTTGTTATCGTCATTCTGTCTTTCACACTGTCGTTTATTTAGGTTATTTTTCCACTTAAAATTGAGAAGATAGACCTAAAATAGAAGTAGAGCAAATGGAGACAGAAGAACTCTTTGACCTTGTCGCACGCACGAGACCCGTTATACTTGAAATTCTTGATGCACAGGGTTATGACACTAAACCGTATGCAAATCAATCACCCGCCGACGTAATTCAGTTGGCAATGGGTGGCCCGAATCCCCTGCGTATTCGTGTTCTCGAGCGCGAAGGCGCACCGATGCCTCGTGCACAGGTATTTTACTGGATCTTTGAAAAGGTCAAGATGTCACTTGAGCGGCGTATAGAAGAACTGTGGGACCTCGAGACATTTGGTGAGGGCGCAGCCGACGTAAAAACTGACGAGGCTATTGTTATCCTGAACGAACCGGTACACGACGCATTTCATGCTATGGCAATTCGTCAGTGGCAGGTAAATAAGCGCCGTATGGTCTTCTTTACGATTAAGCAACTAATTTCAAACCCCGCCCGTCATATTCTACAGCCTAAATTTCGCAAAGTCCCGGCCTCCGAACTAGAGAGCCTGGCGCATCTTCGTCTGCGAACGAAAAAGAACCTACCGCTTATCAAGTTTCACGTAGATATTATGACTCGTATTCTCGGACTAGTACCCGATGATATCGTAGAAATTATTCGCGCATCACAAACCGCTGGAGATTACGAAATGTATAGGATTTGCGCTATATAATTTGAATAAGATAGGGATACCATGGACCAGGTACGAAGAATGGTCGACGGAGGACAACTTCTCAACTACGATGCCTGCGTGAGCAGTCCGAGAGTATGGGCTCTCGCAGCTGAACGGAAAAAGCCCGGCGATGATGCCGGTATGAGTCAAACTCGCGGAGAACTCTGTGGATCTTTTTATAAGAATCCGACCTGGCGTGGCGGAATAAGCGCGGCTATCGACGACCGTAAATCAGTAGAGGCCAATGATTGGACTACTGAAAAGAGAAAACAATATGTCCAAATACGCGATGATATGAAGGCGAACTTTGCAAACAATATGAATGTTCTAAAATCACAAGCAGCACCCGCAGCCCTCGAATTTCCAGGTGCCGCGAAACAGGTTGAGGATGCACGCGGTATGGTAGAGTCTATAACAGGCCGGTTGGCTGCCGAAACAGACCAATTAAATGCCTATGTTACTGTTCTACAGGGTAAACAGGGACAGGAACTCGTCGATGAGGTTTCACAAACGGAATTTAAGTTACGCAATCTTGAAAAAGAGAACGCGAACTACAAGAAAACCGCCGAACTTCGCTCGGAGCAGACCACAGATCTCTATAATAAATACGAAGGCAATTATCACTCTTCGAGTTTTGGATACATGCCATTACATCCAGCGAGCCGCTCTGCACTACTTACAGTAGCATTTTTCTTCGGTTTTATCGCCCTCATATTACTGGGAATCAAGTTAGCCGCGTATATGACAACTGGTGCAACGGGTAGTTCGTATACGCCCGTAAGAAACGCGATACCACGCCCTACAGCGCCAAATTATTCTCGATTTTAAAACCACACATACTACTTCTTTTGCGAAATCAAAGATATCGTAAAAGAACACGCGTATATCAGAGAAGGACCAATGAGTGGTAACTATTTTGTTAAGAATGTCCCCGGTCTTGCGAACCCCGACTTGTGCCCTGCAGTAAGCACAAACTTCGATACAAAGGCCCTCACGGCAAACTTTGAGGGAGGTATTGCCACTACAAACTTAACACCTGACCCCGACACAAACCGTATCCCGGTTTCGCAATTACAAACGTACGTCGCTTCCCTTGAGCAGCAGGGTATAGTCCCTGTCCACGTTCCGAAGCCGGATTCCCGGACAAAGTCGATGGAGACGGACATGGACAAGTTAGTGGACTCCGATTCCGCTTTCTTCGTTAAGGTTCGCGACGAGTATTGCTTCTATGAGGCGCGTTATACGTTCGCGCTTAAGCGTTTCTTGCAGCTCGCCACAACGCTGGACAACTCCAACAATGATTCCGCCCGGCAAATGTTGAACATCAGCACACAGTTGAATCAGAAGTTGAACAACCTCCTCGAGGTAATGGCCTACATTACGGAGAGCCGTGTCTCTAAAATCAACTCCAACAAGGACAGCATCAATGAGAGCAACCGTAAAATCAACCAGCGTTTGGGTGAACTCAAGAACCAGTATGGGCTCTTGTCCCGCGATAACGCAAAGATTGAGACACAGAAGGAACTCATACGCTACACAAAGGAGAAGAACGATTACATGATTAATCAGATGACGCTCTTCACTTCAATGAACGTCTTGGCTATTGCCGCCATTTACGCTATCTACAAATCAGCACCCGGCACTTAAATACTGTAAATTCTCTTATTTATCATTGTATTTCTTACTACAATGATAAATCCTCCCGGACCAAAATAACGAACTAACAATAGAGCAAGGGTAAATGGCTAATACCGAAACAAACAACCAGTGGATCCCTCTGGTGAAAAGAGATCAGGAGCTCGAGAAGATTCGTTTTAGCTACGATTTGAGAAAGAACCCCGATGATTTCAATCGTTACGTGTCCGAGCGCGTAGAGCGCATCAGCAAGGAGACGTTAGACAAGAAGCGTGCGGCCTTCCAGAAGGCTCACACTGATATGGGTCGTTACTATGATATGGATCACAACGCGAACTTTTACAAGTTGCGTAACACGGACGTACTAAACCTCCAGGACCAGATGTTGGAGCGGTCCCGGGCTGCGTTTCAGGGTGTCCAGTACGACAAGGACTTAACTCGTCGTCAGGCTGAAATCAACGAATGGTACTTCAATGACAAACTCGAGACACTGTTTTTCTTGCAGATGTTTTTTGTCGTATTGCTGTCGATGTCAATCATCATGTACTTACAGAAGAATGGTTACACGACAACACAGTTTGCCGCCTATCTAACTATCATACTGCTTTGCGTCGTTGTTGGCACAGGCGTTTATAGAAGCCGCTTTACAAAGGAGTACCGCGACAACCGTTTCTGGAACAAGCGCAACTTCCGCGAGAAGGCGGTGGCCAAGACCAGCCTCGAGGCCGATTTGTGCGCACCCCCTGGCGACAATTCCTTTATCCCCAAGGGAATCAGCGATTGCGCGAGCAAAGCCAAGAACGATGCTCTTCTCGCTGCGAACTCATCGCTGGCCTATGCAGCAGATTCCGGCAAGCCGTATGGCCAGATTGCGTTGGGCACAGCCGAGGTCATTGGTGCGGGTCTGGGTGTTGCGGGCGCGGGTCTCGGTGTAGCGGCTATCGCCCCAGTGGTTGGCGCTGGTCTGCTCTTGGGCCAGGGTCTATCCGACACACGGACAGTGGCGAACAGAGGTGGTGCGGCCGCCAACAGAGCCGAGGCCCAGTTAGAGGCAGATACGTTGGCCTACCTCACTGGTGACGGCAGAGCCAAGGCGGATCCGAACGCGAAGACGACGTGCCCCTTTTAGACCGGTGGGCATTTTAAACGGGCAGTTAGACATAATTAATTTCTAAACTATGAATATAAAAATGGAGCAACACTGGATGATGGTATTACACTCAGTAGTAATTGGAATTATAATATGCG